TTGTTTCGTTTACTTGTAATTCTTTTGCACCATTTGCTAAATGAAACTTACGTGCCATATCTGTGAGAGGACTTAGTGTTACTAGTCTATTTAAGTTATTTGATTTCTTAACCATTTTGTAAACTTCGTTAACAATCTTACGCCCACCACCACGTTTTACTGCCCAAACAGTATATGCAATAGCAATACTACCCTGTTGTCCTGCTTTGTGTACTGATGATAGTCTTGCAGATTTACTCATTACATCCATTTCTTCAACGGTAGTAGGCACATCATCGGTAAATGCAAAACACATAATAGCACAAATGTCACCTTCTGGATCTCTAAGTCCGTAAATCTTTCTACCTTCACTAGTTCTAAATGCTACATCTAGTTCGGGTCTTACAGGATCTTTTGTACAATCAATATGATCTAATTCTTCTAATTTATACTTAGATGTCTTAAATAATTTAAGTTCCCCAGGCATTGCCAAAGAGCGAGATATGTAATCGTGGAGTGAACCTCCAACCTCTTTCCATGCAAAGGTTCGCAACTTCTTGGACATTGAGGTTGTATTCTTCTGATCTACCACCCAACGGCATAAGATACACAGGACATTCCAAACCTGCACTACGATATTCACTAACAGCTCTGCCAGCTTCATCAATATCGGTCCTGTCAGCGACAACAAACTTGAGGTAAATGTCACTACCGTCCACACTAGCATAATCACAAGCCACTTCAGGCTTAATAGCAGTCTCCCAAGGTTCTCCACTAACTGAAAGTTTTGGGGAACAACTCCAAGTGACTGTAAATCTGTCCTGTCTGTTGAGGTAATCTTTAAAATCTTTGTGTAAAAATTGTGTAGTGTTTGTTTCAAACGTAACATTTTTTAAGTCCTTCATTTTTGGATGTTCAAACAATTCTTCATATAATCTTTGCCAAGCAAGTAGTGGCTCTCCACCTGTCATTATCAAGTGTACGTCTTGCCCATTATCCATTGTCCACTTGCCTTCTGGCAGTAAACTAATTAAATGTTCAACTACTTCATCAACTGTACGTAACATATTGAAGTGTTTGAACTCAGGGTAGATACTAGCATATGTATCGCAACCTGTGTGTATTATTGGTAAGTCATTAAATTCTTTTGTAGTTTCATGTACTTTGTTATCCAGTAAACCTTGTACTTCTTGATTGTGTATTATGCCTTGTTTTTGCTTTACATCTCTCATTTCTTCAGTACGAGGTAAACCAAAGTTCATACAACGAAAGTTACAACCAAATGTACGTAGAAACACACTAGGTACTCCTACAAACTTGCCTTCACCTTGTACACTATAAAATGCTTCACTATATCTTAGTTTTGCTTGTTTAGGAGCATTAGATACCATATCTTCTGCTTCCTTAACTGTTAGCATCTTCGATCCTATAAATTGCACTATTTGCTCCATGTTCACTACATTCTACTTCATAAACAAAACACCTTCCTTGTGTTTGTTTTTTAATTAAGGCATCTGCAAATTCAAATGCATGTTTTGCAAACATTTCTGCACCAACGCCATCCATCATTGTTACTTCACATAAACCTTTTTTCTCTAATTCGTAAAAGTCTTCCATATGTGGATCTTGACTATCAATTACGACTTTATGATCAAACTGTTCTTCTAACCATGCTTTCAAAGGCTTTAAGCCTCCAAAGTCAACTGCCCAGTTTTTATTATCTAGTTCATTACAACCAAATGTAAATTTAAATCCTAAACTATAACCATGTAGTAATTGACAATGTGAATGATCTGCATTAGGTTGTCTGAATACTGCACTAAGTCCAATATTGTGTCCATATGTTTTTGTGCTATAAAAAGCCATTATATTCTCCTATTGTTATGGGCGGAATATTTAAAGACGGACGAACCTAAGACGTCTATGTTTATTATATTATTTTTGCTTCTTACTGTCAAGTAATTTGTTCCATGCATCTGTTTTAACTGCTTGTACTGCAATAATAGAACGCAGTTCTCCACAAGCACGTTGAGGGCCTTTGCCTATATGTGGATTTGCACCATCAAATACAATAAGTTTTCCTGCTTGAAATTTGCTTATTTCACAATAGTCTAAGTTGTTTTTATCATATACTATTGTTTCACCGCCCCAATTATCATTCCAGGTACGATTAAGATACAGTACACCAGTAATACTTTCTCCAAGGTTGGGCCAGTCATCATGAACGTCACCGTCCTGACCAAAAGTATTTCCTGCTAACATATTTCTAACTAATGTGTAATCTTTACCACATGTTTCTAAAAAACGGTCACCAACTTCTTTTGCAAATTCATTTACAGGTTCCATATATGCTTGCTGAAATGTATGAAAGAATGTTTGAAACCACATAGGATAGACTGTATCATCATTAGACTTCTGTCCAAACTTCCAATGTCCTTGACATACTGTACTACCCCATAAATTTCTTAGGGCTTCTTCATTTACCCAGTCTTTATATTCCGTAATCAGTTTGCTCATTTTTCATTTCCTAACTCGTAATTATACATTTCTATTAAGTCCTTGTAAAACACTTATACGTCTATTACATACAAGACTTAATAATTCCTGTGCAATTGGATTTATATCTTGTTTGCTTTTAGTACCTGTCCGTGACAAAAAATTGTTTGGTTCATATACTTGTATGCTTACATCTTTTTCTTCTTCACCTGGCATATTTTTTCTATTCATTTGTTTACAAAACTCACTTAGGGAAGTTTTTGCAGTTGCATATATTAGCCTATGTATATCTATTCCTGGCCAGCTCTGCCAATTAGTAGTAGCACTACTTACTGCTATTATTTGTCCGTAATTCATTTTTTTATAAAATTCGGTTATTAAATAAATTGCACTTGTAGAATTTATTGTAAGGCTATTCCAGACATCTTCATCCATATTGCCTTGTGTTATAATTACACAATCAGCCTCATATTCTCGTACAATTCTATTACACTCATACTGACTTGATAAATCATATTCAGGACGACCAACTATTGTAACATCATGATTAACACAAAGGTCTGCTAAAGCATTACCTAAATCGCTTTTGCCTACTATTAATATTTTCATTCATTTTCCATTTCCCAATAAGCATACACATCACTGAATCCAATGTTCATTGGTGAATATTCACTAACATTTTCTTCCTGCCAAGCATGTATTTCTTCCCATTGTGCTTCTGTTAGTTCAGTTATATCTTCAATACCATAGTGCTGACATATTGCATGTTCCACACAACTGTATGCTTCTCTTTCAATATGCTCTTCATCTTTGTGCATTCTAGGCCAATCAAAGTTACTCATTACCACCACTCCTCATAAGGGAAAACAATCCATTCAGGATTCTCTTCTTTGTTGATTTCAGTTCCGCTGTATTCCACGACGAACTCACTAGGGATATTATCAATTAGTGCAGCAAATTTTACATTGCTTTCTTCACTATCATTGTCAACTTCCCAATCTTGTGCAATCCATTTAAAAGTTGCACCAGAATCATTTATATCATCTACTATTAGAATCTTTTTGCCTTTTACCATTTGTGTTTTAAGAAATGTAGCATTTTCTTTTGTATCACCGTCTCGTAATCTAACATCCAGTGTATACATTTTTATATCTAAATAATGACTTAGCATCATTGCAGGCCATAATCCACCTCTAGTGACACCTACTATAATATCAGGTTTAAAGTCATCTTTAAACATCATACTAACTATATTTAGACAGTAACGTTTTATTTCGTCTTGACTAATATATCTTTTTTTAATTTTTGCCATGTTGTTCCTTTAGTTCTTTTGCAATTTGTTCTACTCTATACTCCATCCAACTAATAGCAGTATGGATATGCCCTGTAGCAGACGGTCTTAAACAAGTTTTTGCATGTTTAATTTCTTCTTGTAATGCTAGTAATATAGCAGGTTTTGGTACCATTTATTTTTCCTATACTAAAACTTTAATTGTACACTAAAACCAGCAACTTTTTCAATCTCTTTTTTAATAGCACTGACTCCTGTTCGTATTTCTGCAAAAGTATTAACAGTACCTTGCAAACCTAGTTTTTTAGTAATCGCATCTATTTCTGCATTGCCTGTCTTTTGTATATTAAATGTGTAATATGTTCCAACATCTATTTCACGTTTGTTATTTTTAAAGTTTATTGTTCTGTTTTCGTGTTGTACTGTACCGTCAAGTGTACGTCCTACTGGAACATTATAGTTTAATTTTGCATCTTCAACGTTCACTGGTTGACTTACTGCAAATCCAAACTTATGTCCATCTGTAGGATTCATCTCATATCCAACAGTAGCAGTACTACTAATTACCTTAGCAGTCTTAGTGTTAAGCAGACTGTTTGTAGTATCAAAGTTTACAGTACTGTAACCTAGTCCTGCCTGTGCATAAAAGCCACCATCTCTGTAGTTGTAATTAGCATATAATGTTGAACTATCTTTTGTAGTGCCCAGTGTACCTGAGAAACTGTTTCCTAAGTAATGTTTATCACTTGTACCAAATCCTACTTCAATATTGCTATTATCATCTAGTATAAACTTTGGAAATACTGCATGTTTGTTTGGATCCATATAACTACCATAATAGTTTAAAGCACCCATTTGTTTTGCAACACTGCCTGTTCTTGTATCAACACTCTGTGTCATATCTCCTAAGTCTATGTAAAAGTCTCTTTCAAAACTATCTAAAACCATTATGCCTGTAAGTGCTTGCATTTGGCTTGCACTAACTCCACTTATGTTTGCTCCGCCAGTAATACTGCTTACACCACCGTTGGTACGACCGGTAGTAGGAATCCCGGTTGCACCAACTGGTCGTGTTGCTTTGTCCATGTCAAGTAATCCTTGTCCATGAACATTTTCATTATAACCAGCAATATTCTTATTGCCAGTTACAAGAACTAGTTGTACTAAATGTTTGCCTTTCATATGAGGCCACATTTGATGTAATACTGCAATACTGCCTGTAACTACAGGAGCCGCCATACTAGTACCAGTCATTGTTACGTATCCGCCATCTTCTGCAGTGCTTGTAATATTAGTACCGTTTGCCATAATATAGTAATCTTTTATTTTTGCTGCATCTATACATATATTATTTTGATATGTAGCACATACTGTACCTGCTTTATTGCTTGAACCGTTAATTTGTTTGTTGTTTTCGTCCCAATTACCCACAATAATCATTTGACCATCTAATATTAGATTGCCATCTGAGTCTGTAGCAGTTGCCATTTGATTCATACCAGCACTATAATCATATCCTGCATTGCCTGCAGCCTTAACAAGTACTTGTTCATTGCCTAATGCACTCTTCCATCCTACTGCTTCATTTACTGCACCATTATAACCATTTATGCCATAATACCAGTGTGTGCTATACCATTCACCATCTGTTTTCTTTACAATACTATTTCTAAATCCAGTATCATAACGTACTTCTGCACTAACATTTATAGCAACAGAGCCTTTGTCTCTTCCCCAAGCTGCTGCTTTCTTTGCATTGCTAAAACTATAACTGTATCCACTTGCAACTTTTGCAATAGCTAGGTCTACATCAAATGCAGCACCATGCATACCTGAACTGTTCTTCTCTGCACCAGCGATACCTGCAACGTGTGTACCGTGCGAACTACTATCACTTACGTTTGTGTCTGAATAATCTATAGTATATTTTATATTATCATCTAAATCTGTATGATTTACATTAGCACCAGTATCTGCAATAGTGACTAAACTACCTTTACCAGTCCAACCTCTACTATATGCAACATTAAAGTTACTAGCACTGAGTTGTTTGTTGTTAATGTAATTGAATTCATCTGTAATATATGAACTTGCATCACTGTTGTATCCAGGTGTTCTAGTTCCCATATCAGCATGGTCATCACCTATTACACCGTCATCAGTATTCTCAACACTTATAACTGTATCTTCACTGTTACAAGTTTCGCCTTTGTTTACTTTTCCTCTTGTAAAATACTCTGTGCTATCCACAACATCTTTTTGTGTGCCATCACTGTATTTTGTCCTTGTAATAGTTTCACGTTTATCAAAATGTTCATGATATTCTACAATACAAGTAGTAGTACGTCTAGTTGTAGTTTTTATACTGCCACTGTAAGTAACTATGTCTTCTGAAGTTGTAGTTTCAGGTCCATATGTTTTATCTAAATGACTATAAACTAAATTATCTACAAAAGTATTTGTACTAATTACTGTAGGCTCACTAGGTTCAACAACTGCTTCTACTGTTCTAGTACTAATTACTTCTGTTCTAGTGCTTGTAGTTACAGTATCTTTAGTTGTAGTGACAGGTGTCACAGTAATTACTGGGTCATCTATTACTGTTTTTGTTGCACCATTTGCATATTTTATTACAGTAGTCTTCACACTAGTTTCTGTAGTAGTAATAGTTGTACTAGTAGTAACTGTTGTTTTATCTGTGTATGTCCTTGTAGTAGTAAATATGGTGTCACCATTATCCTGTAATACACCAGCATCTTCTTCATCTACGTATGTTGTAGTAACTACAGGATCACCGTCTATACTAGTTGTGTCTTTGCTAGTGCTGATGTCATATGTTTCTACAGTATCTATTACAGTCGCTTCAATATAACTAGTACTAATAACCTTATCTTCTGTACTACTTGATTCTGTGTACGTAGTAACAGGCGTAACTGTCTTTGGTCCATCTACTATTACTACACTACCATCGCTATATGTGTTAGTATATTTTATGTATTCTGTAGTAGTAATTGTACTAGGAACCTTAGTTGTATAAGTGTAAGTTCGTGTAACTACAATTTTAGTTCGACCATCATCTAAATTAGTTTCTTCAGTATTATCTACATATGTAGATGTAGTAATAGAATCTCCTATTACAGGATCACTAACAGTCTTTATTTTTTCTTCAGTAGTTTTTGTAATTGACTTTTCTACAGTCCTAGTAGATAACACTTCTGTTCTTGTAGTAATGACTGGATCACTTATACTTACTGTTGTTTCTGAACTTTTTGTTATTATTGGATCACCTACAACTTTTTTAATTTTTCCATTTGTAAACTTAATAGTTTTAGTAGGTATACTTGTTTGTACAGTTGTTATTGTTGTTTCAGTTTTTGTTGTACTTGTGTCTGTATAAGTTCTTGTAGTTGTAAATAACTTATCACCATTATCCTGTAATACACCAGCATCTTCTGTGTCTACGTATGTTGTAGTAACGACTGGATCATTAACAATAACAACAGGATCTTCCTCATAAGAAGAAACACTATATACTATAGATTCACTTTCTATAACACCAGACTCTGTTCTAGTGCTTAATAATTCTGTTCTAGTACTTGTTGTTACAGTATCTTCACTAGTAGTAACAGGAGTTACAGTTATTACTGGATCGTCAGTAACAACTTCTGTTGTGCCATCACTATATTTTATAGTAACTTTTCTAATACTTGTTTCTGTTTTTGTTATAGTAGTTGTAGTAGTAACAACCGATTTATCTGTGTATGTTCTTGTAGTAGTGTATAATGTATCACCATTATCCTGTGCAACACCACTATCCTCTGCATCACTATATGTAGTAGTAACTACAGGATCACTCACTACAATTTTAGTTTCTTCTTTTGTACTAACATCAAAACTTTCTGATCTATCAGTTTCTACAACTGCTGGTTCTGTGTAACTAGTGCTTATTATTTTTTCTTCTGTACTTATTGTAGTTGTATAAGTTGTGTTAGGGGTTTTCGTTTCAGGTCCTTTTACTTCATTTGTAGTACCATTGCTATAAGTATAGGTATACAATGTATAAGTAGTGGTAGTTATTGTACTAGGAGTTTTACTAGTATGTGTATAAGTTCTAGTGACTTCAGTTTTAGTTCTGCCATCATCTAATAATGTATCTGCACTACTATCAACATATGTAGTAGTTACAGTAGGTTCACCAACAACTGGATCACTATCTGTGGTAATAGTACTTGTTGATGTACTGACTAGGGTTACAACACTTTTTTCCTTTTTGAATTCTTCTACAGATTTTGTACCTTTACCAATCTTTTCAGCATAATCAGGATCGTCTTTTTCTGCAAGTGCCTTAAGTTCTACAAAAGTACTATCAGTATCATCATACTGCTCATTTTCAATCATATTTTCCCAAAAGGTTTCTTTACCATCATAGTAAAGTGCTTTGTAGCCTTTCAGCATAAACCATGCTCGTTGTAAAGACATCTTTGTGCCATTTACAGTAACATTATATTTTGCTAATTCTGTAGTGTTGATATTTTCGTTAGTATCTACCCATTTAAAGATTTCTAAACTTTCTTTAGCATCTACTAATCCATCTCCTGCTATCTTTTGTATAGCACTTGCAAATCCGTTACTAATGGCGGCAGTGTTAATACTGCCTAAATCGCTTACTTTGATTGGAGTGAAACTTGTTCCTCCACCGCCGCCACCGCCTCCACATGCAGAAAGTGCAGTGACTAATGCTAACCCTGTTAATGCTTTTGTTTTCATATGTAACTCCTACCTTACAATTAAACAATAACTTATATTAACATGTATTAAATATGTGTCAACCTATTTTGTAATATCATCCCAGAACCCGTACTTTTCAAGTAAAGTTTGATAATCTTCATATGCTTTTTTCAGATCTGGATGTTTTTCTCGTAATTCTTGTTCACGTAAGTCTTCTTTTACACTTCTTACTTTTTCAAAAATAGGATTACCGTGCATGTCTATTGTGCCTAGTGTCCAGTCGTTAGTCACGTAAACTCTCCCATACTATATACTTTTCTTGTTCTTGTAGGAATTTTTTGTATGCATCTTGCAATTTTTTATTTTTTACAATTAAAGCAAAGTTAGGTCTAACATCATTAAATTCATACCATTCTTTTGGACATTGTATTTGTGTACCTGGTATCCAACCTTTTGTATTTCCACCTACTGGCCATCTAGAAGTGCTTGGATCATTAGCATATCTTGCATATGTAATGCCGTTTGCACGTTCAAAAATTAATGTTCTATCCTTGGTACTCGACTGCTCCATAAAAATCTATTCCTTGTTCTCGAATTTTCTTACTTCCGCCTAAAAAACTTAGATCCATTGCACATGCAACTGCTACAGGCGTGGCATGCAACTCATATACCATATCTATTACTGCCTGAGCAGTGCCACCTGTTGCCATTAAGTCATCTATAATTATAACTCTGTCGCCTCTATTAATACTATCGCTTTGTATTTCCATTGTAGCAGTGCCATACTCTAATTCAAATGTTTTACTAATTAAACTTCCTGGTAGCTTGCCTTGTTTACGAGCTAATACTAAAGGTGTTCTAGTTCTATGACATAGCACACTTGCAAATATAAAACCCCTTGCATCTAATCCTATAATCTTATCTACAGGCATATACTTTAGTAAATTTTGATATATAAAGTTGTTTGTTCTAGCAAACCCTTTTTCGCTTGCACACAAACTAGCAGTACATTTAAAATCTACCCCTTTTACAGGAAAGTCTTTGTAACTCTTTATGTATTCTTTAATCATTTTTTACCTAAAAGTCTTTTTGCTGCTTGGATAGGATTACGTAACCCTTCATATGTTTCATTTATAAAATCTATATGAGCTCCAAATTTATTGAGTAATTCCTTTTGTTGGAGTTCTACTTTATCTAGACGTAATTGAATTATTTCTAGTTTATCAAGTATTTTTTCTATATTATTATTTTCCATATTAATACCCCTTATTTCTTTTTACATTCCATGCAATTGCAGTCTGTAATCCGCCTGGTTTGTTGTCGTTTACAACAATTCTTTCGCCATGATGAACACCAAAAACTGCACTATCATAACGTAATCCATGACTTTCTATAAATGTTAAGGTTTTTTCTTTGACAGATTCTTCACGAGCAGTCATTATTATAATCATGTCTTCACTAGGAATATTGTTCCACATTTCTTTTACACCAGGTAAGAGTTTATCATCGTCATATGGGTATTGGTTAACTTCTGCTATTGTACCATCAACATCAATAATCCATGTGTGTCCTAAATTTTCACTCAGTTCAAACGGAAACACATCTGCAACCTTGCTCGTAGGATAGTCTGCTCTATCGTAATCAAAATCTTCTATCATTTAAACCTCTGCAGGCATAGTAAAAAGTGCATTTACATCATGTGTGGTTGGTTTACGTGCAAAGCATACCCATTGTATTACATGTTCATCTTTGTAGTTTGCTTCTTTAAATTCTTTAAAACTAGTTCCTGTAGTATATACATCGTCAACTACAAGCACAGGATGTTGTGGTTGACCTGTTGCATGTTTGTTAAGTATATCACCTAATAGTGTAGCACCTGTTGGAATACCAACTGCAACTCTAAAAGGTCTGCGTTCATAGTGTAATATTAAGTTTGCAAGAACTTCCCATTCAGCATTGCTTAATGCATCACACTCTATTTTCCATGTAAGTTTACCGCCTGCATGTCCTACATAATCATATTCTTGAAATAAATCCATTTTAATCGCCTTTTACTATTCTATAACTGTCTGATTCATAATGTGTTGTACTAAATTCAAATAACTTGCTATCTTCTAAAGCAATCATTTGATGTCTTAGTCCTTGAGGTATATGATGTTTATCTCCAGGTTTTAATACAATGCTCTTTGCTGATTCAATATCATCTTCCCAACTTGTTACAAGTTCAATAAGTCCTTCTTGTAAGTAAAAAGTCTCGTCTTTTAGTAAGTGATAATGAAAACTGCATCTTTTGTTTCTATTGAATTCTAATATTTTACCGCAATATCCTTTATTATTCACAATCCATAGTTCTCTACCCCAACCTTTAGGATGTTCTTCTATTGTGTCCATACTTCTGATCCTGTGTAACTAAAATCAAAATATTCTACATGTCCAGGCAAATCCTCTAATTTATCTATTAAGTCTGCTCGTCTGTTTTGATCTACTAAAAATAACAAATGGCCGCCACCGCCAGCACCACATATTTTTGCACCTATTGCTCCATGTTGCATACCTATAGATTTTACCTCATCAAAAGGATTACTTGTTATTCCACTATGTAAATCTTTTTTAATTTGCCAATTTATTTCAAAACTCTTTGCAATTGCATCTATATCACAACGAAGTAGGTTGTTTCTTGTTTCTTCGCAATTTGCTAATAAGTATTTTGTATTATCTATAATTTTATTGTCGTTTGTTAGACCTTGTATGTTATTATCTAAAACTGTGTTATTAGTCCTACTAACGCCTATATTATAAAGTATTAGACTATAAAGTAATTTCCTAGTATTTTCTTGATTCATAGAAATAGGAGTAACAATATTATCTCCACTAGGTAAAAATCTTATATAATTAAATCCGCCAAACACAGTTGCAAATTGATCTTGTTTGCCTCCTGGAAATCCACAAAGTTTTCTTTCTACATACAATGCATCATTTGCTAGTTGGTATTTGTCAACTATAATATTATAATATTTGTATAATGCATTAAGGCAACTTACTACTATCGCACTACTACTTCCAAGACCACTGCCTTTTTCTGTTTCACTGTGTATTGTAATTTCTACAGGTGTTGTATCTTTATTATATTTGCTTTTAACAAAATATAAGCAATGATCAGTTATTTCGTCTACATTAGATATATGAGATATAGATTCTTTGACTGAGCAATAAGCATATCTGTTAATTGTTACATTTAAAACTGCACCACCATATTGGTCTACAAAGGGAGGCAAATCAGTACCGCCTCCAGCAAAACTTATACGTAATGGACTACGTGATACAATCACATTATTTGCCTTTCAAGCAGTTGATTATTTTCTATATCTGTTTGTATAATGTTGTTAATTTTGTTAGGTTTACATGGAGCACATTTCATAGTGTCTATACTATTGTAAAGTTCAAGATGTTTGTCTTTCATCCATATATCTCTAATGTCTTCAGTCATCCAGTTGCCTATTGTAAAAGTTCTGTCTCCTCTACTTTCACAACAAACATTAATGTCTCCATTTGCCGCCATAATAGTATATAAGAACATTTGATGACATTTAGTATATGTTCTGGGTTCTTTTCTATTTTCAGGTAACCTATATTTAACATTTGTTTCAATAGATATTTTGTGTATTTTCTCTTTGAGCTTGTCAGTAACTTCAAATAACTTTTTTGTTTTTAAATCGAACAAAGGCCTTATGTGTAAACTTCTTGCACCTGTTTCTTTCACTAGGTTAAACAATCCGTATAGTTCTTGATCGGTTGTATTTTGCTCCATAAGTAATGCTTTTAAATCTACATTAATTCCTGCATCAACTGCTAATTTAATATTTTCTTTTACACGTGGTAATAAATCATAAGTAGTTAAACTTTGCCTTATTTCTTCATAAGTTTTGTCTATACCACTATCTACATCTACGCCAATCCAAATTATTTTATTTGCTTTTTCTCTTGGTAAGTAGTTTGCAAGTTTATGTAATTTACTACCATTTGTTATAATAGTAACTAAAAAACCTTTATCAATTGCATATTCTACTAATTCATGATAATAAGGATGAACAGTTGGCTCACCTCCTCCTGTAAAGTTTATGCTTCTTACAGTACCTACACTAAGAGGTGTATGTTCACGCCACGTGCTTAATTGATCTATTAGTTTAATAAATTTATCTTTATTCGGTGTTGTTAAGAATTTTGCTCTAAAGTTTGCACTATTACAATAAAAACAATCTTGATTACACACATTTGTTAAATCTATGTCAATTGCACTAGGTAATACTGGTAGACTTGTAACACCGCATAGATAGTTGCTTAAATCTTCATACACAAGTTAGGTTCCTTCAGGCCAATTCTCTTGCCATACTTGTGGGCCTTTTTGATAAACTGCAAAGTCTAGATAGTCTTTTATTTTGTTTAAATCATCTTTTGTTCTTAGTGCTATAAGTTCATTAGCAAAATGCAATTCTACATTATTATCTAAGGCTATGTTAAGTATTTCATTACGTCTTTGTGTGTCATCAGTTAATGCATACATACTACATAAAATAATTCCGTCTGGTTTTTGTTTAATAAAATACTCTAAACTAGGTTGCCAATCCATGTGTTCATTTTCAAATTCATAATTATTGTATCTTATGTTATTGTTTTCACAATACTGATCAATAGTTGCACGTTGCATAGGTAATGTAATATTTTTAGTAAACTCACTATTCCACCCAGCATAAGTAATAAACTGTTTATTTGTATAATCATACGTTTGTGCCACTTCATAATCACCTGGAAAACGCATAAATCCTCCTGGATTTCTTCTTCCGTATTCTTCGCCCTCTATCAGGATACGCATGTCCATACTTACTCTTGTATAACCTTCTGTATTATTTAAATTACCATGTAAATGCTCTTGAAAGAATAAATGACTTTGACCAGGCTTCAAAGTAACAGGAAATGCGTGTTTGTAACATTCTTCTTCAAACTTATCTAAATCCCATTTTTCTTCAAGTACACGTTTTGTTATTTCTCTACTTTCTTCTAAAGGTAAAATTTGCATTGTATTTGTACCACGTGCTTCAGTAAAAGGAGTCCATATAGTTCTACAACCTCTTCCGTTGCCAACGAATATACCTTGGTGCATTTGTAAACGTCTACCAACTTCTTCTTGATTAGGTATAACCACACGTAGTGTGCCTTGTCTTTGTATCATATATCTTTTGTTATTAATTAAAGGAGGTATATATTCAGCAACAAAAGCATCAAATCTTTGCATAAAATCTATTCTACTACATGAATTTTGTACATGTTTTGAAACTTTTACTATTTCGCTAGGTGTCAATACTTCGTGAAGTGTTTCTAATTCTTTTACACTTGGTGCTACTTCTTGTATTACACTTAATGCCCATTCTGGCCAATTGAATTTTTTTAAATCATAATTTAATGTATTGTTATCCCAATGTTTGTGTATATCACTAAGATTAGACATGTAAACCCTCCTTGTGCATATATTCCCAAATATTAATTGTATTCTCTAACCCTTCATCTAATGATATTTTAGGCTTCCATCCTAGCAATTCTGTAATTAAATTGTGATTGCTATTCAACAAATATATTTCTCCTGGTCTTTCAGGTTTTGTATTCCATAAAACTTTTCCGTTCCAGCCCATTTTATCAGCAATTTTTTTAACATAATCTTTTATCTTAATTGCATTGTCTGGTCCTACAGTCAGGATTCTTCCGTTGCTTACTTTACTAGGATTTTCAATTATAGCCATCCAAGCATCAAGTAGATCTTCAATGTAAATAAAATTACGATAGGGTTCTCCGTATCCTAGTTTAATCTCATTTTCATTATGCAACATTTGATTTATTATTTGTTCAGTTACAAAGAAGTCATTGTCGTGTCTTCCATATGCATTTGTCTGTCTTATTGCTGTAAAAGGTAATCCTAAACTTCTATGTGCATACTCTAAATATAATTCACATCCTCTTTTTGCTACTGCATAAGGAGCACTTGGATGTACTTGTGTATGTTCGTCAAAAGCAATTAATTTTTGTGGTATCAAGTTATTTTTTATTTCGTCACTTATAGGTTGCCAACCAAACACTTCCATTGTACTTGCAAAAACAAAGTTTTTTAATTTTGGTAATTGCAATGCAGTTTCTATTAAATTAACTGTACCTACGTAGTTAATTTCACTAAAAGTAATTTGTTCATAAAAACTTTTTTCAACTTCAGTTCTAGCCGCTAAGTGTACGATAATATCAGGATTTGCTTTTAATACTTCGTGCTTAACTGCATTATGGTGTGTAAGATCACTAGATAAATGATGAACATCATATACTTTCTCTAATCTTTTAGTCATAGCCTGGCCTATAAAGCCACTGCTACCTGTAAGTAATATTTTCATATTTTACCTTTTATTAATAACTTTGTGCTAACCGCCACATCAAGTATTCTTTACTTTCGATAGGATCATACTTACTTGGATTGTCTGTTAAGTTTGCTACTATAGTCCCTGGAGTAGGGTCAACAAAATGTGGCATACTGTATCTTGGTATGTGTATATGAGTATTTATTACTCTATGTTTCGTACTGACAAAATAGTCATTAGTCCAACGTTGTAATAAATCACCAATGTTAACTACGACACCATCTTCTTGATATGGTACTGGATGCCAAACACCTCCTAAGTCCTGTACTTCTAGTCCTGGCACATCATTTATCTGCCAGAGTAATGTAATGGTGCCGTAGTCACTATGTTCACCTATCCTCATTTGTTTGTCCTCAAGTGGACCTGTATAAGCAGGATAGTGAATAACTCTTGTAGTATTATACATATCTTGATGTGCATCAACAAGTGTAGTACCACAATCTAATATTGTGTCAAATTTTTCTAGAATGTCTAATGTAAGATTATCCATTATATCTATGGATTCTAATGCAGTTTTTTTGAACCCGCTTAGTTCAGGCCAAAGTTCTGCAGGCATACGTGTATTATTATAATTGAAACTTTCTTTCATGTCTTTAGGAGCAGTTGGATCTACATTTTCTGCACCCATAATACTGTATCCTAAATTGTTTTCAGTTTGGTATTTGTATTTTTGTTTTTCTTCTAGTTCTAGTTCAAAAAACTTTTTCATTTTTTTAAACCAGTATCTCATTGTTTGCTGGTCACGTACTGTTAAACAGTTTTTGAATACTGCGAAGCCCACAGTTGTATAGGCTTCGCGTATTTCGTCCAGTACTGTTTCGCTTTCAAAATCAATTACTGGAATCATTTTTTAGTTTCCTGGTACTTTAGCATCAATACCTTCAACATAGTACATCATGCTATTGAGGTGAGCATCATCAGCAATTTCTCCAGCTTTTAACTGAATCTTTCCTGTATTATCTTTGATAGGACCTGTAAATGCAAAGTATTTGCCGTTCTTGATACTATCTTTGATCTTTTGTGCGAATGCTTTTACTTTGTCTGGCATGTTTGTAAACGGAGCCATTTGTACTACGTCTTCATTCATGTGTCCAAAGTAATCACCTGTTTTCCAATTACCATCAATTACTGCTTGTACTTTACTAATATAGTAAGGTGACCAGTTATCAATAGTTGCAGTTAATTGAGCCTTAGGAGCAAATTTGTATTGATCACTTGCTTGACCAAAACCAAGTACACCTGCTTTTTCAGCAGTCTGTAAAGGTGCTGGTGAATCAGTGTGTTGTGCAACCATATCACAACCTTCAGCAATCATAACGTCTGCAGCCTGTGCTTCTTTACCTGGATCATACCATGTGTTTACCCATACAATGTCAATGTCAACATCTGGATTAACAGTCTTAGCACCTAAATAGTAAGTGTTGATTTCACGAATAACTTCAGGTATTGGAAATGCTCCAACATAACAAATTTTATTAGTTTTGGTCATCAATCCAGCAATAACACCTTGTACGTGTCTTGCTTGATATAATCTTAAACCATAAGTTGCCATGTTCTTTGATTGCTTGTACCCAGTAGCATGTTCAAATTTTACATTTGGAAATTCTTTAGCAACCTTAAGCATAGGCTCCATATAACCAAAACTTGTTGCAAAAATAATGTCTGCACCTGATTTTGCCATAGCTCTAATAGCTCTTTCACTATCAGGACCATATTTTACATTTTCCAAATATACAGTTTCCACTTTGTCTCCAAAGTGTTTTTCGACATCCAATCTTCCGATGTCGTGTCTGTAGGTCCATCCATGGTCACCAATTGGACCAACGTAGATAAAACCTACTTTGATTTTGTCTCCAGCGTGTGCTACACTGAAAAACATAACTGACAGAAGTACTGCCAATAGTTGAAGTAGTTTCATTTATTTTCCTTTCTCATAGAGGGTGTTCGTTAACTTATGCATCACCCAGTGTTTTTGTTGAGATAGTCTCAGACTTATAACTATCTAGCCAATCATCGCCATTTAGTTGTCTAGTCTCTGTCTCAATTTTTAATATTCCATCGCTTTCAACACGATAGGTTATTAATTCTTGTTTAATGACTCCATTTTCTTGCTTTTGTCTTATTTTGAATTCACTCATTAGGCTCTCTTATCAAATCAAGTGTAACACAATGGTGACCTCCACCAAGTGTTCTACTGTGTTTAAATGGAACAGTAATGCATACTACTCCATGTTTTGTTAATTCTTCTTCTAGTCTAGGACAATCATCTATTACTGCAAGTTTTGGATTTACCATTAAAAAATTTAATAGTATGTAATTACTGGCAAATGCTTCGCCTACAAAACTTTTTTGTTTTAAATCATCTTTACCTAACCAGATTACGTCCCAATCTTTAAAACACTTTGGAAGTGTCTTACTTGATACTCTGTCCTTATTTACTACAACTAGTCCATTTCTTACTGGAACAAAGGTACTATCTATGTGAATACCACTATAAGTTTCAGTAGTTTCTACAACATGATTTGGAAATTGTTTTTGTAACCATTTTGCACCTTCTGCATTTCCACTTGGACTTATTAAGTATAGTAAAGTGTTATTTAACCTACAAACGTTTGCTGCATCAAAAAATATTCCTTCGTCCCTAGGAACACTAATTACACCATGTTTTGTTACCTCAGGCATATAGTTTATTTCTTCTTGCCTACAAGAATATTGCATATTGCAATCTATTACAGTATTGCCAATAATGAGCAATCTATCACGTGGACAATAGTTGTACATACCGTGTGGTACAAAACTATGCTTTTTTGGACGATGTACTTGTACGCCTTCTTGCTGTAGTATATTAATCAATTTATTTAAATCAAAATCTGCTTGTGCAGTCACAATGCTAGGATAGGGACCTGTCTTTTCAAAATGGCACCCTTGAGGTTTATTTGCTCCCCATGCTGAACCAACAAATATACTTTTTAATGTGTCCCATTCATTATTAGTAGATATCATTAACAGGCAAATTCTTGTTGTAGTTTTATATTATCCATAAACTCTTTTTTAGTACTAGGATTATCACTAAATGCACCACGTAATACAGTTGTTTGAGTTAAACTACTATGGGCACCAATACCTCTGTTTTCACAACAACCATGAGTTGCTTGTATATAAACTCCTACATGTTCACTCTGTGTTGCCCGTTGTATTTCATTAGCAATAACATTGTTAAGTTCTTCCTGTAGTGTGCCACGTCTAGCACACCATTGTGCAATACGGGTATATTTACTAAGCCCAATAAGTTTTTCAGCAGCTATTATTCCAATATATGCAACACCTGTTACTGGCTGGTGATGATGTGAACACATACTTTTAAGTTCACTTCTTACTACTAACATGCCATCATATCTATCTATACTATCATTGGGAAATGCAGTTGCATTAGGCATAGGGTTATAACGTCCAGACATTAGTTCATTAACGTACATCTTTGCTAAACGTCTACCAGTTCCCATGCTATTAGGATCATTGTGTCTATCAATTACTAAACTATCTAACACTGATTCAAACTTGGGAGTAAGCTCTTCAATAAGTGCTTCTTTATCACCTTCGTTGAGTACACTACTAATGTTATCACCTGCCCAATATCTTATATTGGCATTTTTTAGTTTTTTCTTAATTATATCACTTATCATATTTTTCTCCGAGTTATAGTGGTGTGTCATTAAGACCTGTCACTTTATAAGTTTTTAATTTTGTTTTGTGTTTTTAGTTCATTTAACTGTGTTGCATTAACACATGTAATTGACATACTTTTTGCTTGAGGTTTAAGGTTAGATAATTCGTTTATGAATAGTTTTGGGTTGTCTTTATATATACGTTGGCAACTTGTTTTATCTTTGTAAACTGTTTTGTACACAAGTATTTCAGGTGCTACGTTTCCAGAATTCATATAAATCATACTAATTATAAACCACATATTTTTTACCTTTTTTATTAGTATACTATCTTGTGGCTACCATTGTCAAACTTAAACTGCAAACTTTTACTTTTAAATTGCCACTTACTTCAAATATACTAATTCTTGCACGTTGTCCACTTGTTTTTACATATTGGCATTCATAATCATCAGGCAAGTATATTCCACCTTTTGCTAGTGTGTGTTTAACATCTTTTTCTAAACGTTCTCGGTATTCAGCATCTATCCAACTTCTTGCCAAAACTCTGCTTAGTATATCTGGGAGCAGTGCTTTTACACTGTCTCTATCCATAAAGTTGATTTCATTATCAGATAACCTAAATTCATATTCTACTATTTCTTTAGGTTTGAAAGGTATTATATTTGTACTCATTAAATAATATCGCTCTAAATTTTAATGTTAAGGTTGCTACAATCAGGGTAATTCACTATTTGAGATTCTTTACTATTCAATTTTCCATTACGAAGCATATCAAGTCCTTTTTGTGCATCTTCTAATCTCATGTAATAATGATAACCAATTCTAAATTCTTTTTGGTTTTGCCATGGGCTAACATTAAGATCTCTACCATCAAACGCCATTTGTTTCAATGTTATATAATCTTTCTTACTATCAGTAAGTATACATCCTCCATGTCCTATCTCTAAACGTTTACTGTGTCCAAAACTGACACATTGTAATGAACCTTTTCTATACATTCCCTGATCGAATGCTCTAGCACTATCCCAAATATTACTTGGTTTAAGTTGGTACTCAAACTGCCATGGTTTATGATTATATGTAAAGGGTATTTTTAACTTGTGTAACATCATAGGCACACTCAAATATGTGTGTGCTGAACAAGATAATTTAGTTGGACTTATGTATTGTATACACATTTCTAAGGCATGAGTACAACAATCTGTAAGAACAACATAAGGTGCACCTGTATATATACTAATTTCTTTTTCAAACTCCAATAGGAGATCAAAACTTAACGGTTTTCGCATTGCATACCTGTAATTTGCATTGTATATTTTGGTTGTATTCCGAAGTTACCAGCAAAATGTGGCTCGTCATTATTCCAACAAATATAATCACCTGCACGCCAATTACAATGTGCAGAATCTCCTATTTCAAAATAATGACCACTACGCCAGTCTTCTAAAAATACTATACACCTCCATATAACATTAGGATCTTTTATGTTAAACATTTTAACATAACTTGTGTATTTGTCAAAATGTAAAGGTAATGCTTCTAAAGTATTTTGTCTATAGAATGCTAAACCAACATTTTCCCAGTCCCACATAGTAAAAAATGGTTTAGCATACTCTGGCATAGGTTTCGGCATTTTATAAATTCCACCGTTTAATGTAAGGCCTTTGTATCCTTGTGAAATCCAATTTTTCTCATCTTCATCGTTTGTTAAAGGATAATATTCATAGTCTAGATCTTTAAAACTAGTATCCCACCATGGGTTTATATGTCCTATTCTATATGTCATTTTTATTTGTGGCCTGTAATTTGCATAGTGTATCTTGTTTTTATTCCTATATTAGCGGCCATGTGAGGCGTATTGCCTTTCCAAAATATAAAATCACCTTTGCGATAATTTGTAATACTATGACCATCTATCTCAAAAAAATGTCCTGGTTGCCATTTATCTAAAAAGACTATTGCTCTCACACAATCTTTTAGTTTGCATTTAAATATACTTCTATACTTTTTGAAAGTATCTTTATGAGTTGGTAGTATTACACCTGTGGGCATTTCATAAAAACTAACACCTATGTTCTTTGCATTATATGTTTTTGCAAACCAATTTATAAAGTCTGGTACATATTTAGGTTGTTCTGAATTCATATCACATAATAAACCTGTATAATATTTGTGTGTATAACCTTGATTGTGCCATTTTTTCAAATCACTAGTATTGTTGAAAGGTTGTCTTTTATAGTCTAATTTAGTATAACTGTTTTTACTCCAAAAAGGATTCATATATCCTCTATGCCAATTTCCATAGTCTTGGATTACAACTGAACCTAAATGTCTATTTCCGTGTGTTGCCATAATGTACTACTTCAAATTCTGAACTATTAAATTTTCGCCAAGGATCAACAATTATACTTCCTGGTTCTAAATAACAATACAGTTGATCTTTGTATTTTTGATTGGTGTATCTATATGTAGTTTCAGCACTATGACCTAATAGTGCAACTGCTTTAAAAGGCCCTTTTAAAGGATGAGTCATAGGATCTACCATAATTGGATGGTAACCTAGTTTTTCACAATAGTGTGCAACAAGAACACTATAACTACCGTCTTGGTATTCAACATTAGGTTTGTATGCTACACCATGTATTAGTACAGGTAAATCAGTTTCTTTTGCTTTGCTAACTAAAAACTCTGCTATATTTTGTGCTTGTTTTTCTCTTGCATTCATTATGCTATCAAATAAATCATAACCTAAATTTAGTTTCTGTGCCATATATCTTAATGCTATATTATCTCTAGGATGGCATGCACCTCCATCTCCCATGCCTGGTGTCATATATTGTGGGCCCATAATACGTTTTGTACTATGTGCTAGTGCATTGCAGACAACGTCAGCATTTATATTGCCTTGTTTCATTGCTACATCTTGTATCATATTGACTAAACTTAATTTTGCACTTATAAATGTATTATAAAAAACTTTAATGCATTCACATTCGTCCCAAGTTCCTATTTCATAACGTGGGTCATTTTCCATAATAGTTTTGTAAAAGTCAACTAATTCTTTTGCATCACCAGTTTCTGTACCATCTTCTGTTCCTATCATAACCATTTCAGGATTAACCATATCCCATGCTACACTACCCATTGCAATTAAGTAAGGGTTGTAAACAAAACGAGTGTTTGTGCATAATGGTTCTAATATACTTCTTACAGTGCCAGGTATAACTGTAGATATTAAACATAACAATTGACTTTTGTCCATATGCTTGTTTGTTTCAGTTAATACTTGTGTAACTATACTATAACTAAAATCTTCAGGTGGTAAATGTGCTGTAGGTAATCTTCCATCATATTCAGGTTTATGTGGCGTTGGTACTGCAACGAATACTATTTTTGCATCTTGTACTGCTTGTTCAATAGACGGTTTTATATCTACTAGTTCGCTAGTAACTTTTGCAATATCATACCCTGTAACAGTGTGTCCTTTTTTAGCTATTTCTTCAGCACATGGTAATCCTAATTTACCACAACCAATAAATGCTATTTTCATGTTGGTATTTCCTCTTTAACCAGCATTCTATTTTTCTTTTTTTTAATATTTTTCAACCATAAGTTATGATGTTTTTCGTACTTACTTTCGATATGAAAAGGTGTATCATCTAAAACAAATTTTAACACATCAAAATTATTTAAGATATCATTAAAAGGTATAGTATATAAATTTTCATTCAGAAAAATATTTTCCAAAAATTCTTTTGTATAAACTGCTTCTTCTAAATAACTTAATGTATAATAACCTCTTAATTTTTTTGTTGCATATCCTTGGATAGTTATGATCAAAATGTCTTGGATTATTCCTTTAATTTTTTTGTAATTTTGCCATACCTCATCTAAATGACCTATGTATATACAATTATTTCTAATGTTTGTTTGACGATGAAGAAATAAATTGTTGAAATGATGAATAGAATTAATATTATTATTATTAGTATAATTTTGTAATAACAGTTGATCGTTTATACAATTATCCAAATTTTGCCCTGCACCTATAATGTTTGCAATATGATTACCACCGGTGTTAGGAGCAAAAATAATAAGTTTACTCATTTATTGTTTCCTATTATACTGTAAAGATCTTTTCCGCTAAAGAAGTGTGTATCTAATTTTTTAACTTGGTTTTTTAAAGCAGGAAGAAACTTATCGTAGTTTTCCATATAATCTTTGATTTGATTTATAATTGAATTTTTGTGTTCCAAGTATTTATTATAATCTTGTGTCCATATACTAGGATACAAGAAATCTTGCATAGCCATTTCTGTGTAACTAAGTCTATCAGGAACCATAGGAATAGTATCTACAATAGCACCTTCATACCAACTTATACCCAGTGTTTCTTGCAGATTAGCACTGAATAATAATTTTGCTTCTCCTAGCATATTATGATATTCATTTTTACTGAGGTTGTGTTCTTGACACATTACAAATTCATATTCTGGTAACTGTTCTTTTAAATCACGAAATATTTCAGGTTGTTTTTCAGGTGCTAATCTATGTGGGAAAATAATAAGGTCACGTTTTTTCATACCTTTGTAACTATCTAAACTATGCTTTAGATATTCCATAGGCCAACCAACACGATGTATTTTGTCTTGTTGTATAAAGAATGTTTCATCAAACATATCTATATGGAAGTCACTTGCAAAAAAGTTGTGATCATAACATTCGTACATGCTACGTTCTGCATTTCTAACCCAAGGCTTATCACCAATTAATCTGCCTAGAAAGTCTTGCGGATCATAACTACCAGCATGCCACATGCCACCAATGCGAATCCTAACACCCAATAACTCTGCCATGTAACGGAGTTGTATAACTGTAGGATTCCAAGCATCGGTGTACAGAAAATAATCACCATTTTTAATAGAGCCGGCACAGAACATTTCTCCTATTTGTTCAAGTTGCTTACTCTTATATATGTTCGTTCCGCCAAAGTTTAAAAATGCACCTGGTGTAGTAGATTGCGGTACTTCACCTCCACTTATAACTTTTACGTCTACGTTAGTAGCACGTTGAAGTTGTTTAGGAAGATGCTCTTTCCATTGCTTAGTATAACGAGTATCAACTGCTTCTATATCTACTATATAAATTGTCATTGTTAACTCCCAGGATACGTTACAACACACCCATTTTCGTTATCTTCACTTACTTCTATAACAACATCTCTGTTTGTGCCATAACGTTTACGTATTTCTATAATCATATCATCTGCTATCATTTCACAGGATTTGTAATCCAGTTGTACAACATCTTCATTAAACAATCTTTGTAACCAACGACTAAACTGTATAAACTCTATTTCTCTATCATCATGAAATACTTCTATAGTAACTTTAAAATGAAACATATGCCTATGTGGATAACCTAAGAAACTCACATCATCCCAATCGCCTGTTGCAAGTTTAGGATCTTTGTCTGCACCAGGATACATATGGATACCTTCTTTTTGGAAAGTTACCCAAATCATACGTTTACTTTGTGAGAGAGATTCTTTTAGAGCAGTATCTCTTTGTTCATTAAGTATTTCATTTATATTTGGAGATGGATGAATTCCTGTAACCTGTCCTGTTTCTGGATCTATATCTAATCTTTCACCTGCCATACTTTTTTCCTTTTCTTCTTCTTCTTTAAGACGTCGCATCATGTATTGAATGTGCCGTTCCATTAGTATTCCTGTTCATAAAAATATGCAAAATATCCTTTACCGTTAGTATCACCGCCACCATTATCAAGTTCAACGCCATCATACTCAACTGCATATACTAAATCTTCACCATTAGGTGCTTCTGCTATTGAAAATTTTAACAGATTTTGATCAAAAGGTAAAGCAGTTTCTATAACTGCTTCAAAGAAAGTTCCTTTTTCACTGCTCATAAACTGACATATATGTTGTCCTTTTTCTGGAAATCTATCACCATACCCATGATCTTGAACATAAGGTTCAACTTCCCAATCACTATCTTCACCTACCTTGTTTAAAAACTCATTTAAATCTTCGTGTTCTATTACTTCTTCAAGTATCATTGCACCATAATCTGCACTGTCTACTTTTTCTACTGTAAGATATGCTGCATCCTGTGCTACTCCCCAAGTAGCATCAAACTGGTCCCAGGGTTCGTAATATGTACTGCCTTCACCTTCTTCATTATGCATAAACATTGCTTCACGTGGAATTGTTGCAGGATCTAACTCATCAAAGTCTTCATCTTTGTTTACGTCTTCTGGGCTTTTATCTTCTGCTTCAATCACATAATGAACTGCATCACCGTCACCATGTTCGTCAGTGTGTGCTTTCCAAAAATCATGTGCTTCTTTTGAAATGTTTATATAGGATGTTTCTGCACCATATCCCCAAAGTCTAATAGTATAGAAATGTGGACCTTTAAATGCTTCTATAAGATCTTCTTTTTGTTTTGTTGTAGGTTTGCTCATTAGTTTGCCTATAAGTTGTTATAATTCTATTATAATAACATATAACACTAGGTTGTCAACTAACTTCCTCGAATAAACTTGCAAATTGTGTACTTGCATTTACTGTTCTTTTACCAGTTGCACCACGACTTCCTATAACTTTCATCCATAGTCGACTATGATCTTCTATTAGTTTATTTTGTTTGTCGCGATCATCCATTGTAAACAAGTGTGCAATTACATCTTTTACTTCAGTACGATCAAAGTTATCATCAACTAGTTCTTTAGGATACTGACCTTCATCATATAGTCTATTTGTTTCCTGTACACTGCGTATGTGTAAGTACATATTATGATTCATTAGAAGTGCATAACTGAATGTATCCCAACTTGTTTTACCCTCTTTACCAATTTTGTTAAGATCACCAGGTGCATAGACACAAATATCCTTAACTTTCATTAGTTCAGTTATAGGACTAGGTATCCATTTATCATATATACTTTCACAATATTCATCATAACTTTGTATACTGTTACTCATGTTTTTATCATCAGGTGCATCTTCCATCATGTATTTCCACTTGCCATTGTGTGGCATACGATAATGTGTATATTGTTGTCCATTACTTGTTGCAAGAAAAGGACTTGCACAGTCAAAACTTACAGTAAAATTTTCATTATATAATTTACGGACACCTCGTTGTATAGCAGTCAGTACACCAGCCCATTCAAGTTTTCCTGTTCCTAAAACATGCATCCAATCATGTTTACCTTTTTCAAGTAAACCATCGTGCATTAAGGTTACTATTCTTTTTAATATAAGATGTACATCACATGCATTTTGTCCACCCATACCATAACCTTCAAAATGTGCATCAGGATAAATTTTAGGATCACTAAACCTTTTCATTGCATTATACCAATCATCGGCTTGTGCATGGTTTTCACCTTGTAATACGTTTAAGAACTTACAATTTCCATTACGATTGTTTACAAAGTATTCATTGTTAAATGCAGTTCCATCTACTGCCTCTTGATATGAACTAATCTGAGCCGCCTTTGCACCTTCCGGTTCACGACTTAACCAAGCAGGAACATCTAGGATCATTCCATAATCCATATATTCGTCCATCCACTTCAGTACACTTTCACGTTTCTTTTGTGCTTGTGGACATCCACTATTTGCCTTCCAATCACCTGGCCACTTGCCTTTACCAATCTGGAATCCACCACTATCACCTAGCATAAAACTACTTGTTTTATCACGATGACGATACATATATTCACGAGGTAAGTCTTTTTCTATATCTAAACTAGCATGACCTGCACTATGTAGACTCCACTTATAGTGCCAGAGTGCATTAGGTTTTAAGTAGTCAAGTTCTCGTACATCTGCACTAATAGGCTTAGGTATACGTTCAGGAAGGACACTTGGTTCATTTGTGCCTGCAGTATGTTTTATTTTGCCTGTTACATTTACATAGAAACTACTAAGAGCAGGTAAAAATACTGCATAGTCTTTTTGTAGTTCTGTTAGGTTAGTTGGGAGATCAGTCATTTATTTGCTTTGTGCAGGAAGTAAATATCTATATTCTGCTAGTCCGCTATCAACAACTATTTCAGCAACACCATCGTCACTAAATTTAAATGTTGTATCGCCACCGAGACTAAGTATTTTGCTAACTTGTTCTACAGGCCAACTCCATGCTCTTTCTAACTTTCCACCTGCATCAGGTTGGAACACAAAGTTACCAGCATGTGTACTATGATCACCAAAGAAGAATTTTAAATCATTGCCTTCAGTTTTAGCAATGAATGTAGTTTCTTCACTGTTTGCACTAATCATAAATTTAAAACGTTGTATACTTGCTACTGTAGGTTGGAATTCAATACCCCAATTTACATCTCGCATCTTTACAGTTTTAAGTTTTTCATTAATAATCTCACTTGCCATAAATCGATAGTCATTTTTAAAATCACCACTAGCATTTTCAAATGCAATACCTACTGGTACCGTTTCACCATTACGTTCCTGAGTATTAATGCTTATGTTTGCATTTTCTGCATATTCTGGAATACGTAGAATAACACCAAGTTTATCCAAATTAGGCATACCAAATGTACCCATAAAATCTGCTACTGGTGTTTTTGTTGTTGCTTGTAGAATAACACTACGATCTTCTGCAAGTCCTTCAAATGTTGTTTTTGCATCAGTTCCTGTTACTTTAACAAGACTGATAAAGCCAAGCGAATGTGTATGCTTAACTATATCTAATAGATAATCTTTCATAAGACGTCCTTTTGTTTTACAATTATGTGATTATTATATAAGGTATTTAGACGAGTGTCAATAAAATTTAAATTTTATCTGTAATTTTTACAAGTGGTCCAGAAAGTTTTTTACTTGTTAGGTCACCGGGTTTTTTAACCACCATCCAACTGTGTGATTCTCTCCAGCATTCTTGTTTTATAATATCAAAACCTAACATTTGTACCATACTTGTCATAAGTGTTTTAGTATTGTAAGTTCTATAAGCACCCGGCCCATTTAAAAAATCTAAACTTGCTTCTTGTTCACAGTCATTAAATGTGAAAATAAAATAACCACCAGGGCGTAACATATTATACACACTACGCATTTCATCCTTAATAGGATCAATAGGCAAAAACTCATAACAGTTAATACTTGTTGCTAATCCTAATTGATTTTGAGGAAGTTTATCAAAGTCATTATAAAACAACAAACGTTTATCTGCAAAGAAATTGTTAAACTTGTTTTTTATATTTTTAGTATCTGTTATGTTTCCAGTATATAGATATAATGGGTCACATGCTAACATGCTTGCAGTATGTATTCCTGTACTAGGATTAAGTTCTATTCCTGCATAACGCCAATCACTATAATATCCTATATCTGCAGTAATTTCTTTAATTAAGTCTTTGTCTAAATTAGCTCTTTCTTGTATTAACTGTAGATCACGTTCATTAGTTTCGTAATCGTCATAGTCACGTTTGAGTACTACTAGCTCTTGTTCTCTTAGTAGTTCGTTTGTTTTATCATTTATTTTATCTATGGATTGTCTATAGATTTTACTTAAATTAATTAAGTTATTGAGAGTTTCATCTATGTATTCATACAGATGCTTGTCTTTCCAATACTTGCTCTGTTTTTCAAAATAGTCTTTATGTCTTTGCAGTTCTTGATCTATATCAAACTTGTGATTTTTGTTCTCTCTCAAAAATTGATTGAAAAGAATCATTTTATCTACAAGTTTCATCGAACACTCCTAATACATTGTATTTATAATAGCATATTATTCAAATGAAAATAAATCATCAAATGTATTGGCAGTTTGTGTTGCACCTTTTAAGTCCCAATTAAGAACACTTAACAGGTTATCTATTTTTTGATCTACAATAGTTTCTTCCATTAATCCATCATCAAAAGGCAAATCCTTAAACCATTGTGGTAAGTGTGTTTCATCTGTTGGATAACCTATACTTGTAAATCCTAATGGATTTGCTTTTAGTTTACAAACAATAGTTTTTGCACCGTCCATAATTTCCTGGCTGTACTTGTCACCATTCATTCTACGTAGGTTATTCCAGTTCATTGCAGCTCTCACGTGCCCTGGCATATTTGCTTTGCCTAAACGTTTTTCTTCTGCAGTATACTTAGTCAAGTTGTTCACACGTTTTGGTGTGCCCTTTTCCCAACCAGGACGTTCATGAAATATATTTTTAAACTCTTTTACTTTTTCAATAATTTCTTCTCTACCATGGCCTGTAAGTACATCTTGCAATAGTTCACTTAAAAAGTCCTGCATAACTTTAGGAGTATCACTACGTTTAAGATCTAAACCCATTGCTTTTACTTTACCTGGCTTGCCTTCTGTATCTAAACGGAAACCTTCTTGATCATATATTAGTGCAGCATAACGTTTTTTTGTTATATATAATCCTTTTGTTGCAACTATTTCTCTTCCACCTCGTATAATCTCACCATTTTTACGAGGACAATGGAATGCACGTTCCATAAAAACTGGAAAGTCTAAGTTAACTTCATCTGCTATATTGTCATAAAGTGCTGTTACAATATCTTTTGTCCATTCTGTTTTACCTGCTTCTACGTCTGCTTTCATCATAGGCCATGCACTAAAGTATACACTATCTGTATCACCATAAACTATCGCATCACCTATGTGATCTTCTTTACCCGTAAGTAAACTGTTTACAACTTCTGCCATACGTTTACTAATACATCTACCAGTAAGTGTTGTACTCTGTCCTATACGAGCGTCAAAGAATCTACACCCTGGATTTAGGATTGCACCATACAAACTATTTAGGTTAATCTTTTTTACTAACTGTCGCTTATCCCAATACTCTACATCACCATCTTCATCTTTTGCACGTTTTAATTCCTTCTGCATTTCTTTACGTTCTGCATACCAACGTTCTAATAAACCAGGAATAATGCCTACACGTTCATATGTAAAGATAGTACCGTTTGCACTTAAAGTCCAGGGCTGGTTACTATCGAATATTAATCGCCATACATCATATGCACTACAAACATCTTCATCACCATTTTCCCAATCAATAGTTATTTCTGTACCACGATCCATATTCATTACTGCTTGATATTCTCTACTGCCGAATTCACCTTCCCAAGCATCTGCAAAAGTTTTCTTTTGTGACATTAAGTCTTTAATACGACTTTCAGTCATTGTTTGTCTAAGTTGTCCTACAACTGTTTCAGGACCCATATTTAATGCACGAATAACACTAGGATATAGACTGTTTATATCTATAGCACCAATCCAGTCATGTAATCCTTTTTTAGGATATGCTACATATGCACCTGCTGCAGTTGTATTCTTTTCACTATTCTTACGATTAGGCACAACCATACCACGTGCATGAGCATCATTAATAATTGCTTGTTCTGTAACTGCTACTGCACCCATTGTTGTCATTAACAACACAGTATTTTCATGTGCTAACACGTTACTCAAATCTATAAAACGTAACTTCTTATCCAGTTTGTTTAGTAGTAATGTATCCTGCCTATTATAATCAATAAACTTTTCAAAATCTTGATTATATAATTGGTCCAGTGTGCCTTCATATTGTACTTTACGTTCCTCTAGCTCATACTCGCCTATAGCATCTAGTGTATAACTATGACGTTCTTCATATGTATACTTGCGATACAATTGCATATAATCCAAATGTACACGCCCTACTAAATCAAATGTTGTACTCTCTTTACCAAATCGTTCAAATGTACGTTTCTTAGGTTGTTGTCCCCATAAACACCATTTTCTATTATCGTCTTTGCTTAGTACTTTTGTAATACGATTTACTGTGTAAGGTATATCATAACCTTCACTGTTCCAACCACTAACTATATCTGCATCTTCAATTAAGTCCAAGAATACCTTTAGCATTTCTGCTTCACTAGTAAACAGATATGTATTATCAAAACGTTTGCATAAATCTTCTGCAGTCTTCATAGTCATTGAACTTGGAGGTATTGCAAGTGTTACAAGTTGCTCGCTCCAGTCCAAATATAATGTGATAGCAGTTATTGCATTGAAAGGATCATCAGGGTTACTGTATCCTCGCTCTTTATCAAAATCTACTTCAATGTCAAAAAAAGCAGTATGCAGTTTAGGAGGTTCTGCATTTAAATAATTTTCTTCTAAGCAACGAAATACAGGGTTGATATCACTTTCATATAGTGTAGTATGTCCTTGTATTTTTATTTCTTTCTGAAACTCTTTGCGATTACGTGTAGCAAATCTACTTACTGGTGTATCAAAAATTGTTCTATGTTTGCCACGTGCATCATCATAATAAAATACATAGTTAGCAGGGTACTCACGATACTCACGTTTTCCATTCACTCTTTCTACAACATGTATCCTATCACGTTCTCTATCTATGTATGCATCAACGTAACTCATTTTCTTCCTTTATACCATTTATATATGCCCCAAATACTCATTGTGGCCCAGAATATCTCTAGTGTTATATTAGCAATTACCGGTTTATAATACAAGTTAATTCCCAAAAGAATAGCAACCATTAAATTAAAGCAACTATACCAAAAGCCTTTTGCATCTATACGATCTGTTTGTAATAAAAAGTAAGTACCAACTAGTAGCAACATACCACATTGTCCTACAATATCACTCCAATGTAATGTATAGTAATCTACCACCATTGTGCAGCAACTCCATAACCAAAGACATTAATTATTGCGAAATAAAAAGTAAGCAACATGATCCATGCTGCTCCTCTACGCCAACTTGCATAAAGTTGTGTAACACTTCCTACAAAAAATCCAGGATAAACAATTAACATATTTGGATTGTCTGCTTGTATAGCAAGAATTGCACTTGCGCCTACTGTAAATATAAAACTTATAAGTTCAAATATAAATGCTATTCGATCACTAGTATAACTGTTTACCCAAAATGTTTTTATTCCTATCATAATACTTCCAATACTGCCTCTACACCTTGTGCAACATTTTTTTCCCAAACATCAAACTGATGCGGTGTGCCTACATAGTCTGTAATATATTTCATACAGGTTAGCTCAACGTTCATCTGTTTACAAACTTGTGCTATAGCATAACCTTCCATGTCTACAATATCTATATTATTATCTATAAGCCATGGGTCTTCAGTATGTACAAAACTATCACCTGTGCCTAATGTAAACGGGTTAGCAATACTATCTGCACCGAATTCTAAATAAGGTAGCCCTGCCTCAAACGGCGTTACGCCTCGAGGAGCAGATGGTTCTGCATTCATATCACGTTGTATAAATCTAGTTACTCTATGTAAACCAGATAAATCTTCTCTACAACTACCCGCAGTGCCATAATTCACAACACGAGGATGAAATCCTAAATCATGTGCTTCCATAATAGCTCTTGTAGTGGCAATAGAAGCATTTACTTTTCCAACACCTGTGTATATTACTTTGTAATTGCTAGGTGCTTTTTTGTAAGGAAGTTCTGCTTCTAATGCAACTAACAGAATTCTATATTGCATTTATATTTTGCCAACTGTAGACAAAATATTTTCAAGTTCACTATACTCATCACTGTGTTTATCAAAGTCTGCTTTGTAAGCAGTCCTCATTGCTTTTTTAAGAACAGTTGGTTTAATTTGCATCTCTTCTGCAATTGCTTTTACAGTATCAGATAAACCTTCTTGAAGGTCTTCTACTTCTTGCATTACTGTAATGCCTTCATTTATTAGTTGTGTAAGTTTTGCTTTTTCTTCGCTAGAAAACACTCTATCACTCATGTGATTACTCCTTAGTTATAACTTTACTATTATATGTGATTTATACTATTATGTCAACTGGTAGTTTGCTTTTTATTTTTATGTTGTCTTTATGTGCAACAAATTGTTCCGTATCTTTGCTAGTAGGACAAATTTTACAAATTTTGTGTGGTTTACCAAAATTGTTAGCAAAAGCATCCATATTATCATCTGGACTATGTCCATATCCTAATGCCTGTTGCCATAAATCATAATTAGGTCTATCAAATCTGTCAAGTAATTCTGGCAAGTAAGCAAGATGTCCGCATTTGTATATTTTTCCTTTGTATAATAAAGGACATCTTTGTTGGCAACATGCATCAAATGCCTCAACAGGATTACTATCAAATGGTGCCATGTTTTTGTAATCGTTTTTGAATACTCTAACAAAAGTATCTGGTTTGTTAATCTGTAATCTAAAATTAGTACTTGGTTCTAGCCAACGATCAATACCAAATTCTGTAACCTTTTTCCATTCATATTTTTGGAATATTCTATCTATCGCTTCATCCAATGCTGGTGTACTTATATGATATGTAATTTTAAAAACACTGTTTCCTATGTCTCTTAGTAAGTGAAAAACGTCCCAGTGTCTTTGTATTAGTGTACCATTTGTTACAAAACGTTGTTGAGCATCAGGTAATAATTTTTTTACACCACGTATCCATTCTTTTATTGTAGGATTGAGTAAAGGTTCACCTCCCATATATCCTATAGCAGGCAAGTGTACTTTATCAATCCATGGCACTAACCAACTACGTCCTTCTTCCCAAGTAAAATAACCACTCCACTTTAGGTCACTAAAGGTACTACATCCTGTACAGGATAGATTACATGCTTGGTTTACTTGTAATTCTAAAAATGGTATCGTTGGCATGAACCTCGCCTACTTAAATCGTTTGTAACACAGTGTATTCCGGCGTCCCAAAAATACTTGTGTCTAAAAGGTGAAATATGTGCAGTTATGCCATGACGAGTTAACGCATCAACTGCTTGTTTATTATATTCAGCAAGAACTACATTTGTAGGATTAATAATTAAAATGTTAACACCAAATACTGTTTCACTTACTTCACCTATCCAATCATTCATATAACTATCTACAGTTTCTGTAATAAGAGGATTTTCATCAAAGCCAGGAATATACCATTTGCCTGCATTCAGTTTCATACTTGCTTGAAACATTTTATGTGCGGCATAGTGACTTTCAGGTAAATGCACAACTTCCCAATTAGGAAAACTATCTTTATAGTCTTCGTTAGCAATACTAATAATTAATCCAGGAGCAACAGGACAATATACTGCATCACCGTGTCCTTGTGCATCAACTATATGATTATTTGTATTAGGAAATAATTCATTTACGTTTTTTTGGATTGCAGTCCAGTCGTCATATATACTTTGTGTTGCAAAAAATAAATCGTTTCCAAGTCTACTTACAAAGCATCCAGAAATATAACTACAGTCTGTAGGTTTGACATTGCATTTTTTAAAAATGTCTTTATAAAAATCTAATTTTCTATTATGCTTCTTTTGGTCATGCAATTGAAACTGAGCCCATGTTTTTTGCTTTTGTTTTTTGAAAGCATTATGTGCATGGTTAGCATTTGGAACTACTGGTACCCAACATTTATCATGTATTTGAATAAAATAGTCTCTTGGAGTAACTGGTGGAGGTACCCATATATTATCAACCATGCAATTTTCAAATGTGTCAGGTATAGTTGGACGTAATACTTCAACATCAAATTGAACCAGTAACTTTATTAATTTTTGAAAATCTTCTTCTGTTTCTAATGCTACTTGCTCAAACTTTTTACGTGTATCTATATCTTTAATCCAACTATAAAATTCTGGAGGATACGCTTTGCCAACGACACATACTTCTAGTGGATCCCAATGTTGATAAACTGCGTACATAACTCTATTTATATTGCAGTTTGGCTCTGGGGGTAGGACTCGAACCTACACGCTAAATATATTGCAGTACATTTAACACACGATAAACGGTCGTGCATGTCTACCGATTTCATCACCCCAGATTATAAACTAAGCCGCCTTTGCTAGTGCATTATGTTTTTCTAAAGCCGCAATCATTCTTGTCATGCCTATTCCTCCACCAACTCTTGGAAAGAAGTCAAACTTTAAGAACTCTTCCAGTTCTGCTTCTACTCTATCTTTGCCAAACAGTTTGTAAAGTAAGTTACTATAAGCACCATCTGTAATAGTATGAAATGTATCTCTCATCATGTCTACATCTGTACTACGTTCTGCACTACCTATTGTTTCCATACCACCAAGTATAACATCAATCTTTTTACTTTCGGTTTCACCTGGATATCTGCTCATGTTCCAAAATGGTGATGTCATTTCTGGAAAGTCTGTTATCATAGTGGCACCAAACTCGTTGTACATTTTCGTTTCTTCTTCAGCAGTCATTTCATAATCACTAGCAAGTCCATAATATTTTTGCCAATCAGCATATGTCTTTTCTGTTATTGCTGGAAAGCCTAAGTATTCACATAATTCGTATTCCATCTTCTTAAGGTCATTTATGTCTCCTGGCATTTCAAATTCAAACATTGGAAAGATAATGTCGTGTCTGCCTGGTATAGCATTTGGCTCTTGTCTGTAACTAGTGGACACACAAAAAAAGCCCTTACTATCGGGCTTACTTAATAATTCATGTTCTAACCACATTTGGCCTGTTTGTGGTAGTGGCCATACTTGGCCTGCGTAATTGTATGTTGCTACATTAAATGGATCTTCACATGCAGCTAGTATGCTTAGTCTGTTTTGTGTATGTACTTCTAAAAATCCTTTGTCCAAAAAAAAGGACCTTAAAAGGCCTACTGTGTCTGTAAATTTACTTGGTTCTATTAGTTGCGTCATTTTGTTTCCTTTTGTCAAAAAAAATTTGCTCAAAAAAAATTGAGTCTTGTTATTTTACCGTTGCTTTATTTAGCAAAGTTTACCACTTGCGACATGACCAATATCTTGCTTTTGTCTTTGGTCCTGGATTATCGCAGTTGTGTCTAGCTCTAAAACTCTTACGTGCTTTAGGATTACTTTTTCGAATACGCATTGTCTTACCTTTAGCACTTGTTCCACCATGCCCAAAGTTTACTTTAATAACATTGCCTTTTTTGTTCTTAACATATACTTTAAACTTTTTTACATCACCTTGCATAGGTTTATTAAGTTTAACTTTACGTCCACGATACTCTGCTTCGAACATATCATTATCGTCTATACTATATCCTAGTATTCCAAATTCTTCATGAAAGTCTTGATCTTCATCTAATGTAATTTCTTCTTGCTCATCTATGTCTACACGACCAAATCCTGGTTTAGGATCACCTTTAACGATACTATCTAAATGCATATTTTGATATTCAGCCACTTCGTCATCTATACCAATATCTCTTGCAGTTTGCATAATTTCTATATGTACTTTTTGTGCAAATTCCTTTGCTTCGTCTGAGGATTCGCCTGCATCCATTACTGCACGTTCTAGTTTGTATATCATATCCTGTAGTTTTATAAGTTTTTCCATGCCTGGTTTATCAGCATGTTTTTCAGCAGTTTCGATTGCACTTCCACACATATAAAAATGTGTTGTTGTATAATCACCTATAGTAACTTCTGGTCCTTTAGGATCTATATCTTCTACAGTATTAAATTCTTTAATACGCATTACTTGCCTTTTCTCCAGCCACCGCCTGCTGCTTTATACTTCTTTGCAGCCCATGCATTGGCATAAGCACTTGGATATACTTCAAACTTTTTCTTTGCTTGTGACTTGTAGTAACTCCACTTTCCTGGATCAGTAGGAGTATTCTTTTCAGTAAGAGTACTTATAGTTTCAATTAATTTTGGAATAGCAAATTCATTTAAACGCATTTTTACTCTTCTGTTTGTTCTATTGTTATTCCTAATGCATCAGCATGTGCTCTTGACAGTGCTTCACTTGCTACTATTAATGCTTGTTGCATTTCTACTAGTGCGTTTGCGTCACCGCCTGCTTCGTTGATTTTACGTCCTAGCATTCCGCCTTCACTAACCATTTTTTGCATAGTCTCTATCAATTCGCCCATTTTACTAAAAGCTCTATCTGCATATTCATATTCTGTAGTACCTTCATCTATAGTGCTTTTGATAGCATCTATTTCTGCACCTGAACTACGTTCTGCCTTCATAAACTTTGCAAATCTATCCTGCATAGTTTCTTCAACTTCTTCAGCTTTTGCTTCTACCACTGGCTCATAAGGATTAGCATCTTGTATTTCATTAAACTTTGTAAGTAAGTCTTTAGTTGCACCTACTTCTGTTTTTGTTGTACCAGATTCTTGAATTACTTCTTCAGGTTTTTTACTGTTTTCTATTTCATTCATTTTTGCTACTAATTGTGCGAAGTCCATTATTTTTTACTCCAGTCGTTTAATCTACCAAATGATTTAGTTGTGTCTGCTCCGTAAGGATCACGTGCCATTTTATTTGCTATTGCTTGTTTTCTCTGCATCGGAACAGGAGGTTTTGCAGGTTGTTTAGGATCTGCTGATGGCATAGTACTAGGTTTAGTTTGTGTTTTTGCTGGTCCGTCTATACCTTTATTCATATCTAGCTTATCTAATATTTGGTTCATAATACCTGTATCGCTAGATGTTGTAGACTTTGTTGCTTTATTCTTAGGTAAGTTTTTTATTATATCACCTATTGCATCTTCTTTGACTTCTTCGTGAACTTCCTCAACTGCTTCCTCTTCTTCTGGAACAGTCATTGCATCTGTCATATCACCAGCAACAGGAACAACTGCTAGTTCGACATCAGCCATCATTTGACCTTCCATATAGTGTTTTACACTACCCAAGTAATCAGCAGCTTTTGTAATCTTTGCTGCGACCCAACCATCTATGCCTTCCATCTCTGAAATGTCTTTCATCATTTTATGGATTGCTACTGCATATTTTGCACTTTTGTATAGGTCGTTTCTTGCCATTTGTACTTCGTGATCTTTCTCAACTTCTTGAGCCATGTCACTCATGTTACCTTCTTTTACAGGTTGTTTACTTTCTCTAACACCTTCAATTTCCATAACATCTGCTAACATATCATCTAGGTGCATTGCAATAACGTCCATTGCTTGATCACTTAAATTTAAATCTTCTGCCATACTTTCAAAGTTTTGTACTGCTCTAATAAGATTATCCTTACCTTTGCTACTTAATACTTCTTGTACTGGTTGCTGGTCAGTATTTAATTCTTCTAATTTACTAATAATATCACGCATAGTTAGTTCCTGATTAATATGTGTTAGTGTTATTTATCGTTTTATAGGTGTACCCATAACATTATCTTTTACGTCAAGTGCATTCTTAGCAGTACCATCTGGATTCTTTTTTTGTGGTGCAACCGGTATACCATTTTTATCACGTTTTAATTTTTGATGTGCTTGTATAGGATTTGCAACTGCAGCCATATTTCCACTACTAGTTGCACCACTGCTTGCAGCTTCAGTTATTTCACGTATTCTCATTTTATATTTTCCTTACTGTATAATCAACTAAATGCACTGGTGTGTCTGATAAACTCTCTATTTTTACATCATAGTCATTAGCATCAACTAGTTCTATTTGTAAATCATTACTAACAGTATTTTTAGAAGCAATTGTATAAAAGCGTTCTGTGACTAGTTCATCGTTCACATATATTCTATATGGAATATGATCTTTATCGCATTTTAGTTTTGCTTCTAATAACATTTTTAATCTCGCATATTAAATGCAAAACTTACTTGTCTTGCTAATTGTATGCCTCTATCTCTTTCAGATTTCTTAGTGCTATTTTTCATTTTATTTGCTTTAGCTCTAAGTCTTTTTAAATCTGTTTTACTTAGTTTTTCTCCTGCACCCTTGCCTAAGTATTGTGCTGCTTTGCGTTTTAAACTACCTGGTCTACTACCGGGTTTTGACTTTCTTTCGTGTAAATCTTCAGTTAGTGCTTGTAACTCCTCCATCAGACTTTCCACTGTTGGTTGTTGGTTTTGCATTGTTCTGTGCCTTTTGATTTTTAATCCACTCTAATGCTTTTTTATGTTTAGGTGGAGTGTTTAAAAAACGTTGTACTTCATTGTATACTTTATCAAAGTTTTTTTGTCTATCAAGATCTTCTAATCCTCCACTGTTATCAACGATATGAAATCTATCAGCACCAAAGATTTGCTGATATTTCATAAGGTTTTGTTGAACTTCATTCCAAGAGTCTGCTACTAAATTAGCAGGCAAAACTCTGTCTCTTTGTCTGTTTCTTTGTTGTGCAACTTCTAAACTAGTATTAACAAATATCATGCTAACACTGTAACCTATGCTCTTTAATTTTTGTGCTAGGTCTTGTATTACACTAACATTTTTACCGGTACCATCAATTAACAATCCTATTCTGCCATCGATATAATTTTGTTGTCTTTTAGCAGTTAAGTCTTTTGCAGTACCTCTGATTTCTTGGCCCTGGGTAGAAGCAATTGTGTCTGGATCCAGAGAAAGACCTTGACGCTTCAATAAAAATTCATATACTTCATCACTGTTTACTGCACGTAATCCTGTGCCACCTAATATGTTTTGTGCTACAAAACTTTTGCCACTGCCTGGACCACCTGCCATAAACACTGCTTTAAAAATGTGCGGATCATTTACACCTTCGTCAACCTGTACTTCCTGAACCTTAGTAATCATATAAGGCTTACCTTGTTGTTTAAACTTCTTACGTTTCTCTCTGTAATCTTCAGGATCAAGTATTATTTCTTTAGGTTGTGGTTTACCTTTGTCTAAGTCTTTTATTAAGTCGTTTAGATCTTGAATTGTATTTTGTAAACTTGGTAAAGTAGGTTTACCCATTTTATCGGGACTTGGTATAGATTCGTTTGCTTTTGCTTCTGACAAACTATCTGTATCATAATAGTCTGTGAGTCCTTCAAGTCTGCCAGTGATAATATCATCCATCATACTTTGGCTAACATCATTTTCTAAATCAATAGCAACTTTGTGTTGTTGTGCTATTTTTTGTATTAGTTTAGGTGCGTCTGTGTCTGCTTCATCTTTAATAATAGCAGCCATACTGTTATGCTCATCAAAGTCTTGCTTGTATACAATAATACCTGGTACTGCTCTTAGTGCTTGGAATAGTCTATCTTGATTCTTTTGCTCAGTGGCATCACAGAACTTAGGGTTTACACAAACAAACTCTATTTCATATGATTCGCGGATACTTTCATTCTTTTTCTTTTTACGACCAGCACAGTGAGCTTTCTGTGAGAAACCTTTTGGGTTACTACAGTCTATACTTCGCTTATATTTTTGGCTCCACTTTTCAGTGATCTGGTCTATTCTCATTTTTTAGCCTTTGTACTTACACGAATTGGCTTTTTACCTGAACCTGATTTCTTTTTACCGCCTCTGCCTTTTTTATTCTGTGCAGCTCGCTTACGTCTTACTGCACTTTCTTTTTCTTTCTTAGTCATCTTGGCGGCTTTTGCAGCAGGTACGCATTTTGCATATCCACGTTTATCGCCACTAGTGCCACACTCAGGATGTCCACCGCCTTTTTTCTTCTTACCAATGTTTACCCATTTTTGTTTGAACCAATCTCTTAAATCTTCATCTATTTGTTCTTCAAAATCCTCAGGGTCAACTTTTGGTTTAAGTTTAGGTTTTGCTACGGCTGGATCTATTTTTAATACTTTAGGAAGTTGTCTAATGTTATCAGGATCTAAATCTTTAAGTTTATATCCCATAAATTTATAAAAATCTGAACCACCTTTCATTTTGCTTTCTATTAGCCGTGGCATAATAATTTCAGGCATCTTTATATGACTAGTATCACTACCATAAGGCACTATACTGTCTTTGTATGCTTTTGCAAACTTTTCTTTTTCTTCTGGATCGTTTGTTCTATAAAACTGATTAGCAATTGCCATATCAGCAACAATACTACCTTCAGGTATTTTTACAATTGCTGGTTGGTAACGAGTAATCTTTTTAAGGTCTTTATTTGTTAAACTATAAAATGTACTTTCCCACGCATCAGGATGCAATGCGTACACACCATTGCGTTCTGGAACTAATTTTGCAAGTTCATCATCACCATCGTGGTATTTTGGTAACTTGCCTAAATGTATTGCTCTACCTTGACTTATACTAGGTTGCTTTAAAAAGTATTCTAGTCTACCACGTTGTGTGTTTAAATCTTCATTGTAATTCAATTTGCCTTTAGTAGGTTTTTTTATTTTTAATGGACGATGTGGAAATATACTTACAACTAATCCACTGGACAATGGTACGCCAATACTGCCACGTGTTTCGTCATACATATCTTTGTAATATGTCTTTTCAAAACCTTTTACTAGATCATATAATTCATATGCAGGCATATTGATACGGTAAATGTCTAAGTCATTGCCTGTATTACTTGCAACAAGCCATCTATGGTGTCCATCTAGAACATAATCATCTTCACTTACAATAATTGCTTTTGTATTAATACCCTGATCTAAATTTTTTTCAATTTGTTTAATAATACCTTTGTCGCTAAATTCACTTTGCATTGCTTTTAGTTCACTAGCAGGAACTGTTTCTTTACGGAACTTTGCACCGTTATTCTGTAAGTATTCTATAAACTCTTCATAATCCTTTTTCTTAATCTGTGGCATATCTTTACGTTTTATACCTAGTGTAGTTTTAGGATCTGGCTTTTGTATTTTTAGTTCTTTTACTGTGTTTTCTTTTTTAGGTCCATATAGTTTTTTATTTTTTTCACCTGCAGCTTTATACTCAGGACTATTCTTTAAATCTTTCATAAAACCTGTAAAGCCTTTACTTATGTAATCATATGCTTTACCAGCTGGTTTAACAATATTTTTGTATGTAAAACTATCTTTGTCTACACTAATGTTGTCTAACTCTTTTTTACTTTGTTTGTAAAAGTCTTGACCTTGCTTTTTAAGTGTTCTAGCAAGTGGTAGTGGATTAACTAAATCTGGTATTTTCTTTATTAGTGGACGAGGATCTAAAACACTAGGTTGTGTTTGTACCTTATCCAATTTTTTATACATACTTTTGTTTTTTAAATCTGTAGGTTTAGGTTTAGGTAAATCTTTGTACATGTTTACGCCTTGATTCTGTTTGATACCTACTCTTTCAGCACCTTTAAAATCTTGCCAACCACGTTTTGGAACTGTACTCAATGCAAAATCTATTTGACTTAATACATCTTCCGGACTATTTGCAGTAGAAAGTTTTTTGCCATATTTTTCTTCCCAAGCATTACCAAGTCCACCTTTACCTGTATACAATTGGAATGGACCATAACTTGCTTCTTTGCCACCTGCAGTTTTGACTTTTGTTGTCTTAGGTTTCAATTGGCTCTGCCATTTCATACCGCCTTCACTACGCCATACTTTAAGTGCTACGTCTGGGTCTATGTTATACTTTTTTGCAATTTTTGAAATATTATTTTTAAACCATTTCTCATCCATATCTTTTGAATAATCTTCTGCAATTCCTAAATTAAAAAGTGTGTTTGGATCACTATTCTTTGCAGCAGTTTTATGTAGTAACTTTGCTTTGCCATTCATTAAGCCAAGTTTTTTTGCCTGACGTTCTGTTTCGCCTGGTTTAACATCTTTAGTTGTATTTTGTGCAGTAATTTTTCCTACACCAAATTCATCTAATTTCATTGCTTACTTGTCCATAATAGTATAGCACGTTTGCTAGTGTCTAAAGATTTTAAATGGTTATCGCTACAGTGATAATATTTTCTATCGAAAGCAAACAGACTGCCTTTTGACCATTGAAATGTTTCTTTTATACTCAGATATTTAAGATCTTTTGGATGTAAATGAGTAAGTTTTAAACACATATCAATAGGAATTTTTAATTCACGTGATCCTGAATAAGATTGTTTAAAATCTTCAAACTCATTAGTGTGTTCATTATGTTCATTAAATACAACTGTTTCACTATTATAGTTTTCTAAAGGTATAATAACAGTATATTCACTATCAACTTTATCGTTGTTATGTTTTACGTCTGTGTGTATCTCATAAGGATAAAAACTGTCTAGTATATGACTTTGAGTTACAGTTGTTACAGGCAACTTGGGTTCTAGTATATTTTTTATTTTCTGTGCATTTTCACTGTAAAAATCCCATTCATAAACTCTTGCATACATTTTGCCATCTGTAACATGCTCAGATATTGTACAAATATCTGCAATACTAGATTCTAGACTTTGTATTTCTTGTTCAGTGAACACATTTTGTTTATGTATACTATCTAATAACACTAATTTATACTTTCTTTCTTTACACAGTTAGGTACACGTTTTCCATAATGTGTCTTCATACCTTTTTTTTCATAACCTGGCCAGCACTTTTCAGTCAATTCATCCTCAGTGATGTCAGGATCTATGCCACGACTTTTTGTGCCACCACGTTTACGTTGTTGTGCTAATTCACTGTATGCTTCCTGTATACTTTCATTATAAGTTTTTAGTAAATTCATATAGTAAGGAACATTATCCTGTACATCTTTTGCATCATATGATTTTGCTATTTCTGCAATCATACTAGACATTTCTGCAACTTTATCTAATGCTTGAGGAATTGTCATTGTACCAATACCTCTAATTGCAATTATACTGCTCATAGGATCTGCATCATCAAACTTTGTAATTTCCTCAGGCATTTGACTATATGCTCTACGTTTCATTAATCTTGTTGGCTTTTTAGGTGTTATTAAGTTTGACAATCCTTTTACTGGTTTTATAAAAGTCAATCTTTTATCTATCTCTTCAGGACTTCTAACAAGTCTTGCATTGCCTTTAAGTTCATTAACTTGCATACTTTCAACAAGTGCATCTACTCTACGACATGCTTCTAATATATAGTGATCGTCTGCACCCATTTCAATAAGTTTATCTAATATTTCATCTGCACGTACAAGTGTTTCATTAATTTTTTGTGTCATAATATTATGAACTTTGCTATCATATTTGCCAAATAAATCTGTTACCATTTGCTTTTGTGTATCTGCATCTGCACGAGCAAAGTTTGCACGAAACTCACTTGCACTACGCATTGGCTTTCCTAGTACATTAAATTGTAATGTAGGTACTGTAATTATGTAACCATGCTTATCAAAACCCTGCATATCTTTTTGTGCTGGTTGATAATAACTTGGGTTTCCGTCTTTGCGAGGTTTGAAGGAAAAACGAGGATCTTCAGCCATATCTTTATCACTGACTGCAAACAACACTATTGTGTTTTGGGGATCGTAGTTGTCTGTTATTTCAGTTGCCTGGTATGGATTTTTTACTTGGATAACACGGCTTGGATCTATGCCTGTTAGGGCAATCATTGCTCGTTTTTCTTCAAAAGTGAATGGGGATTTAGGTGGATCAACTTTATTACTTGTAGCAATAAACACACGATTCTTTCCGAAACGTTTTACAAGTGTATCATATACACTCTTATGTCCTTTATGAAACGGGTGAAATCTACCCGGATAAATTACAACTGTATCCATTATATATCCCTAAACACAGTGTATTTATGCTTATAAGTTTTCTAATAACCAGATGTAGACAGGTGTTGTAAATTTTAGTGTAGTGCGTCCATTCCAACTTAGCTTACTCGCTTGAAACCCTGTATGCTTTTCTTTACCATCAAAACTTTCATATGATAGTGTATCTTCTGTATTAAAGGTAAAAAAATCTAATTCTATATCATTTATTGTTAAACTTTTTATTTCTATACGTTTATCTTTGATTATATTGTCGCCATCAAATACCACATCTGTTTTTGGATCTTTATTTGAATATTCAACTGTTAAACTGTTTTTTGTATTTTCTTCAACCTCTAAATTAAATTCTATAGTTTTATCTTTTTCAAGTATTTCTCCAAATTTTGGATACCCATTTACACTTATGTTTACAAAAGGGTGCTCCACTACATCATCATGAGTGATAATACCTAAATCGATTTTAAATTTAATTTGTTCCATTTAATTGCTCCATGTCTGGTGGAAATCTAAAATAACCTACATGTGTCAAACCTATAGTTTTGTCCGCCCATATTTTACCACCTAACTGTCTCCAACGCCTACAAAAACTCCAGTCTTCTGTTAAGTATCTTCCTTGACTGTCTATTGTACATTGGAAGAAATCATATTGATTTGCATTCTCTTCTGGGCTTAATCCTATAGCATCAACATAAGGAATAGCGCCAGCTTCAATCATCTTTTCAAACACAGTGCGTTTTATCATCATAAAACCTGTACCTAGTGTACCAACTTCGATTAAGTTACCTTGTTGTTCGCCGTTGTTTAATGTGTTAACTACCATTTTAGGAGGTAATGTTTTTTGTGGATATATACCACCTACTATATCTTTATCATGGCTTACTAACTTTACAATATCTTGTGGATTAAATTGTATATCTGCATCTACAAACATTAGGTGTGTACAATCTCCACTTAAAAACTTTGCAGCACAACTATTTCTAGCTCTGTTTACATTACTTTCGTTACTGAGTGTATCTACTTGAAAGTTTATACCATTTTGCATAGCCATTATTGTAAAACCCAAGTAACTACTAAAACATACTTCGGTTATGTTTCCACCATAACAAGGAGTTAAAAAATGTATCTTAGTCATTAGTATTCCAATTCTTGTAATAAGTTTTTTATACGAGTAGTCTTAGGTGATAGAAAGTTAGTTTGATTGTGTAAAAGAGTGTCTTTAATAATTTCTTGTATTCTAATATGATGCCTGTCACTTAAATTTATCAAGTCAAAACTACTTTTAATTAACTGGCTCATTCTATCTTTATGATCTATTATTTTATCATAATCTTCTTTGATCACTTCATGAAAAGTTTTATACCCTAGTACCTTTAGTAAATCTAAACTTCCAGGGTTTCCTATTATAACAAAAGGTTGTAGGTTAAGTATGGGTTTGAATGTTTTCTCACTTAAGACTACAGTATCGTTAGAAAATAACGTTTCTACTACAAAATTCCAATATGCATTTGTAAAAAAATCCTTATTAACAAGTTTATGATTATTATGTTGATAATCGTCTAAGTCATCACATCTAAAAGGCACTTTCAAACCAAAACTTAACACATCTTGCATTAATGTGTCATCATACGTTTTCCATTCATCAAAATTATTTAGGCCTTTACTACTTGTCTCGTAATTGTACCCTGTATAACTAAAGTATCCTTTATCAATTACATTTAGTTGATACAAATAAGTGGCATAAATTTTACGCCATAATTTATCTGCACGTATTAAACACGTAAATTTTTTATCACGTTTGTCTGCCACATGCTCTTTTACATAATTGTTTTCTAATATTTGCAGGTATCTATAATAAAGTTCCATGTCTGGAAAGAACACAAATGGTGTTTTTTTGTTTAGTTTGTAATTACCTGTAACAAATCTAATGTTATTCTCACTAACATTGTATTTGTCATATAGTTTTTTTAATCCATTGTTTATTTCAGGATCTGGATTGTCACCTTCTGTATAATAAAATAAGATACGGAAATCACCATTTATAAACCTATTCTTACTGTAATTATCCATTAAACTGATGTAATCAATATTCTCATCAAAGAAGTTTATATTAATTGGATAGTAAGCACTCTGTGTACCTGAAATGTAATCACTTACTAATGAACAATTCTGAGGTATTTTGTCCAAACTACAATACTTTAAAAAAGTAAAATCTAAACTAAACGGTGGAGTTATAGCAAGGTCCCACCATTTTTTTGTGTTTGGTTGTAGTGTCTCGTCTTTAATTAAGTTCGGAAGAAATCCATACTGATTCCTTTTATCGAACAACCATTGTATCATATATACGCCTAATTGATTGGTTGTGTTTTAGTGTGCCATAAAAATATTGTTAATAGATCCAGCAGTAAATTCACTTACTGCAATACGAATCCAAACAAAATTTCCTGTAAAATTATTAAAGTAACTGTTAGTAATTGCCGTACTTCCATCACTAGTAACAATACTTGCAATATCAACCCAGTCTGTACTTGCTGGGTCTTTTACTAGTGTGCCTTGTATTTTGACTGTTCCTATAAGTGCAGTAACACGAGTCTGTACAGTATGTACGCCGTCACTAAATCCATAGTAACCATCACCTTTAACTTTGTCTCCGTTAAAAGCGGCACTTGACCCGTCATAGTTTCCTGCTGAAGTACCAAATGCAGTTGTTGGTAATAATGTTACACTAGTTGTTGCTGGCAATGTTCTCTTCCTGTATAATTTCTACTACTTTACCTGGACCTGCAAGTTCAGCAATAACAGCTTCTAACTGTACTAAAATATCTGTACTAAGGATTTCGTTTGCTTGTTGATTATCTTTTAGTAATTCACTTACTTTGATTACTAGCATTTGTTCATTGAGTTTTGCCATAATATACTCCTTACAGTGTATTTATGCTCAAATGTATTTAGATTTACGACCTCGTTTTTTATATTCTTTATAAGATCCGTCAGGTTTAATGTCATACGCTTTTGCAAATCTTTCAGGTACCATACCTTCTATATCATATATAGCACCTGCAGGAATATCTCTATTATAATATACATCTTTTTTAACTAACACAGGTTTACCACCTAGCCCTTCTGCTTTTACTTGTGCATAAACTATTGTATTATGGTTTACTAATTCTCGTTCTACAAGTGTATCTAGTAGTTCTTGTTTCATATTATCCTCTGATTTGAAATTCAATTATTTTGTTAATTTTTGACCCAAGTTTAAAATTTATTAACTGTAACATTTTTTCATTAGAGACGTATCCTAATGATTGGCCTGCCCAAGTACCCCACATCATATTACCATATTTGCTTTTTTTAAGTTTAATATCATTAGGATACTGTATTGCCCATTTTTCCCATTCTTGTAATTCATCAAATTCCATTCTTTCGCCTAGTATTTGATACTTAAATTTACCATAAGGCAAACGACTTTTTCTAAAACGTATGTTGTAATCTGTTTCACCGCCTGGAAAATATTTTATGTCTATAAGTTCTAGTAACCTTTCATCAACAGTTCCAGTTTCCTTTTCTTTTAGTTTTTTGACATAATCAATTACAGTTTCTAGTCTCGTAATATCGCTAGTATAATACATTACGTGTTTATATTCTAATCTTACTCGTTCAGAATTTTTACCTGCATATTTTCTAATAGCATTTAAAAAATTTATTTCTGCAGTCGTATCAACTGTAAATGCATTGTGATCAACAGTTTGTACATACATCAAGTCTGGATATCTGTAAGAATATAACTCTATAGTTAATCTATACAAATATTTTGAAAAGAATAGTCTGTCGTTAGTTGTTAACGGAAGTCGATTCTGATTGCTCAGATCCTCCAACTTCTTTTGATGATCCATCTGTATACCTAAACTTTACTAGTAAGTTATTATTTACATTTCTAATTTTAATTTTACAGCCATTTGTGTTTTTGTCAACCAATAATTGTTTAGCAATAGGCTTTCTTAAAAGGTTATCCACTGCTCTCGCCATAGGCCTTGCACCCATACGTTTGTCATAACCTCTTTCTAAAATGTAGTCTATGCTTGCTTCATCTACACTTAGTATTAATCCTTTTTCGTTTAATTGTGCTTCTAATTCTTGTATAAATTTAAGTGCTACTTTACGTTTTGCCAAATCATTTAATGGTCCAAAAGTACAAACTTGGTCTATTCTATTTCTAAACTCAGGAGCAAAAAAGTTCTTGTATGCTTCCGCTTCTATACCAGTTTGTTCTAAGTCACCAAATCCAATTGTATTTTTTTCTGCATCTGCACTACCCAAATTTGTAGTTAAAATTATAAAACAGTTCCTTGCGTCTGCACGTTTACCATTACTTCCTGTAACAAATCCTTCATCCATAAGTTGTAGTAATACATTACTAACATCTGGATGTGCCTTTTCGATTTCATCAAACAGAATAACACTATTAGGATTACGTTCTATATCACGTATTAATAATCCACCACTTAAATTGCTATCTTCATAACCAACATAGCCAGGAGGTGCACCAACAAATCTAGCAACTGTATGTCGTTCCTGATACTCACTCATATCATAACGTAATAGTTTCATTCCATTTGATTCTGCTAGTTGTTTTGCTAGTTCTGTCTTACCTGTTCCTGTAGGACCTGTAAACACAAATACACCTAGTGTTTTATCTTTTTTGTTTAGACCAGCCTTTGCTATCCATACTTTATCTAGTACTGCGTCTACTGCAGTATCCTGTCCAAATACTTTGCTCTTAATTTTATTTTCAACAGCATCAGGAGATACAGTTATTTCTTTTTGATCTAAGTTTTCAATAGGTATTTTTGCATACTTACTAATTTCTTCAAGTATATTATGTTTAGCAATTATTGCATTTTTTACACCAAGTCTACGTTGTTTTGCACTAGCACTATCAATCATATCAAATGCTTTATCAGGTAATCTTTTATCAGTGAGATAACGTACACTTAAATCTACTGCATATTCAATTGCTTCTGCAGTAATTGTGCAACCGTGAAATTCTTCATAATACTTTGCACTATTTTTAAGTATTTCTTTTGCAAGTTTAGGTGTAGGCTCATCAACAGTTATGTGATAAAAACGTCTCATTAATGCACGATCTTTTTCAAAACTCTGATTATATTCTTCCCAGGTAGTACTTGCAATTACTTTAAGTTTGCCTCTTCCTAGATATGGCTTTAACATATTTGCAAAATCTGTACCACCATTACCGCCAGAGCCTGCACCTTTAAGTGTATGTGCTTCGTCTATAAACAATATACATTTTGTTTTTTGTATTAGAGCCTCAAGCACTTCTTTTACACGTTCTTCAAACTGTCCTCTGTACTGTGTACCTGCCAACATATTTGCTACATCAAGGTTGTAAACAGTATGGTCATACAAATATTCTGGAACTTGTTTGTTTACAATTTTTACTGCAAGTCCTTCTGCGACTGCAGTTTTACCAACTCCAGGATCACCAACCATTAGTACATTGCTTTTATTTCGTCTTGCAAATGTTTGTGTAATATCATCTATTACATCGTCTCTGCCAACAACAGGATCAAGTTTATTTTCTTCAGCAGCCTTGTTTAAATCTTCACAAAATTCATTTACAATACCATTTAAATATTGCTGCTGTTGTCTACTAATTGCACTGTTTCTATCATTCTTTTTTACAAAGTCTAAAAATTCATCTCTTTCGATGTTATACTTCATTAAAAAATAACTACTGTAACTACTGTTCTCTTGCATTAGACTTACGAATATATCAACAATTTGTACTTGATCTCTGCCACTAAAAAGAACACTTGTTAATGATCTGTTGAAAACACGTTCTAAACTTTGTGTTTTTACAGGATTGCTATTTGTATATTTGCCATATTGGTTTACAATGTGACTTTCTAAATCAAGACTCATCTCTTCTAATTGTACACCAAATTTTAATAGTAACTTTGAAAATTGATTATTTTTAAGAATAGCCAGCAACATATGCTCAGTGCTTATATAAGAATGACCATACTTAGATGCAATATCTGTTGCAATTTTTAAAACTTTATCAACTTCTTTTGATGTTTTCATTTATTCGTCTCTTAGTTTCTTGCATATATTTAATTGTTGTTCTGATAAATTTTCTGGTATTTTTACAAGTACTTGTACAAGTAAATCACCTCTACTGTCTTTTTTATTATACATTCCATAATTAGGTAGTTTCAGTATTGTACCAAATTGTGTACCTGCAGGAATATTTAAATTTAATAACTTTTTATCAATTGTTGTAACTTGCACAACAGTACCTATTATAGCATTCCATGCGTTTATTGTCAAGTGTATTTTGAGATTATCGCCTTCTCTAATGAACACATCGTCTGGAATAATTTTTACAGTAACAGTTAAATCACCCTGTGGAAGATCAGGATATCTTAAATCTCCTAGGCCTTTATATTTTATTTTTGTACCATCATTAACACTACGAGGTATTTTTAAATTTACTAAATGTCTTGTACCATTTGTATGTTTAATACTAACAGTTTTTTCTTGTTCGCTAAAACTTTCTTCTAGTGTGCAATCTATAACAATGCCCAAATTTTTATTTGTTTTTGTTCTTGTATATTCTCTCTTACTAGGATGAAATCCTGCACTTCCAAACACAGTAAACATATCATCGAAAATATCATTTGTTTTTAGTGTATGTTGTCTAGCATTATGCATATCAAATCTTGCACGTTTATGTGGATCTTTAAGGACGTCATATGCTTCACTTATTTCGTGAAACTTTTGTTCATCACCACCTGTATCAGGATGAAATTCTTTCGCTAGTGTACGATATGCTTTTGTAATATCTTGCGGACTGCAATCAGTTTTTAGTCCTAATACATCATAATAGTTCATATGTCTATTTACGTCATATTAGGACTATAGATAAATTTTTACTTTTTCTTAGTATTGCCTACTGCTTGTGCACCAAAAAATGCAGCTACAATAGCAGCAACAGAAACAAAATATACTGCAGCCATGTCACCTAATATCTTAGCAGCTTGATCCATGCCAATTATATTTGCTATTAGTACTATTGCAGGATACAACAACATACCAAACAGTGCAAACCATGCCATGCTACGTTGTGCATCACGCATAGCATCTGCATCTTCTAGTTCTTTGCGTTTGAACTCTAAGTACATTGCCTGTTCTTCTTCGGTTACTTTTCCGTCACCGTTTGTATCTGCAGGATGAAAACCTGCTTGTTTAATTTCTTCAGCCATTATTTCTCTCCTCTAATTCTTGAATTCTGGCTTCAAGTTCGTCAATTTTATTTGTTATCTTAGGATATTTTATACGCCAAGCATTTGGATCATTCTGTAGCCAAGTCCAGCCCCAACGTATTGCAAGATATTCTAGTGTAGCATCAAACTTTTGTACACCCCATGTAGCCATACGTGTGTCTTTAAACCAAAATAAAAATGCAGCTCCAAATAATGATCCAACTATTGCAGTATAGATCCATAGACGGTCATCTGCCATCCTTTCTATCATTTCCCACATTCTCTCTACTCCTATATACCATTCGTTCTACAGTATCATCTCTATCGACTACTGGTTCTAACTTTGTATTTAACTTATATGCAGTACAAACCCAGTTTATAACTCCGTGTTTTGGCCCAAATATATCATCTGTATTATTTTTTTGATTGTTTTTATTATATGTGCTTACAGGAAACCAATACATACTGTAATTGCAACTTTTTAAAAAGTCATAAGTTTCAGCATATGTTGTTTCGTCTTGCATTTCTATTAGCATGTCTGGTTTATGTGTATGTAAAATATTACGCATTCCTACTAACACTTTTAATTCTTGACCTTCTACATCAATTTTAACCAGATCAACTTTGGGTAATCCTAGTATATCAAGTGGTGCAGATTTTATACCTGTGCCTTGTACTACTTTTGTTTTTCCGTAATCGAATTCTGTATCAACTTCTACTAAAGTATCACCTATTGCCATTTTAGTGGCAGTAACATTTTTTCTTAATGCACACATGCCTGCTACATTTTTTGATAACAAATCAAAATTAGCATCGTCAGGTTCAAATGCTAGTACTCGTTCTACATTGTAACTAAGTGGGATTGTATGTGTACCTATATTTGCACCTATATCAACGAACCATGTATTTTTTTTAGATAGGCTTTTAAGTAATTCTATTTCTGCTTGACAGTACTCGCCGTATAAATCTAAACTACGTCCTATTGTAGGATCGTCTATATAGATTAACATTTTACCACTTATTGTGTCAGTCAGTTTTGATTGTAGATTTATCTTTTTCGTTTGTTTCATCCGGTGTCATTGCTTTTTCATAATAGACTATAATCTCATTTTGTTGATTTATGAAACGTCTTAGTTCACTTATATTAAGTGCTAGGTTTTCGTATGTGTCAATGCTTAGTGCAACAAAGGCTAGTTCACCATTTTGCTCTGTGAACTCAGCAATAAACGCTTCCAGATTACCTTTGTTTACAACATATACTTGTGTATCTGTAAGGTTAATCGGCTTTGGTCTGGCTACTATCGGTACTGTCACTTTTTGTACTTGTGTCACTACCTTCACTTCCGGTTCCGGTTTTAGACCGCTGCAACCAGAAAGGAAGATCGCTAGTACTGCCAGTATTGTTGCCAGTTTCGCCCATGATTTCACGCCACAGTTTAGCTGTTGCACCATTCATACGTCCTTCTAAATTTTTAGCATTTGAAATAGCATCTGCTAGTAGATCAAGTTTCCTTAATCTATTTCTTAGATCGTCTCCATATGCTTCTGCTTTTTGTAATTGTACTTGTAAATTTTTACTAAGCTCTGCATTCTTTGCTGCTTCACTTTTTAATAAATTTACACTTTTTTCACTTTGTTCAATTGCTACTTCTAGTTTAGCATTATTTTCAGATAGAGTTTGTATTCTTTGTTGTGTACTTGTATAGTACCCGTAGGCGCCGTAACCAACGCCTCCTAGTACACCTAAAAGTAATAAAACAAGATACAGTCTAGCCATTATTCACTCTTGTAAATTGTCCAAGCACCATAACCTATTGCGATGTAAGCTGCAAGTTTTGCAAACGGACCTGCAATTAAAACTATTAGACCTAAGCCTATTAGCATAGCACCGTCCCAGGTTGTTCTTTCTTCTAATCTACTTGTAATAAATTTCTTAATCATCTGAATCTCCTTTATTACATTTTTCACAACTACAACTTTCGCAAGCCTTGTAGAAGTTATTGCCATCTTGTGGATAGCCTTTATTTTCTAGCCATAGCGGTTGTCCGCAATGACTATAATGTCCACAAACTACACAACTTGTTGATTTGTAATTTTCTACTGTCAAATTATGTCCAACTTTTGTTTATATTAGGACCACTTATTGTTAAGTAATATTTGTTACCTGCATCATTAATGCCGTGTTTAATAGTGTGGCCTTTAGGAATACGACTGCTAACATCACGCATAATATATCCGTGTGCGTCATCCCACCCATGTGCCATTGTTCTATCTTTACTTGCCCACCATGTATCAATATCACTTTCTGACATTGCTTCACTGTATGGGTCTACTGGTGTATCGAATGCGAATCCCAACTTTTTTCTCCTAAATCATGTTAAGTGCTAGTTCTGTAGTTTCATCTACTCGTCGAGTCCATCCTCTGCCAAATGTTTCAAATGTGCTAAGACTTTCATAGTATTCCTGTCTTGCTTGTTGAAAATTTGTTATGGTATCTGTTAATCCGTTTTCTTCTATATATTCATCTAATTTTTTAAGTGTGTTTGGACCAATGCCTCCGTCTGCAACTGTACCAATCATTGTTTGTAAGTATTTTGCACTACGTCCTGTACCTGCATTAACACCAAAATCAAAAACACATAAATCTAATCCTGCTGGTAATTGATCACCTTTCACTCTATCCCAATAGTTCTTTTTGTAAATTGGTGCAACATCTTCAACAATAAGATCACGCATATCTTTTTGTTCTATATCTTGTTCAGCACACCATGCTTCATAAACTTTTAGTGTAACACCTAAGTTAGTTTCACCACCTGGATCGCTTGGATGATTTACATATCCACCTTCATGATGTAGTATTGTTTCTATACATTTATCGTAATTTTCTTGCATTGACTATCTCTCTTTTGGTTGGTAAGGTTTGAATTGTTCTATATCGCCTTTGCTTCTTGGCACTCTTGCACTGTTTAGAATACTTTCCATTGTTGCTACTGCACGTTTAGCATCTCTATATTTTTTAGGACTAAGTGGAATAGATGATGCCAACTGTGTTTGTGTTAGAGGAAGTGTTGCATTTTTTCTACTTTCAGGTCTATCAAAATACATAAACTGCCAGTTTTCTACATCTGTAATATTTTTAAGATCTTCAATTAGACCCATAAACTTTGCAGGATAATGTGTTCTACGTTCTGCTTCAACGAATACAATATACTTGCCTTCGCTTATTTCACCAGCACTAGTTTCTGCATCTATTACCCAGTCATATCCTTTTTCAATAAAACTTTCAAGATCCATTGCAGGTTGTTTACCAAACACTTTGAATGTTGCAACTATAATTGCATCATCAGTTCCCATCTTAGGCTTGTATTCATCAAAGTGTACAGTTTCCTCAATACGACCTTCTAAATCCTGTTCATCAAGTGGCATCAAATTCATCCTTGTCTTTATTCAAGTTTGTTAGTTCTGCTTGATCTAAGCCTTCTTCATATGCATCATCAATTTCAGAAACGTCTATTTCTTTACCTTCAATGTCCATATATCCATCACGAAATTCTTTTATAAGTTCAATAGGTAATTTAATATTTACTAGCCAAACTGGATCTTCACGTAACTTAGGCTTCTTAGTTCCAGGTCTAAAGTCACTGTAATCTTCTACTTTAACTGGTGTAGCAACTGTACTTTCTCTGTATGTAACTTTTGCATTGTACCCAAGCAAACGTTTTGCCCCGTCAGGATCTGGCATAAGTTTCTTAGGCCACATAAAGGTTGCTTCAACCCAATGCTTCTTACGTATAGGGCCTTCTACTAGTTCACCTTTTTTCCAATTTTTAAAAGCATATATGTCTAAACTATCTACAACACGTTCAATGTCCATCATAGTTTCTAGACTGCTCTCACTCATGTAAATACTTTTAGTATTTTTGATAATATCAACTATATCCATTACACAATCCTATCATATAACATATTTATCCATTCTATATGTGCAGACTCTTTAGGATGAGTTGTATAAAACTCCTGTTTTGTACGTTTTGCCCAGGTAAACATTCCTTCCTGGTCAATAAATTTTGACATATCTATATCAGCAATAAGTGTTTTAAGTGTTGTGTCTAATACTAATTGCGACTTAAAAATTGTATGATCTACTGTCATAAAAACATATCTGATGTTATGTTTGATAAGATAATTTTGTAACATAACAATTTCACACCAGCTATTATATATTTCCCAATATGGGTCAATTGCTATATTTTTGACATAATTGCCTACAAATTCTGTAATACCTTTAGAGTCTGCATTATCTGTATGTGTTTGATTTGTAAATGTTGGAGGTGTAAAAGGATTAATACTATACCAAGGACTTTCACGTTGTCCTGTATCGTATGCAAATCTAAACTCATAACGATTAGGAAAACTCCACATAACTGCTACATAAATATCTAAGTCTTTATATTGATTTACTGCATTCATGACATTACGTCTAATAGCACTATTAGAGTAACCAGGTTTTGCAGTATTACAAATATTCCAACCTTTTCGTTTTGCTAGTAAATTTGCCCAGGTATGTTCTTGGCTTGGTAGTTCACTACCATATGTAAAACTATCTCCGCCTGCTATTAATACTGTCATATTTTAAAGATATTATCCTTGTTTGCATTATCTAGAATTTCTCTTGTACGATCTGTCTTTAGTCCAGTCATTTGTAATACTGCTCGTGGATGACTACTAGCATTAGCAGTACAATGTGGAACATTACTCCAATCAAATACATGTACCTCTCCGGCACGCCATCGATCGTACATACAGTTTCCGTACATATAAAAATGTCCAGGTTGCCAGTCATCTAACATAATAGTTATTCGTACTACACGTTCTGGATCGTCTGGACATCTGTCCCATAATTTATCAATGTGCTTGTTAAACATTTGTCCAGTCATTTGTATATGTGCTTGCCACTTTACTAAACTAACACCATCACTTGTAAGTTTAAAGTAATCCATCATTTTATATAATGTTGGATAATCTGACCAATCTGAAAAACTATTTTTGTTAGTAAGAATTAATCCTTTTGGATCCCCGCCTGCTTGAGCAATATCATATTCTTCCTGAGTAAGCATTTCAGGATCTTTTTTCTTTTGTGCAAAATGTTTACGTGTTGACCAGTTTACAGGATGTGTTGCTTTGACAAGTCTATCACGTTCCGCTTTCCAATCTCCTTCGAATCTACCAATCACTTCAAACCAATCACCTGGTTGGTCTTGTATAGTGTCATCAAAATGGTAATCACTATGTGCAACAGTCCAATCCCAACTACTGGCATAGTCGTTAGGATCATCAAGTTTTTTGTTTACAAATTTTCTCATAATAAGTACATCCAAATTAACATAGGAACTATTATCGCAAACTGTGGTAAAAAGTTAAGAATAATTGCACGTTCATTCCATTTAAAACCAACATAAATCCACCCACTAGCACCTATCATTTGCAGTATGCTATTCCATGGAGTTACGCCTGCGACATGCAGTATCATAGCAATAAGTATGACCACTGCACTCGCATATTTAACGTAAACTACGATGCCACTATTATTTTTGGGCAAGTAATGTATCCTTATACACAGCTTTAATTCCAAATGCTTCGTTATTAAACTTCACAAGTGTACTTAATGCTTCAGGTGTAATAAGTTTCATCAGTGTATCTCTATGAGCATCACCGGCATTGCCAATTAGCCATTGATACTTGCCAACTTTCTTTTCTACTGCACTGACACTTTCAGGATTTGTAGCAACTTGTTTTAATGCTGCGATTAGTTTCGCTTTATTTGGATTTCCTTTTCCAACCCATAGTGCTTTTTGCATACCATCACGGAAACTTTTTACAAGTTTATAGGCGGCATATAAATCACCTTCTGGTTTTGTTCTATTTGCTGCATAGAATAATTGCTCCATTTGATATCCTGGATAATTTGGATCATCAGCATGTGAACCATCTGCTTGTAGTATCCCATGGTGAAACCATAATCCTGCAACGCCTTGTTCAATAGTAGGTTGAACATGTTTTTTAAAAGCAGCTGGATTTTCTCTAGTACCGTCTAGTTCGCCACGTTTAAATGCTAAACGTCTTTCGCCACCTGACATACCTTTTACCCAGTTTACTTTACGTTTGAAACAGTCAATGTATTGTTCTGTAGTAAGTCCTGCTCCACACTTTAGTAATGTCATTGCAATGCCTTCTGGAATCATTCCACTACCAGCAGCAAAAGCAGTTTTCTTTCCACCGTATGGATTATGATCCTTACGTGATGCAACAATAATATTTAGATTCATTAATCCTACACTTTCATAGTCGGCATAGTTGTAATCTACCTTTTCGTTTAAGAAACTTACACCATTACCACCATGAGATACCATTATTGTTTTTGGATCATTTTGGAGTTCATTGTGAAACTTGTTGAATCCAGGAATGTCTCTAGCACCTCTAATGTGTTTGATAACAATCTTTTCATCTAAATATTTTTCCATTTCTGTAGCCACGATCTGTGCCCACACACTTGTACCTCCTCCTGGCTTTTGTGGTACTATCATTGTATAATCAGCAAGTGCTGGTGTACTAAGCATTAAAAATAATGCAATTAAAAATTTACGCATAATCGATTTTTCCTTTCTTTATAAAACTATATGCAAAGATACCTATAATAAAAATAACTAATACCATAAATATCGGTCTTGTAATTAAACTTTCAATGTCATACAAAGCAAACATCTGTATGGAAAGTTTTTCTATTTTTTCGGATAATATAAATCCTATTAGTAGAGCAGGTCTACTAAATTTGTAATGTCTGCAAACAAATCCTATGCAGGAAAATACAGCTAACATTACAAAATCTTCCCAGCCTCCTGTATACTGCATACTACTCCATACAATTACTGCTAGTAAAATAGGAAAATAATATTTGTAAGGGACACTGGTAATATAACTAATTGGCTTTATTAAAAATATACACAATATTGCAACTATAACTGTTGCACTTAAAAAGCCAAATGTCATACTTGTAAAAAATTCTGTGTCGTAGGCTAAATCTGGTGTGCCTAATTCAAAATTTAGATACATAAACAAACTCATTAAAACTGCCGCAAACGGTGCACCTGGTATACCAAATAAAACTGTTGGAATCATACTTGTTGCTTTCTGTGCATTATTAGCACCTTCTGGTCCTATAACACCTTTAATATTGCCGTTACCAAAACGTTCATTTGGATTACTAGCGACTGCACTTCCGTATGCCATCCAATCTGCCATAGCACCTCCTAGTCCAGGCAGTAAACCTATAAAAGCACCAATAAAACCGCCTCGTAGTCCTAACCAACGATTACGCCAAAATTCTTTGACACCTTCTGTTAATTCGCTTTTTACAATAGTGGCAGTCTTAGTTCTATTGAACAGTCCTTTAATTAATTCTGGAATAGCAAATAGTCCTGCAACTACTGGCATAAGTTGTATACCATCTTCTAAATAAAACCAACTACCAGTAAAACGTGGCTCATTTGTTTCTGGGTTAACTCCTACCATGCCTAAAAATATACCAATACAAATTGCACACAAACTACGGAACCAAAATTTTGTACTTATAAATCCAACTGTTGCTAGTGCAAGTACAGTAAATGCCCAAAGTTCAGGTACACCAATAATCATCAATAAGTTTGTATACCAAGGTAATAATAAGAACACTAAACAACCCCAAATTAAACCATTTACTGTTGAAGTGGTAACGGCGGCACTGATTGCATAACTTGCTCTGCCTTGTTGTGCAAGTGGAAAGCCATCTACCATAGTAGCAGCGGCACTGTTTGCTCCTGGTATTCCTAACAATATTGAAGTAAAACTATCGCCTGTGGTACTAGCAGCAACCACTGCCATTAAGAATACTACACCTAAATATGGTTCATGAACAAAGTAACTGATAAAACCAAACAGTGCAACCAAACCTGTAGTAGCACCTGCACTAGGTATTATGCCTATTAGTAATCCATATAGTACGCCAGCCATTAAAGCTGTAATCATTTCAATCATAGAGAATCCACAGTCGCATACATGCGAATGTGCCTTAAAAATTTCCGGGAGTCTACAACTGAACTTCTTTACATTCGAGCGTTAGTTGTAGTATGTTTTTATTTATGTTCTTTCCAGACAGATTCAAACTTTTCTGAAGTACGAGGTAAACGTTCACAGTTTCCCCAAAGTCTTGCGGTATAATTATCAACCATTCTATCTACGTCTTTTTGGCTCCAACTATCAGGTATAAGTTGTCCTTTTACTGCAAAGTATAGTTCATTTGCATCTTTCCATTTTTGTGCAAAATCTTTTTCCCAATAAGCACGACCACCGTCCCATAGTGTTTTTAACCCAAATCCACATTTTAGTTGATAAATTTGTGATCCATCTGCATCATATTCCCATAGTCTATCATCTGGGGATAAGCCTACGTTTGTATATTTCTTTTGGAATATTTCCCACTTCATTACTGTTTTGTCCTCCAAACGAAGTACAGTCGATTTTTATGACTGTCTGTACGTAGATCCAATATGTCTACACCTAGTTGATTAGCACAATTTACTACAAAGTTGGCGTCCCAGGGATAAAAACTAATCCAGTTTGATTCTGTTTTATCATGTGGCAGTCCTGGATTTGCTCTAAAGAATAGTACTGCACCTGGATTGCACAAACTCACTGCATGTTCTAGCTCAGCAAATATTTTATCTGTACTACCAAAATTTATACTTCCTAGTGCTAGTATTGCATCAAAACGTTCTTCTGGATAGTAATCTAATAGTTTGATTTGTAAATCAGCACGATCATTATATGGATCAATCCCTATAATATTGTCTATCTTGCCTTTGAACTCATGGTATCCACATCCAATATCTAGAACATGTCTTGGTTTCAGTTTGTTTATTTCATCTATTAGTGCTGGACCACTGTATTTGTATTTTGACATTTCTCCTTGCCAAACATTGGCAAAATAATGTCCCAACACTTTATCATCAATTCTATCTACTAGTTGTCCAATGTTTTCGTACTCAACATCTTCTACAGTTACATTAAATGTGGCCTGTATTGCTTGACGCATGGTATTTGGATTTCGTAGAAGTTGAGGTGATACGTGTATCATCTGTTCTAGTTTGTTAAGGATTTTATGATTCATGGTTTACCTTTATATGTAGTAATGAAAATATCACTGTGTTTATGATGTTGTTTCCATTGTAACTTATGTTTCTGAGCAAAGTCAAGTATAAGTTGATTTTGTTCACATATTCTTTCCCACATAGTATCTATATTTTCATACCATTCATAGTTAGGATATGTAATTGTAAAACCTCCGGCTTGTAACCACCAATCCATACTAGGTTGGTCTGCTCTATATATTAGTTGTATCCAAGCATCTGGATATTGATATTGTATTTCTGAAAAATAATATGGCCACTCATGACTCATTAGTAATTTAGTACCTGTACCTGAAAAAGGTGCATATAGGTTGCTTGCAAATAAACTACAATCAAACTCCATGCCTGTGCCAAAATAAGCATCTCGATGTCCTGAGAATTTATTGTGTGTATAAACTCTATGTGGCGCTCTGTCTGTTGTATCGTAAGCTGGGTCTTGTTTGATCTCCTGTGCAATACCACTCCAACGACTGCCTGGCACACCTGTAAAAAATATTAATTCTGGAAGCATAAAATTATTTATCCATTATATACGTATATAACTAATATATGGTATTATATCTACTAATAGTGTGATTTAAATACAGTTAGGAAAGGGAGGCAAGAGTCTTCATGAATCAATTAAAAAATTTGCTTCTCTATAACATTAACAGGAGATAGCAAATAAATGGCTAGAAAAAACCGTAAGCAGAGACATAGACACGAAACTCATGCTGAATACATCAATAATAACGTTCACTACCTACCACAAGCACAAAAACAAAAACAAGTCCATATACATGGTCGCAACCCAAATCAAAAAGATTACATACAAAAACTATTAGATCCGACGCAAACAATTATATTTGCTACAGGACCTGCTGGTACAGGTAAGACAATGTTAGCAGTGTTGGCGGCAGTGAAAGCACTAAAAGAGCAGACTATAGATAGGTTAATTATTACGAGACCTGCAGTTGGTGTAGATGATGAAAAACACGGATTTTTACCTGGCGATTTAAATGCAAAAATGGAACCCTGGACAAAGCCTATATTTGATGTAGTAAGAGAATATTATACTGCAAAACAAATACAAACTATGATTACAGAGGGTATAATAGAAGTTAGTCCACTTGCTTTTATGAGAGGACGTACATTTAAAAATGCATTTGTTATCGCAGACGAGATGCAAAATGCTACACCTAGTCAAATGAAGATGTTACTCACTCGTATAGGTGATGACAGTAGAATGGTTGTTACAGGTGATATAGCACAAACAGATCGTAAAGAGTATGAAAATGGCTTATTAGATTTTCAAAAGTTATACGATGCTTATTTAGACAGTGAATATATATCTGTAAGTAAATTTGATCACGAAGATATCGAAAGACATCCTGCAGTTGCAGAAGTTTTAGACATCTACGGCGATAAATAATGGTGTTATAACATTTTTAAAACCGGAGACTTAATTCATGGATTATAAATTTGCACTAAGGTGTTGGCAAGATAAAGAAGGCAGCGAAAATGCTAAAATAAATGTCTTCGTAAATGATACTCAAATATTAACAGAAGCAGAAGTTTCTGCTGAATCACGTGATACACCAAGTATTGTTTCTTTTGATGCTACAGGACTACCTGATCCTAATAGTGATGGAAGTGTGACATGTACTATTAAAGTAGTTTTAGTAAATGATTATTATGTAGATTCAGATACTGATAGAAATGTACATATAAATGGTATAAGATATATTACTAAAGACACAGATGGAATTTTTAAAGCATATAATGGGACAACTGATGTTACAGTTACTGATTTTACAAATTATGATAATTTTCAGGGAAGAACTATACCAACTAATGTTACAGGAGATCAAATTCCTGCAGACTGGAACGAAAGTTCTGGGGATTTTTATGATATTATCGTTTGGGGTGGCGATGATGGTGTTGTTATTACATGTCCTTTAATAGCATTATTCCGTGCACCTAATGGGTTTTTAGAATAAGAAAAATTGGTGCACCAGGAAGGATTCGAACCTCCGACCCTCGGTTTCGTAGACCGATGCTCTATCCAGCTGAGCTACTGGTGCTAAATTTTATTCGTGTTCGCCACCTGGATCATTTTTATCCAGTATGACTTTTTTACCGTTTACCCACATATAGCCTCTGCTTCTGCTAGGTGTATGGTACCTTTTATCTAAAAAGAATGTAGGACGTCTTTTGGCTAATTCAAACGTGCCCACTGTGATTACTATTCCTGCAAGCAGTAGACTATGAGCAACTGCACTGTATGCAAACACTGTAATACTACCTATACTCATTGAAAAAATAATACACCACATCCATGCTAATACCTGCATTACCATGTGTCTAGTGTTTAGATCAGGAATATTAGCCAGTGGATTACGTTTATCATTCATCACTGCATTCCAACAGTCTGCAATAAATTTGTTCATAATGTATTCCTTATACTAAGTTCTTATTTACATAGTTGTATATATCTTTCCAATTTTTCATTAATGGAAAGTCTTTATCATGCATATTAAAACCATGCTCCATTAGCAACGGTTTCATTCCTTGCTTTAATCCTGCTAAACAATTCTCAGGCTTATCTTCTACCCAAAAGTAACCACTGTCTTTGTAAACTGAAAGTGCATCATCTTTATCTGCACCAGTGCCTATACAAGTTACAACACTGAATGTATCTTTTCCAAAAAGTTTTGCTAAGTTCATCTTCCTTAGTTTCTGTGCATATTTGTTTGTTGACAAACTTGTAACACAATGAAAGTCCCAACCTTCTTCAGCCATCTTTGTAACATATTGTACTGCATCTCTAAGTGGAGGAAGGTAACCAATTGCTGCACTTTCATTAAACTGTTTAATAAGTTTCTTACCTTGTGTTTTATCTACACCGTATCTTTCACCAATGTTGTAAATTAAATTACTATCTTTTACTCTCTTAAATCCAAGTTCTGCCATAAAAATATCAAAGGCATATTCCCAATTACATATTACTCCATCACAATCTACAACTATCGTCTTTTTCATCTTCTCTCCGTTTTCTAACTATATTATTACTATAGCACCTTTTTATGTTTTGTCAACCTTTTATTTGCGAAACAATATAACGAGTGTATATTTCTAAAGTATTACAATCTGCTCTTACAAATTCGTCTCCCATACCTCGTAGAGTCCATCCGCCAACTTGATTTGGATTATTCCATGTTTGATAGTTGTTAACAAGATCTTTGATTAGTTGTTCACTAGCTTCATAATCTTCTGCTTCTCCTTTTGTATAAAAGATTTTCCCGTCACTTGTTTGGTAAGCTGGCATACTAATTTGTTTAACACCTGTAGAGTTGTTGTCGTTTTCAAAAAGATCTAGAATTTGTCCCATTTTATTTTCCTTTAGGTTTGTTAAAGTTTAATAGTAGTGTCTTATTATGCTTTGTCAACTGTTTTAACATAATTTAATACAGTTTCATTGCCTCTATGAAACTTACTCTTCTGATGTCTTTTTACTTTGCCTTTTATTTTACAACTGGTACCCCAATGTTCAGCAGGATGTTTTGTAAAGAAGCAAACTAAGTTACCATCTATCTCTCCATTGACAACATGACATTGTAAACTCTGTATAAAACTACAATTAAGCACATTTAGTGTACCTGTGAAATCTTGATTTACTACACCTACAAATGTACTGTTAACACTTAAACTTCTTATAGTTTGATCTGTAGCATCTCTCTTAATACTTCTAAAATAGGCTTTAGGTAAACTTGCTACAACACCTATATCTCGCATTGTAACTTCACCAGTGTTAATTACATTGAGAACACGTTGCTCAAACTCATTTATTTTACCACCCAGTGCTTTAAAAGTTAATCCTTTGTAATATGTAATAACTTTATCTGCAAGTTCTGCACAGTCTTCAGCAACAAAATCCACAAATGCCATTCTAAAATCATCTAATAGTCCTAAATGACTCTGTATTATAATTTTATTACTAGCAGGTCCATCTGTAACATATTTTTCGTTATTTTGCTTAAATGCAGCCACTGCATAAGTCATTACAGTTTTAATATCAAAAATAGTATCGAATTTCTTCATCTGCTTGGTCCTCCTAGTTAAATACTTTATACTTACATAATAACATAGATGAACAACTTGTCAACCTATAATTGGAAAAGATTTAGAGAATATACTGTAGACCGTATACGTAATAGTACTGTTGATTGGGAACCTTATTGGCATGTTGTAATTGAAAATACACTACATCCTGAACTTTTTGCTCTTGTAGAACAACAATGGCCAGATTTTAAGAGTATAGATTACAATAAAAATCCAGACGGTTTCAATCAAAACAGAAAATACACACCTTTAGAAACTAGACGTGATTTGCCTTTTTGGCAGGACTATTATAAAAACATAATTGATCATCCTGATATAATAGATGCAGTATATAGTTTGGAAAGTTTAGAAAATAATTGCTCTGGAACAACAAGTAGCCTATGGGAAGATTATAGAGGATATGGTGTAAAGAACCATTATGATGGTTATACTATAAGTGTTGCTTGGCAATCATATGTTTATTGTGATGGCGGAGAACGCTGGGGAACTAGCATAAATGATGAACACGGAAACGAAATAAAAAGGTTTCCTTTTAGACCTAATTTATCCTGGTTAATGAGAGTTGATGCAACTAGTTGGCACAGTTGTGATGAAATAGAATGTGACTTACGTAGAAGTATAATGGTACGTTTTATGTGTAAGGATAGAGGCTAATTAATCTGACTTAATTCTACTAATGTTGCAGATAAGTTTATTTCCTGATCTGCAACCATTGGAATGTTTCTTAGACCTTTTGCAATAATTAGTATTGCAGCATCCTGTTGTTCTTGTGTCTCTCCCCACAGTTGCAAATTGTCATACATCCATCTAAACAGTTCATCCATTTCTTCTGGACGCACCTGACTACATAACATTTTACGAGCTTCTAATATTTTGCCTTGCTTGAACAAATCAACTACTGCAAGTTTATAATCAGCAGTCGCACTGTCTCCCTCGTTTGGCTTTATAAGTTTACCATCAACAGTATTCATTTGACATAAGTTCAAGCATTTACGTAAGTCAGGATACGTTGCTTTTACATAACTGTCCAGTGTATCAATATCTATCTCAACACCTTCTTCAACACATACTGTTGCAATTCTCGCAGTAAACTCTGTGTGATCAATCTTTTCAATATGAAAGCCTTGACACCTGCTATGGAGTGCAGGTATTATTTTATTAGGGTAATTACAAGTTAGTATAAATCTACTGCTACTTGCATATGTCTCCATAACACCACGTAATGCCGCCTGACCATTAGGTGATATATAATCTGCTTCATCTAATAGTACAACTTTAAATTCACCAAAAGGCATTGTTTGTACAAAGTTTGTAATTTTATCTCTTACATTTTCAACACTATTTTCACGACTAGCATTTATTTCCAGTACATCATATTCATCTATATCTAGCATGTTTATTAAAACTTTTGCTAGTGTAGTTTTACCTGTACCAGGTGCACCACTAAACAATAAATGAGGTATTGCCTTACTATCTACCCAACCTTGTACTTGTTTACGTTGTGCATCATCTCTGAACACATAGTCAGCAATAGTTTTAGGGCGATACTTTTCAGTCCATAGTTCTTTCATCATATACCTATTATATTATATTTTTTCGTAAAGGTCAAAATCTTCTTTGTATAAAGATTCAACACCAGACTCTTCAATGAATAGTGTTATCAGTGCAATTAGTTCTGGATCAGCATTTTCTGGATATAGTTCAAATTTTTCATATCCATTTTTTACTGCCCAATTGCTAAAGTCATCTAATTTTATAAACTTCCAATTGATATTCTTATAACGTTCACTTGCACTAGTTTGTGTTTGTAGATGCACTGGATTTATATTATACCAATCTTTAGGTTCATCTTCCAGTGTTTCAGTCATTAGTTCTTCAGTATCATTCCATTCAGATAATAGTTCTTTACCATGTGCAGTTGCAAATCTTTTTGTTACTGTTTGTATCTGTTTAGGTAATCTACCATTAGGATTTCGTACAAGATAAATTGCATCTGCATTTTCAATTTTTTTAACATCTGCATCACCTAATTGTACAAAGCCATTTGCTTCACCCCAATTAATGATACTTCTTCTAGCACATTTAGGACTAGTCCCTATCAGATGTGTTCCGTTCCATATTACCATTTGTTAATTCTGCAATACGCCTATATAAACTATAAACTTGATCTTGCAGTTCCTTTACGTCATGTCTTAATAATCGATTTTCTTCTTGCATTGCTAAAGAATGTTTACGCCATTCTTCTGCTTTTGTCATCAAGTGGTTCATTTATACCTCCAGTTTTCCTACACTAACTTTACCTTGATACTCTTGTGTTTGGTGACCAGCACTTGCTTTATAGATGCTTTGTGGTTCTTCGTCTTGTATACCTAACACATCATTTGGATCCACTGTTCTAACAGTTTCACCATTTAGTTCAAACCCACGACTCCAACGTCCATGAGCAACTAATACGTATTGTCCTACACTAACATCTTGTTGTTCAGGTCCAATTGCAATTACTTTACCCCAACGAGGATGAATACCGCCTGACTTCCCGTCATCACTTAATATAATGATTCCGCCTTCAGTACGTTGTTCACCAAATTCCATGTTGTTTACAAGTATTCCATCTCTAAGAGGCTTAAATGTACCTGTAGTTTTTGTTATCATTAATTACTCCTAGTTCTTATTGTGTGGTGGCATTTTTGTTTCTATAAACCAAACATGCTTACGTAATCCAGGATGATACTTTTTCATTCTTAGTTTTTTACCTTCACGTATCATACTAATACTTTTACGATGAATAAAATGATGAGTTGCATTGTCTCTAGTCTCACCTTCTGGAACCATCCATGCTTTACTGTCTTTATTCTTTTTTACTGCCATTATATCCTCTTTACACCTGGGGTGTTAAGTGTTTTTGTAGTTTGTGATTCTTGTACTTTATTATCTACCTCTTTAGCCGCCGCCACTGCTGCAGCTAGTCCGCCTGAGGGTACTTTAGTTTTTGAAGTATTATCTATTACTCTATCAGGATTGTTTTCTACCATTTGTCCTACGTTTGTTCCTTGAACTGTTGGAGTAGGTTCTTCAACTGGTGTTGGAGTAGGTTGTACTGGAGGAGGTGGTGGTGGAGGAGTAGGAACTGTTGGTTGTATAGGAGCAGGTTCTGTTTTTACAGTTTGTGGCGGAGTCCAATCTTGCCAATCATCGTCAGCAGTAATACCTGTTCCTTCTGGAATGGCACTATCACTTGGCACCATAGTATTTAATTCATTGTATTCTCGCATAATTTGTTCACGACTCTTTACAATGTTGCCTGCAGGATCTATTTCGTCACCACGTGCATTTACATTCATATTTCCTATTGCAGGAGCAGTTTCGTTTGCAAGTAATAATGCACCAAAGTCTACACTCTTGCCACTTGATGTTCTATATGTTCTACCCGGCTTTCTTGCCATTTTAGTCTCCTAATTATATACGTATATTATATACTTATCTTAAAAATTCGTCAACATCTAAATCATAATAAATGCTATCTATTTTATGAACACCTATTAGATAAAGCACGTAACTTGCTACACTTGATCCTCTGCCTACACCCCAGACAACGTCATTATCTCTCATTGTGTCCACTAGATATACCAAAAAGCATAATAATTTAAACATATCTCTTTGTTGATAAAGTAATAGCTCTTTGCCTACACGTTGTAGCTCTACGTCAGTTTTACACAAATCCAATAGATATTTTGCAATATCTAAATTTTTGTATTTGTCAGGCATGTTCCAATCGTCTTGATTTTGTTTATGGAACCGTTGTACATCTATATCTAACTCGCCCAATTGTTTAAGCATAGTATTATAGTGTAGTTTATTACAGGCGTTATTAAACTTAGATACGTCTTGTAAACATAGATTACTAATATCTAGTTGAGGATTTGCATATAGCATCTCAACTGCTTGATCTTCATCTAATATTTGTCTTGAATAGTTATCAAGCATTATTGTCATTGTCTTTATCAGGTGGCTTCTTTTTGTATTGTTTTAAATCTATTACTTTACCTTCAACTAAGTCTACACTCTTTTCATACTTAATGTCAATATCTGAATCTTCCCAACTTTGTTCAACTAGTTTAAGTCCTTCTTGTAATAGTAATACCTGAGGATGGGGTTTGTACCAATGTGTGATAATGTCAAGAGCTTCTTCATTATCTTTAAATAACTCATGAAGCACTTGTCCTCCTCCATCCTGATCACCAAAATTATGGCTTACTGTTCTACTTTGTAGACTATTGACTGTAATACTCTCTATAAAAAGTACTTCTTCACAAATTGCAGTAAGTTTAGTATACAAACACATTGCTACCATATGGTCCCAGGGTTCGTCTGGAAAAACATGAACCTGTGCTCTAAGTGGAATGTTGTTAAGTAGTTGTAAATTTTTATATGAAACAAAAATACTGTTCTCTAAAACATCAAAAATATAGTATTGTATACGTTCTACTGCTTTTGTAAAAAAATCTTTGTCTTTTTGTCCATTAGGATGAGCTTTAATTTCTATATTCCATGTATTAGGAAGTAAATAATCCTCTAGTACACAAGTACTGTTGAAAGTTTCTTTTATTATTATCATTGATTATACATCGATTAACGAGTCCCAGTCTTTGCCTTTGTTATCTTTATTGTTTAATTTTTCGTATCTTTCGTGTTCTCTACGTTGTTGTTCTGCTTTGTAATCATCTAACATCATATGTATTTGATTTACAACATGTCCATGGCCACTAGTATGTGCCCATACTAAACGTTTGTTTAGTTCATTTATCTTCTTTGTTAAATCACTGTCTGATAATTCAAAAACATTAGGAGTTAGTGGATGGTTCACATTTCACCTACCCTTCTTTTTTCACAATACATTAAAAAAGATCTCCAATTCCAATATAATAAAAATGCACCAAATAAACTTAATACTGTAGGACTTAGTGTAATCTTAAGACTTATATACATTAATAATGCAAATATTCCACAAACCCAATGATCTTTTGTTGTAAGCAAATACTATTCTCTATTTCCTAGTAGTGCTAATAACATTTGGAATAAGTTGATAAAATTAAGATATAAACTTAATGCAAACTGTACTCCGTATCTTTCATCGCCACCACATTCGTTATAAATTTGTTTAGCTCTTTGTGTGTCCCAGGCAGTCAAACCTGTAAATATAAGTACACCAATAATACTAATTGCAAAATGTAATCCACTGCTTGCTAAGAAGATATTTACAATACTAGCAATTATTATTCCAATTAGTCCTATTATTAAAAAACTACCCATTGAAGTTAGATCTTTTTTAGTACTATATCCATATATACTTGCACCAGCAAAAGTTGCACTTGTAATGAAGAAAACTTGAACTAAACTATAGGCAGTATAAACTGCAAATAATGCACTTAATCCTATACCCATTACGGCAGTAAATGCATAGTAAAAGTTCTTTGTAGTAGATAGTTCCCAATTACGTCCTGCAAAACTATACCAAAAAATCATACCCAATGGTGCTAACATTACTACCCATGCTAGTGGACCACTCATTAATGAGTATACTAATCCTGTTGCATAAACAAAATAAGCAACAACACCACTTACTGCTAATCCCATAGCAGTGTGGTTAAACATATTCAACATAAATTTACGTAAACCTTCATCATACTGATAACTAGTTGTCGCATATGCTGATCTATTCATTATAAATCTCCGTCTTTTCTATTCTCACTATAGAAAGCATCAAAACTACCACCTGGGTAACGTGCTTCTAACTTTTTAACATTTTCTGCTATTACTTCGTTTGGATCAAGATTCAATGCACGGCATGAATTTATCCAATACCACATAATATCACCTAGTTCTCTTTTAGCATGATACTGTGTTTCTTCGTTAAGTGGTTTGCCTTGAAATATACACTTCTTTACAATTTCCATAAACTCACCACCTTCTGCACTGATACCTACTGCACCAGTCAGTAGTAAACTTACATTTACACCACTGTCTTCAAGATTGTCTACCGCAGTTTTCATGTCACCCACATTGTTGGATTCAGCACTTGTAACTGCTTGTACGAATTCTTTGTATTTGTTTAAATCGATTTGTTTCATTTATACCTCTAATAATAAGTTTATATTATAGCAGATATAATTTAATAGTCAACTGTTAAATTGCTTGTAGAACTAATTTTTTCCAAATAACTGTAGAACCATCATATGTACCTGTACAAACATACAAGTTTGTAGCATCTGCGGCAATATCACCTGCAGCATCACCAGCTTGGCCTGCAGCAGTTGCAGTTCTAACTTCTATGGCTCTATTGTTTCTGAGGCAATCTATTACTGCAATACTTGTACCTGCATCATCAGTTACAAATTCAAATATATGAACACCTGTTCTATCCGGAGTAATTACACGAGCACCATTTGAACCAATTAATTGATCTTGTCCTATATCTACTGCACTTGGTAATGTAATAGTATGAGCTACACTTGCCACGTTTATTTCAACTCTAAGTGTACCAACTTTTCCTGAAGCAGGAAAGTTACTAAATGCTAGAGTGACACTACCACTAGTTGTAAGTGTTTGGTACGGGCCTGCACTAAAATCAAATGTTTGAGTACCTGAAACTGTGCCTTTAGCAATACGTGTTTCGCTTATGTCTTTAAGTTCAAAATCTTCAAGCACTGCACCTGCACCGTCGTTGCTTAGTGAGTCTCCACTTAACGCACTCTTTAGTACTGCTTTTGCTTCTAAGTCTGTTATCTCTGATTTAGCAGTATCAAGTGCAGTTTTTAAATTTGTAAAATTATCACGAAAGCCTTGACTATCGTTGTCCTGTCCTGCTACTGGATATGCTGTATCAATACCTGTTGTTACAATTGAACTTGCCATTATCTTTTTTCTCCGTCTTGGAAATTATGTATATATTTATCTTTCAGTATAAGGCAACCTATCAAAAACTCCAACTTGTGGAAACTTGATATATAAATCGCCTTCATCTTTGTCTGTATACGTATCTATTGTTGCAAAAAATCTTGTACCATCACCATCAAATGAAGTTACTGTTGTAGTTACATCAAAACTAGTTTCAGAAGTAGAAGTAAACATATTAGAAGTTTTATCAAAATTTTTGGATAAGTTATTATCTAATATAAATCTATCTATTTCAAAACTTATCTTTTTAATGTCTAAATTATCATTTTTAATTCGTTCTTCTAACCTGTATTTTATTTTATCTGCAGTCCCTGGTTTACAATATACAACAGGTGCTGCCAATGTCCAACCTAAAACTGTATCGTCAGTCTGTTTATCCTGCATCCAATTTGGAAGAACTTTACGTTCTAATATTTGATGACCTATTCCTGTTCCTAATCTGCTTCTCATATTTTCTATACTATTAGGATAAGCAAAGTACATATTGTCCTGAGATGCAAGATATTGACTATGACTGACATCAGGCATTGTTTCACTTACATGAAATGGATTTGTCCAGGTAGTTGCACTACGTAGATCCTGTCTTAACGCAGGACTATCACTAAGTCCTGTAGTTGGATTTACCCCTTGCATATTATCTACTAATTCTATATATACTATTTCATATTTTACAGTATCATCTGAATTAAGTGCTCTTGCAGTTTTAAACCCTCCAAAACGTAATGTATTATTGTAAAAGTTTCTATTCATTGCACTTATATAATCTGTTTCATTACTAGGAGTAAGTCCTGTAATTATTAATGATCTTATATCTGTTTGTACACCAAAAGCATAATCACTTATTCTGTAAATATCTTGTGTAGGGATATCATCACTATTTTGTATTATACTCTCATAAATTTCTCTTTGTGATTGGCTAGGCAATGCTAGTGCATATACACTATCATAAGGCCTATCTGTATCTGCAGTAAGTGTAATTGTAAACTTTTTATATGTATCTACACTACCATCAGTACTGAATACTCTTGCTACAAAACTATAAACAGATTCAAATGTTGTTTCGTTTGTGTATAGATCTTCTAAATCAAAAGTAGTTGTACCTGTATCGAACATTAATGTTTCGAAACTTACTCTACCTACTATAAATCCATCACTGTTTAATTTTAAACCCTGTGGAAGTTTGTTTGTTCCTAAACTTGCAGTACCTGTGCCTGATCCTATTCCTGTTGCAGTAAATTTTGTTCCTACTTTGTTATCAAAACTTCCTATTGCAATAAAATCTGTAGTACCGGCAGTTACTATTGTATATTCTTCACCTACTACAAAATTTCCTGCAGGTATAGTTGTAACACCACTTTTTAATTCATATTGTACAGGTGTCCCATCACTTATTGTAGCAATTACGTCTAGTTGACTTTGCTCTCCTGTCTTTATAGTTAAGTTGTTACTAGGCCATGTAATATTACTTACTTCTGATCCTACAACAGTAATTGTAAAACTTGTCTCGGTACTAATATATTCTGTTAAATCTCGTTTTTGTACTTTTATACCAAAGGTAAAATTTGTTTCAATAGCACTAAAACTTGGAATTGTACCTGTTAACCAGCCACTTTGACTGTTAAGAGATAGTCCTGTTGGTAATGATCCGCTTGAAAGTATATAATCAATAGTATCGCCATCAAAGTCTTTGCCTAAAAATTGGAAATTAAAGACATTATTATCTTTGATGCGTCCTAGTCCTGTACTTTGTGTTAGTAATGCAGGAACTCTTAAATTTGTTTCACTTGCATCTAATAATTGACTTATGTCAATGTTTGTATTTGAATCATTAATATTATCTGCAGTTACTAAGTCCATATCTGCAGTAACGGCGTTTCTACTTACTGCATATAACGTATATGTTTTGAAATCTACATCTTTGCCATCAGTAACTTGTACAGTAAATTCATAATTTTTGTTTATTGCTTTCGTTCTAAAATCCCACTCACTCATATCAAAGTTTGTATCATCAAAACCTGGTGTACCATCTATATCAGCAAAAGGATCTATATATCCGTAAATTCTGCCTGTGCTAGAAACTGTAACACCACTAGGTATTTGACCACTTTGTAATGACCAAGTTAGTGTATCTAGAGGATCTGGATCTGTAGCAGTTAGTTGTACATCTACTAACTCACCATCTAAGTATGCGCCTAAATTACTTGCAGGTGTCGAATCAATTGTGGGAGCATCCTGTCCAGTGACAGTCATCTCAAAAACACGATCTGCAACTGTGCCATCTAAACTTACTGCTCTAACAACAAATTTACTAGTGACGTCTTTTGCTACTTCTGCTGGCACACCCTGTATATAATCATAGTTTTTAGGATTGCCTTCAATAACACCATTTGTAGTAACTCTTATACCTACAGGAAGAACGCCACTAAGGTATTTGTAACTATTTGCATTGTCTGCATTAAGTTGAATTTGATAGAATTCGCCTTCTACTACTGTGCCCAAATCGCCTGGTGGTGTGATCCATACTGGAGCCGCCATACTATATACTCCTCGTTATACAGTATTTATCTTACGGTGCTGACGATTTATATGGGTGATCAACTGGTAAGTTGGCGGTTAAGCCCCATTTGTGAGCAAGATAACCTTCTGCTTTTTCAAAATCTGTTATGTCTGTGCCGCCTGTACCCGGAATGGCAGCAACACAAAAAAATTCTGCTACTCTGCCATCCAGTCTCTCGTTAGCCCTGTTACGCATGATTCTCACGTCTTGGTCAGTGTTGATTGAGTTGTCGTAGTCGTTCACAGGAGTAAATGCGTTTGAACCATCTACCCTGGCGGCGATTTGGTTACCAGTTTTGTTAAATATAGTGCCTACCAGATGAAATGCGTCAAGGCTGACTGCTGAGTCAAAGGCTTCGAGGTTACCTATGGTTGATGAAATTCTGTTTGAACTTAATCCATCTAGGTCTAACTCACCGTTGAATGCACTGGCGTTACCGGAACTGACAGCATAGCCTCTTTTGCTACCTGCTGCTACTGTGTTGTTTGTAAAACTGTAGAAACTGTCCTGCGTGTCATTTACGGTGTCCGCCAGAAACACGCCTATGGCCCAGTGATTACCACTGGATGCTACTGCCTGTTCGTCTGATGTAGTAAAGTCCTCACCAGATCCGCTAAAGTCCCATACGTTAAGACTGTTTAATCCACTGGTAACTCTGGTTGGTGTACCGTTGACTGTGATTGAGAAATTACTTGCCTTGTCGGTGACTGCTGTAACTGTGCTACCACTCAATGTATAACTGCCTGTGTCTGAGGCATCTATCCAAAATGCAGTAGTTATATCTGTTGAAGGATCCCACGCCGCACCACTGTAAGCAGTTGATCTACGTCCTGCAAAAAAACTACCGTTTACTGTTCCAATTATTGGCATTATGTAAAGTCTACCATCTGTCCAAGAACAACATAAGAACCGCCATCATTTAGTATTGTAAATGAAAAACTATCAATACCGTTAGCATTTCCTGTAGGTGCTGAACCACCTTGCCAGTTTAGTGTTTGTGCCGCACCACCTATTTGAACAGCAGTAATTTCGTAAGGTGTGCCACCTTGATTAATTATTACTGTTAGGTTTGTGGCATATTCTTGAGTAAGTGTTAAATTTGTAAAGTTTGCAGTTATATCACCACTTGCACCTGTAAGATAATGTATATGTCCAGTACTACAATCTAAAGCAGTAACACCTGTTGCACCTGTTGTTGTTTCAAACTTTTCTTCAATGCCTTCATTAATCTGTATTGGTGCTCTGAAAACAATTTGTCCGGTACCATTAGCATCAAGTGTAAGGTCATCATTACTTCTATCTGAACTTATATTGTTGTCTACAATCTGTATACCATCTGTGTTTAAACTGCCACTAACAGTAATACTTGTTACACCTGAGATATCATCTGCTAAACTAAATGATAATGCACTACCGGCGGCATTGACATCAATTTCATTTGTTGTACCTAGTGCCTGTAGTGTATCTCCTACACCAATGCTTCCTGAGCCTGTGTTACCAGCAGTTGCTATTGCACCTTGTGAATTAGTATCAACATAATCTTTTACTGCTGCCGATGTAGGTAAAGTTGTATCATTGTCGTTACTTCCAATACCTTCACTTTCAATAACTATTGCCGCCGCTTTAAAATCTGCAACATCAATATTACTAATACTATTTCCTGTACCTTCAACATCAAATGTTTTATTAGTAAATGTCATCGAATCAGAAGCAACATTTCCTGTTTCCGTATCAACATATGCTTTAATACTTTGTTGTGTTGCAAGTTGTGTATCACTATCACTTGCAAAATTATCTTCATCAAGGATTGCAGTACCACTTACACCAGTATTAATAACTGGACTTGTTAATGTTTTGTTTGTTAATGTTTGTGTACCAGAATCTGACACTAAAGTTGCGTCACCATTTCCAATTGTAGTACCACCTGGTAATGTTAATGTATTTGTAGCACCTGCTGAATGAGGTTGAGAAGCAATTACTTGGCCATGTGAATTAACATGACAATTTAATTGTAATTGACCAACTACTGATGAACCATCACCTCTAACTTCAACAATATTGGTTGCTGGTTCTAAAATAATGTTACCTGAAGCACTTGTTGTAGTGCCACCGACAATAGGTGATGTCAAGGTTTTGTTTGTTAGTGTTTGTGTATCTGTTAATGTTGCTACAGTTGAATCAATAGAAATGTCATCTGCGTTTGCATCAATACCTGTACCGCCAACCACATTTAATGTTACTGCACCAGATACTCCACCACCAGTTAAACCATCACCTGCAGTAACCGAAGTTATATCTCCACTAGCAGTTATTTGTGAATCCACATATGCTTTGATACTCTGCTGAGTAGCAAGATGAACAGCACTGTCACTTGCCATATTATCTTCATCTAGTACGCCTGTGCCTGTTACTGTTCCGTTTATATTGATACTTCCTGTACCACTTGATGAAAGTATTAGATCATCATTAGTTCTATTTGCACTAATATTATTGTCTACAAGTGTTAAGCCGTCTGTAGTTATAGTATCAAAGTCAGTGGAACCTGTAAATGTTCCAACTAAATTTGTTGCAGTTACAGTTCCAGTTATATTAATATCACCTGTGCCTGTGATATCGTTACCATTTAAATCTAAATTACCGCCTAGTTGTGGGGTTGTGTCTTCAACAATACTTGTTATTGCTCCACCACCGCCTGCATTGGCTTCTAATCTTATAGTACCTGATGCATCATCATACGTTAAAACATAGTTGTCCTGACTAGATCCTACTACTTGATCTGCATCAAAAACTAAATTTCCTAATGCTACGTTTCCTGTACCGTTTGGTATTAAATTAATATTATCATTACTACGAGAACCTTGTATGTTATTATCTACAATAGTTAATCCATCTGTAGTAATGGTATCAAAGTCACTTGACCCAGAAACAGTTAACCCACCATTTAATGTAGTATCACCAGCAACTATAAAAGTTCCTGTTCCTTGTGGATTTATAGTTATGTCACTATTAGTTGATATACTTTGAATAGTATTACTAATTGTTTGTAAACCACCAATCTCTGAACTTGTGCCTGTGTATGTAGTTGCAAAAACATCTCTATAATATTTTGTAGTACTTCCTATATCAAATGTGTTATGTGTATTGGGTATTAAGTTACTGTTTAAATCTGCATTAATGCTAATACTGTCAGTGGTAGCATCACCTATTGTAATGTTTCCACCAATAGTAACATCACCACTTGCATCTAAGTCTGTTACATATGCAGTTGCAAATCTTAGTGAACTAGATCCTAAATTATAAGTTGCAGTTGCATCTGGAACAATACTGCTGTCAATGCGTCCTGTAATTGTAACTGTATCTGCACTACTATCACCTAAGTCTACTGTACCATTTGCGACAAACGCACCTGATACTGTAATACTACTAGGAGTAAATGCACCTGCAGTCATTGAACCATCAACGATTATATCGCCATCTATGTTTGCATTGCCATCTACTTGTAGGGTAGCACCTCTAATTTGTCCTGTTGCTACTGTGTCTCCACGAAATAAACTATCTCCTTCAACTTCTACTTTACCAGTGCCATTAGGGTCTAAAATAATATTTGTATTGGTATTGTCAGTTGTTATCTTATTAGAAGTTAATTTAAGTTCACTTAGACTATCGCCGCCTATTTCGTTGTAAACTTCTGTAAAGTTTTCATTTACCTTTACAAAAGCAGCACGTAGACTATCACCTGTGCCGTCGTCACTAGCAGTACCTACATTAATAGTTTGCTTGCTCATGTACTACTCCTTAACTAACTGCGTATGCTGGTACTACGTAATTTACACCGTTGATTTTGATTTGAAAATATGTTGATGGTGTAGCCGGTAAGGCATCAGCACCACCTGCAGCTCCTACTGTTGTTTGAGCAGTTGTAATATAATTTATTTTACCTGTACCATTTGGATCAATATCAATATCATCGTTAGTTGTTTGTGTTGTAATTCTGTTATCTTCTAGTAATAATCTTGTATTAACACTTATATTTCCTGTAGTTGCTACATTTGTTCCATCGAAAGTAAATGCACCACTTGTTTGTATATCGCCATCAGCATCAACGTATGCAACTCCATTGTCGGTATGGTCTGTTAATCTAATTTCTGCACCTGTTGCTATTACTAGTCTACCTGTACCATTTGGATCAATAATAACATTACCATTTGTATTATCACTAGCAATAGTGTTGCCAGTTATTGTAATATTGTTGCCACTTGCAGCAGTACTGTATAGATAAAGTTCATCAAAATTATCGTTGATTTTATCAAAGGCAGTACGTAACGGATCACCTGTACCGTCGTTTGCACTACTACCTAAGTTTACGGTTTGTTTTGCCATCTTGTTTAGACTCCTAATTTATAGTGTATTTATAACCTGTTTTAATCTAGCCGTGTGCTAAATATTTTTATGATACTGGAAACTGTAAAAGAATACAGAACTTACAATAGAACACGTCGTGGTAAAAAAGAAGAATGTACAATAGGTTATACGGTGTACATTTTACGTTGCGATAATTGTGGACATGACTTTACAAGGACCAGTAAAACGTTTGATAAAAGAAGTTCTGCTCATGTATGCAGTAATTGCAATCAAAAAAAATTTGCTCAAAAGCAAAGTAGTATACTAAGACAATATAACAGATATGATGCTAGTAGCAGTAGAAAAATTTAAACTGCGAAGCTTTCTCCACAACCACAACTGGCAACGGCATTTGGATTGATAACTTTTAGATAGTTACCTCCTAGTTCGTTGACCCAATCAACTGTGCATCCTAGCACAAACATTTCTGCTATAGGATCAACAACCAATATGTCGTTGATAGGCTCGCTCCACTTTACATCTGGCCATTTTGATTTATGATCCCAAACATATGTAAAGCCTGAACATCCTCCACCTTTAACACCAAGTGTAACATAGTCACCATCAGGAGTAACTGACTTTAAATATTCTGTTGCTTTTTCTGTAAGTTTTAACATAAAAATATTTATCTGTAAAAATTGGCGGACAGTGTAGGATTCGAACCCACGGTACCTTTTGGGTACAACGGATTAGTAATCCGCCGCTTTAAGCCACTCAGCCAACTGTCCGTATTAGTTAATAAGAGTATTCGTATCTTTTTGTAATAGCATTTTTTGCAGTTGCATAATCACAACCTGCCATCTTCATAATAAATTTAATTGTTTGTTCTTGTGTCAATTGCATTGTACGAGCTTCTTGTACTGCAAATTCTATTTCCTGTTGCATAAAATCCTCCTATTAATTACTAATCAGTATACTACTAATTAATAGGAGTGTCAACTACTTTATACTAGAATTTTTGTTTTCACGGAAATTTTCATGTCCATAGATTTCTGCCCATTCCATAGGATCTATCTCTCTTTTAATTCCATATTGATCTAAATTTTTAGGATTTATAACTTGTGTACTTGTAGTTGAAGATTTTGTTGATGTGTCCTGATTTGACATAACTTTTCTCCTGCTGACTACTTACTTATCAATGTAATAAACAAATTTGTGTGTTACTATAATTTTCATCGTCCCATCTATAATCAAATACACACTCAGCATCACTTGTTTTAATTTTATATACATCAAGATTTTTTATTAACTTGTCCTGTACGTCTTTGTAATTGTTTGAGCCAAAACTTTTTTCTAAATCAACCTTTGCTACAACAGGATGTCCCAGTGTTAAACTAGGATCTTCTGGATCCAAGTTATTTCTTTTCAACCATTCAATAAATCGTTTTACAGTAGGAGACATACTAAGATCTGTTTGACTCCAGCGGACATCAAAATCTCCACTGCCTTGCCATTGTGATGTTAATGCAATAGTAGTTGTATTATCTAGATCAACATCTCCTTCATCATTGAAAACTTCCCAATGACTTTTGCCTACACTCTTATCGATACCCATTGTAACATCACCTTGTTTTCGTATAAGAGTATGGACACCAAATGCATCAAAGTCTGTATTTGGATCTAAATTAAAAGTTGGAGTGTTTAGAAAACAAAACAGTTGGTTATACTGTTGCCACTCAGGTGCATATTTGGATTTCCTTAAACTTAATGCACGAGATTCAAATTCATGACATAATAAATTAAGTTGTCTTATGTGCCAACGTATTTCTTTAGGTGCACGTTGATAGTAAGGAGATATTCTTCCTGCTTGTCCTTGTAGCTCTTCGAAATGCCTATGTAAATTATTGAACATGTCGTGATTCACATGTCCACCTGGTAGTCCAGGTCCTATGTCACCTTTTACTATTGTATTTTCTGCAGTAAAATGTTCTGGAATGTCATATTGGGCAAGTCCTACATTTTCCCAATTAAACATTTTTATTGTATTACAACTAAAGTTAATTTTATCACATAGTACATGCAAATCTCTTTCAGAAAATCCCATCCAATGGTAATTTTTTTCCAAATGGTATTCTTGTCTTAATAGTGTATTAAGTGATGTTAACCATTTTGTAGATAAACTACTTTCAATTACATCTATGAAAACATCTAATAGTTCATTGCTTCTGTTTCTGAGTGTAACTGTAATTTGATCCATATGTTAGAGAATCTCTTTGGAAAAATATTTTTCAATCATATCAATACGATCTTGTGCTGAAGCCAATTTATCAAGTTCTGCAATGACTGCTTCAGTAACATCTGAATGTTCACCAATACCTGCTGGCATTGTTTTATAAACTTCAATGTTTGCTAAATGAACTGCAATTTCGCCTTCTGCTTGTTTCTTAGCTGCAAGTATTATTTGATCGCCTACTTTCATTTTTATCTCCCAAGTTTAATGGTGCCGGCAGCAAGATTCGAACTCGCGACCTGATGATTACAAATCAACTGCTCTACCAACTGAGCTATGCCGGCTTTGTTATTACATATTAACTTCATAGAAGTCAATACTTTCTTCAATTAATTCATCTTTTGATTTAAAGATTACTTTATTTTGGTACTTTTCTGTAAGTATTTTTTTAAATTCTGTAGGCAAGTATTTACTTGGATTTACATATACTGTATTGCCTAGTTCTAAAAGTTTACAACAACATTCAAACTGCTGACTTTCATCAGTAATAGTTACTCCTGGCTTGTATGTAACGTAATCAAAATAGTAAGGGTTTTCATCTACATTTTCACCAATAAGATAATCTGCTAGAAATTTGCTATGATCATTGTTGAATTTATCTACAATATCACCAAACACATAATCACTATCTATACTACGTGCATAAGCAACCATTGCTCTATTATCTCTAGGTAGACACGGTCCGCCAAATCCAAAACCAAAACCTAGATCCATATCATTGAACCTATTAATAGCACTGTCTATCTCTTGTAGATCTTCAGCAACTCCAGATTGTATTGCCAGTTCACCTATTTGGTTATAAAAACTAATACGTAAAGTCATCAAGCAATTAAAAGTTAATTTTAGTATTTCTGCAGTGGTTTGATTTACTATACTTAAAGGAGCATTGTTCTTTTGAATCTTACTCCAAATCTTTTGGCACTCTTTACCAATATCTATATGCTCTGTACCAAATAATACACCAGGCGGATTATATATTCTGTCTATTACATTTCCTTGTGCAACGAAAGTAGGACTGTATACAACCTTGACACCAAGAGGAGTTAACATATTTTGTATACGTTTTGTATCTCCTGGATTCATTGTGCAACCTATTATTAATTTTCTGTTACGTACATCACCTTCATAATTTAGAAAGTCTTTTGCTACTGTTTCTACTGCACTAATATCATAGTTTCCTGCAGGTAGACTAGGTGTTGGCACCATAACATAAATGTATTCACATTGAGTAATTACTCTATAGTTATCTGTTGTAAAAATAATATTTTTGCTATTTTGTAGTCTGTCTTTAATGCCAGGCTCAACTGTATCTACAATTTTATTCTGTAGCAATTCAACATATTCCTGTTTATAACTACTTGCAAATACATTAAATCCTGATTCTTCAAACACTAATGCATAAGATAAACCTAGTTTGCCTACGCCTATTATACCAATGTTCATTATATTCCAATCATATCTGTAAAAGATTTGTTATTAATTGCAAATTCAAATGCAACTTTATTTGCACTTTCTAAAGGGTGTTTGTTAGGACCAAGTTCTAAATTATTTTCTTGACACCAATGTTTTAAACCAGTTGTATATGGTTCTTCCTCCCAATGCCACCAATTATATTTTTCTATGTTTTCCCACATCAAATGTAAGTTTGCAGTTGTTGTAGGACAATCATATCCCCTAACACCATATTTTTTAAGTTTTGTACTTTCATTACAATTTAAATCTTTGTATATATCATCTAGTGCTTCAAAAATTACTTGATCTTTACGATGTCCTTCTACAAATTGACTTTTAAATACTGGTTTGTCTTTCCAACTATGAGCTAAACAATTTATAACATTATAGTTTTGTGCTGACAAATTTGCATGTTCTACAACACGAGTTGTTTCATAAAACAAACTTGAATCATCAAATAATTTATAAAAACTATGAGCCCAATTAGTAACTTCTGTATTATCACTTGCATTAAAGATTTCTACGTATGTACGAATGTAAGGAAAATCTTCACATACATTGTAAGCACATTCAGCAATAGTTTCATAACGATGATATTGTGACCACTGTAAAATAAACAGTGGATTTAGATTTCTTCTTTTACAATAGTCTATTGCAATTTGTAATTTCCTTAAAATTGTTTGATTACTTGCACCTGGAACACTACAATTATAAACAGGCAAATCCATATGTTCACCAATAAGATCTACCCATGTGTGTTTACTTGGATTTGTCAGATTATTTGTGCTTTCATGTTCAGCGCCATACATATGGCTACATCCTATTGGAATTATGCAATCGTACATCATTATAATCTTTTGGAAATGTCTTTAATCCTATTTACCATCCATTTCTCTATGGCTTTGGATTCCGATTCATTTATATCCCAACGAGCTTTTTTATCTGCTACTTTAAAAGTCGCTAGTTCGTATTTTAGTGCATGTAATAATGCAAGCTCAATGCCATCAGGAGTTTTAGTCATCAAATCCTCAAATGAAAAGAGAGGACATTTCTGTCCTCTCTTATAGTTTTATAAAGAAACTTGCTTGGAAGCTAGAGCTTTGTAACCAGCAGCAATAACTTTTCTGCTTGGTGTACCTAAAGTATATCTCATACTCTTTCTACCTGTAGTAGACTTTACTTCATTTAAGTAAATTGGGTTACCAGCAAAACGTAATGCTTGGATAACTGCCTGCGGATTTCCTGCTTTAAATTTATTACGGATATCTGCACTTGTTAATCGGTTTCCATCTTTAAGAGCATTTAATACTCTTGCTTGTTTAGTCATTTTAGTTTTTGTATTAGACATAATATTCCTTTCTGTCTTTTAAATGTATAGGCACATTATATAATAATTTTGTACCCATGTCAATAAAAAGATTACCTTCTATCATTTAAGTGTGTAAGGCAATCTTTTTTATTATGTGTATGTTTTTGAACCTAGACCTCTATGGGCGATCCACGAACTTTCGTTACCTGCGGAATCAATTTATACAGTTATAATAGCATATAATAGGATTGTGTCAACCAGAAAATGTGTATTTTTTGTATCTAGAACCATATAGCATATGTTTATAAAGAAAAGTTGTAGTCTAAATAAAACACGATTTTAAAAATCGTTTAATTGCTAGGAAGGAGATCTATTATGGATATCGTAAAAAGCATAAAAACATGGGCAGGAGCACTAACTGAAATTGGTGTTAGCCTTATAGCACTAGGCATTGTACTAGAAGTATTGTTTAGTGGACAAAACATTCCGTTTTGGCCAAACATTACTATCATAGACAATATCACAGGTATAATCACTGCACTTTCAGCTCAGGGATTAATTGGTCTAGTGGCAGTTTGGATTCTATATCATATATACAATAAAAAGTAAAATAGTATAGAAAACCGCTTATAGTTGTTGAGCGGTTTTGTCTTGGCGGATTTGCCGCTCAACACTATTTAAATAAATTAGCACTTATATTCTGTTGGTACATTTGATTGTAAAAGTCAATTGATGCTACTTGTTTGAACTTGCTTTCACACATAATGTCAAATTCTTTGTTAAATTGTATTGCCCATTCATTAACTGCAGAATTCCAGTACATGTCACTGTGGGCTCTTAGTTTAGCTTTTTTGTAATTGTCTTCAAGTAGAGTATTGTAATTAGGTTTTGTTATTGAACAATGATCAACTAGGTAATCTTCTCTGCTGACACTGTAATGTATGACAGGCCTTACACCTCGCCAACTGTCTTTTATGCGAGATACTCTTTCGTCCAGGGGCGAGATGTATTCACCCGTTTTAACCCAGTGGTGGTGTATATCGAGAACGAGGGCACAGTGTTCCGTAAGTTCGAGACTCGCATCCAGTCCCCATGAATTCTCATCATTCTCGATTGTAAGGACATTTCTCGATTCCGGAGAAAGTCTTGGGAGGATTGAAATGATGCCTTGTGGACCTTTTCTACCTGCGATATGTACGTTGCATTTGGCGTCCTGGAAGGACTTGCCATATCCCATGTACCTGAGGACATCGGTGTGATATTCATATTCTTCTATGCTCCTATCAACAATATCTGGATTATCGCTTGCAAGCACAGTAAACTGACCAGGGTGCATACTAATCCGTACATCAAGAGCACGAGCTTTATCCCCGACAGGTGCAAGATGTGTTTCGAGATACTGGCGTACATCAGGTAACTGCCAATAGTAACTCCAACTAGACTCAGTGTAAGCAGGCAATATGCTACTGCCCAATCGAACCATTCGTAACTCATTAGGTAAACTCCCTACGTAAGTAATTAGTCTTTCAACACTTTTAATATTGTGTTGCATAATATCCCACAAACGTTGTTCTGCAACTTCTTTAGTCTGTCTGTTAAGCCATGTAATAGTTGTAGTACGTTCATTAAGTGGACGTTCTATTTCTTCTAACTGTTTTTTCTTTAGTGTACGGTCTGGATGAAAATACTTACATGCAAACCCAATACGATGTATACTGTTATCAAACATATACTTAATATAGCATATAAACTAGGTATGTCAACCTATCAAACCGTCAATTTTTTGTACCAAAAATCGGTACAAATTATTGTTCCGTCAATTTTTTGTATCGCTGGAAAATACGACAAACAACCTATAAATATTTGTATAAATTTATTAAAAGAGAGGCTTACATAAATATTATTACATATGACAATATTGTCTTACAAAGAGAGAATCTATGATTAGAAAAATATTTATTTACAGCCTAGCTGTATTCTTCATTGGCATGGCTAATGCAGAAACAATAGTAACAGAAAGCACAACGAACAGTAAAATTATTACTGAAGGAAATATGGAAACAACTGTAAAATCACCACCACCGAGTGCTATTAGTCCGCAGTTTAGTAGTGGCAGTAATAGTGATTTATGTACAATTGGTGTTGCCGGTGCAGTACAAACACAGATATTAGGTATAAGTGCAGGTACTACATTTACAGAAGACAACTGTATAAGATTAAAAAATGCAAAGACACTATATGACATGGGCATGAAAGTTGCTGCAGTTAGTGTAATGTGTCAGGATAAGAAAGTATTTGATGCTATGATGATGGCAGGTACACCATGTCCTTATGAAGGTAAAATTGGAGAGGCAGCCAAGATTGGTTGGGAATCACACGAAGATAAAAAGAAACATGAAAAGAACGGTAAGGAAGAACAAGTAGATGTTAAAAAAGCTGCTACTTGGAGTATTGGTGGGATTTTATCCCTACTATTGTTACTCTGATAACATTGCACCATATTATGGTACGACTGGTAATGCTGCTCAAAGCGGACACAGTTGGAGTATGAAAGATGTACTACCTGCACCACCTGGCTTAGATATTAATGGAGTATTTTATAGATACACTGCAAATAAAAATCCTGAAGATGATATGAAAGTTCATGTACAAAATAAAAATGCAAACGGTACTGGATATGTTTTTAGAGATACAGAAGACTGGTCAGGTGCACCAGGAGGAATAGAAGTTAGAAAGGTTATTGGAATAGGTGATATCCCTAGAGAAGCATGGGGAGATGGTTCTATAGAAGTAGAGGGTACAGGTACTGTAGATGATGCGAGTGTTATCTACAGTTACAAAGTTGATCCTTGTTATGACCCACAATTTAGTCCAAGTTGTCCAGGGTATAAGACACCAGTGCCTGTTGTACCTACAGTTAATCTAGATGATTTATATGATGCTACAAAAGATGAGTTTGTTAATTTAAACGATGAGGAAAAATTATCTATAGAAGAAAATGAAGAAAGACTAGCTGAGGAAGAAGAAAAAGAAAAAGAAGAAGCTGAAGAAAAGAAGAGAAAGTATAGATTAGAAAAATTAATGTCAGCATCTGATACTGCAGCACTTTTTGCAGAAAATCAAAGAATAGAACAAATGAATAATATTATGCAAAATCAGATTAATAATACGTATCTTGCCGCAACTATACCAGGTGGTCAGTACAAAGAAACAATTAGATTGGTAGATGCTAAACTACCAGATAGCAAAGCCGGGTTGAGAAACGGCTTAGCACAACAGATATTGCATGAGAAAATGATTTCTCAGCAATACAAATAGGAGAGAAAAATGCTCAAAAAGGCAAGTATAATAGTTGCTATGAGTTTATTCACATTATCAGCACAAGCTGTTGATGTACCAATAAGTGGAACTGTGCAATCACGTTGTGTAATAACAACTGATACACCAGGTACATATGGAAACCCAAATGCTTATACACTAACAACAGCTGCCGCCGACGGTGGTGTACAGCCTATTGTAAGATATGATGTAACATTGGCTGATGCTTATTATGCACAAATTACTACACCAACTTCATTTAGTACTAGCCCGTCACTTAATGATACAGTATCATGGACAGGCTCTACAGAAGTTAGTAGCGTAAGTGATGCAACAGGCATGGCAGGTTATGAAAGTGCAAAGACAGTATCTGGACAAACTACACAGTTTGATCTAACCGCAACTGGTTCTACATGGTTTAAGTCTACTTCGGTTGCTACAAATGGTGGAAACAAAGCATTTCCAGGTGGTAACTATTCAGCAACAATTGAAGCGGTGTGTGTAGCAAAGTAAATGTATAAATATTTTATAACATTATGGTTGATTCTGTTTTCTCATGGTGCTTTTAGTCATGAGATGACTCCAACTTATCCTAAATGGAGTTATGCATATATGGATGATTTAATTGTCACCCGTATGCAAATTTTCAATAAAAGGAATGATGTTGAATATTATGAGATAGGAGTGTTCGATAAAGACTGGAGACCTATTCCATTTGTATCTCAATATACAATATTGAATATAAAATATTTGGAACGTGCAGAAGTAGATGTTTATATTAGAGAAGTTGACAAATACAATGCTGAATACGTATGTAGTAGGTCAAAGATGAGGAATGAGGATTTAAAATCTTCAAGTATATCATCTAAAATATGTTCTAGATTCAAGCATGAATAGGTATGAAAAAATTTGTATTTACAACACTAACACTTACAGTTTTATCTAGCACAGCATTCGCCAATAGCAGTTCATTAAATCTTCAATTACCAAACGCATCGGGTAATTATTCTAGCGATAAATTTAAAGCAGGCGATTTAGATTGCCAAAATGCTATTGGTGGTAGTACCAATTTGGAATTTGGTGTGACTGGTATAATAGACAACTATCAAAGTCCTTTTGACGACAATACAACTATAGGCAACAGTACTAAGGATGTTGGAGTATATGCAAGAATCACAATACCGCTTGACGGTCCTAAAGAACGTATTAACTGTAACACACTCTATCAATTAGAATTAAAGAAGAAAAGATTGGAAGTTTTAAAATTAGAGCAAGAACTTAAAAAGTTAAGAGAATTACAAAGCCAATCTAAACAAGGTTTGGAGAAATAACATGGCAAAAGATTTAGGTGAAGAAATTGAAAACATGGAAGAAGGTATAGAGAACTTAAAGAATAAACAGTTCCGTATCCTTGGCTTCAAAGTTAGTTTTATGTCAATATCTGCTCTTATTGCAGTTATTGGTAGTGTACTTGGTGCATTGTATGGTGGCTTTTTAATGTATCAAAAAGTAGAACAGGCTATAGAATTTGTAGAACAACAAGAAGAATACGAAGCAAAAATCAATGCATATGACAAACGTATGCAAATCATGGAATCCAAAATGGAAGACACTGTAGAATATACACGTGACATCAAAGGCGGGTTGCGTGATGATATACTACGTATTGAACAACAAGCAGACAGAACAGAAGACATGGTTCGTAAAAGTGTGGACGATGTCCGTAACATGATAACTGATGCCGAAAGTAGATTTGAAACTAAAAGAGATAGTTTGAGAGAAACAGTGAATCGTGATACTAAAGAACTAGAAGATAGACTTATGCGTAAAATACAACGGGCATTAGACAATCCGTTAGCAAATTAATAAGTTCCACTATAATTGGCTAAAAAATGTGTAAGATCTTCAGGTGTACCTAATCCCCACATTCCTTCTGGATTAATATGCTTAATCCTTACTTTACCTCCACCTTGTATAAATTCATTAAACACAGGACATACATAAAATTCGTTATTAGTTCTAATGTTCTTATCAATCATCTGAAGTGCAGAACTAACGTAATCACAACCACGTGCCCAATAATAGATACCAACAGTGGCGTTAATCGAAATAGGTTGTTTTTCAGCAACTTGGGTAACCCATCCATTTTGGTCTGTACGTGCATAACTCCATTTTGGATGTGTGCTTTCAAACGTGAGGATGCCACCTCCCACGCCCTCTGTTGAAAATGCATAAAGGACTTCGTTTGAGTTCCATTCGACGAATTGGTCCGAGTTCGCGATGATGAGCGGGTCTTCATTGTCTATATACTCCTTTGCTAAAAGCGTTGTACAGGCAGCGCCTTCAGTTACACCTTCAACTTGTACAATGGTACAATCAGGTTTTACTAGATTTAAAACTGTTTCTAAATTATACTTTTCGTAATGTTCTTTTTGCACTATAAAAATGTAGTTTGCTTCAATATTTAAATTGTCTACTACAACTTGTATCATAGGCTTATTACCTACTTCTATAAGAGGTTTAGGAAATGTGTATCCTTGTTCAGCAAATCTACTTCCTGCACCTGCCATTGGTATTAGTACATTCATTTTTTTACTCTTCCATGGTATATTACGTTTAGGTTCTTCATATTCTTCTATAGCATCTAGCACTTTGCTCAAGTAAATATCTTTAGTATCCTCTACTGCTAGTAAATTTGCACCACTATCTAATACTGCTTGTCTACCTATATGACTGTCTTCTATTATAAGTGTTTCGCTAGGCTTACAGTTTGCAGTAAGCATACATTTAAAATACATTTCAAAGTGTGGTTTAGGTTTTTCAACATCTTCATTACTATACCAAAAATCAAAATATTCTATAAGGTTTAATTTAAGCAAACTCATTTTTACTGTGTCGCGAACTGCATTGCTTGCACAGGCTAGTGTATAACCTCTGTCTTTCAACTCGCGACACATGTCCGTAAAATCGTCTCGAGGTTCAACAGTCTCTTTTAGTATATCAACTGTTGCCTTTTGTTTGGCCCTGGCGATTGACGCATGACGATCCGTGGGCAAGCCTTTACGTTCTGATAGCATATTTAATTTGGACCTGGTAGGCAAACCATCATAGTTTGCTAAATGTTCTTCTATACTAATGGCATACTCATCACCCAAAGCACGGTTAAGAGCTTCGTAATGAATCTGCTTGCTATCTATAAGGACACCATCTAAGTCAAATATGACTAATTTAATCATTTATATTGTCCGATATAATCACTACATACACCTGCATATTCACTTACATCTAAATGTGTTGCTGGCATGACTGCAATACAATTATGACCTGCGTTAGGTTTACCAGGATAAGCCCAGGTCCAGCCTTGACTTGTAATTGTGTAATCATCATCCTGATGCCAAAACCAATGTATACCCCAACCATTTAAATTATCAATTGCTAACTTATTTTTACAATGCACAACTATTTTAGGATGATTTAAAAAACGACTATCTGTTTTATATTGTGGAGCATCATGCCCTAACCAAAGTTCTCCGTTTACTTTTCCCCATATATCTACTTCACAATAATAGCCAGATTTAATTGCTTCAATTATGTACCCTTGATTATTTTCCCTTTCAGGATCTCTTCCCTCAATGTTCCCTCTATGACTGATTAAGTACATCTATCAATTCTCCTAATTCTTGAAATTGTAAATTTGGGAATACCTCATTACTCCAACCCATAGGTTTTTGCCAATTACCTATATTTGGCTGGCAAAATACAAACTGTGTAGTAGTATATTTTTGAAAAAACATTACAAACTGTTTTATCCAAAAACTAGGATCTACTGCAGGAGCAATTACATCTGCATAGTTTTCTGTGCCTTTATATAGATTATTATGTTTAGATCCACTACTCCAAAAGTCATGTCCTATGACAATAATAATATTAGGTTTGTGTTGTAGTGCAACATTTACTGCATGTAATCCACTGCCCATATGGAAACTTTGTGTATGCTTTTCTTTTTCTTCCCAGGGCAGTTCTGGTAGTTGTCTAAAGTTATCATAAGGAAAGAAACTGTACCAATCTTTGCGTGTATAGACTAAACCTTTATAACCTTTGCTTACTGTTTCCATAGCCATACGTCTATCACAACATATTAAATGATCTACTTCTGTATCTCTAAAAACTGCATTGGCTCCGTATAGCTCTCCATATTGTTTTAACTTTGCTAAATTAAAACCTGCACGACTTTCACCATTACCTATACAGAAAACAATTTTCATTATTCTATTTTACCAAATCCAGCCCAACGTATTCCATCCAAACAAACCCATCCAATGTATTTGCCTACTTGAGGATTAGTATTGAAAACTATATCACCCTGTTTACTTGCATGATTAGGAAAATCACGGCTACTAGATATAATTTTACCCTGTAGTTGTAGTTTATCTATAATTACTGTTCCTTCACTATTAACAGTAATACCAACTTTATTATTAGCACCTATGTTTATACTCTGTCTGCGGCGTGTTCCTATATATCCTTCTTGTTTTTTGTGTTTTCCTATTACTACTTCTGCTTCTTGATCCCATACAGTAAGTGCATCACTAGGCTCTAGTGTATTAATACCCACACGATTATTACCCGGAGTTGTATATAGTACATCACTAAGCAATGCTTCGCCACTAACTTCTAGTTGTTTTAAATGCCCGCCACGCTCTTCATTTACTTTGATACGTGCTTCCATTTCTGCAACTTTAAAACTCCAGTCTTTAGGAGCAACAGGTTTAGGGATACTTTCTATGAAATCTTTTTTAAGAGCTGAAACCCAGGGTTGAGTTTTGTCTATGTCTTTAGTAACTAAATTGTCTGTAACGATAGAATTTGTATTGATTTGGTTTGTAATAATTTTGTTCTCAATAACAACTGCATCATTCATAATGGTAAGTTGTACATTGTCTGCAATGTCTTCTATACCTGCAGTATTACCAAAATCCTCAATGTTTTCTCTTTTAATTTTTAACTTCCGTGTATCAATTAACTTTGGATCTATGCTACGTTCTGGAAATTGTATGTCTCTTAGTTTTTGATTAACAACATCACTCATAACTGCATCAATTCTATCAGTTATTACTTGAATAACTCTAGGCATGTTTTGTTGTATTAATACATTGCCATTTTCTTCTAACTTTTTTAGTGCAGGGCCTGTAATATTAATCTGGTTTACATGTTGTCTTAGTGTGCTATTAATGTAATCTTGAAAAGAGCCGCTATCTAACCGTTCCTGTACTGTATGGTTTACTTCGGCACTTATATCAATGTTTTCTAATGCTTCGTCAATAAGACGTTTGACTTGTGTATTGAACTCCTGCTCAAACACCTGTTGCAACTTGTCCATTGTTGCTCCTTGAATTATATACTACTATATTTATTTTAGAATTTTATGGTAACTATGTATTCGAATGTTTTACTAAATGCAGGTTTATACATAATCTTTTTGTCTACAGTATAACTTTTACTGCCTAGATCACTGCTAAATTTTGCAAGTTGTTTAAAATACATTGTACGTCTATTTCTAGGCTCACAAATTATCAACTCGTCATTATGTATAATATAGTTTTCTTGTATCCATGCTTGTCTATCAACTTGATCCCATTCACGTTTTCTTATAACTATTGCACTTCCTTGACTGGTCCTTAGTGTAAAGGGTTCCTCAAAGTAACGTTGATTGGCGTACATATTTTTGTAATCTTTGATTGTAGTAACAAACGCTTTATCTGAAATTTTACTTATTATACTTAACATTTGTTTTTGTTCAGTCTCGGTGTGAGCATATGTAAGTAATTCATCAGGTGCTATTACATAATCAAACTTTATTCCTTGTGCAACAAAGTCTGCTATTTCTCCGTCATAGTGTTTGCATTCACACTCAACATCACCATAGTTTTTTATACCATCTATCACAGTGACGTCACCACCCATTTTGTATAATCCCCAAGGAATTATATTAGGACCAATTACGAGAAATCTATTTTGAGAAACATCTATTTCTGGAAAATTAGATAACATACTTTTTGTTTTTATTTCTGCAATATTATTGAAGTTCTTACCTATTTCTGTTATACTAGCAAGATAAGAATTACAGGACTTAATTTTCTTTGACATGTCTCTCCTCTGGGGTACTGTATTTATTTTCTCAAAACGAGAATTATACTAGTATAAATATACGCATATAATGGAACCTTATACACTAATCAATCACATTACAGAAGATATAATTAGCAATCAGTTTAAAGATGATTATTGCTTAATGTATTTTCCTGACAATATAAGATACAATCATAATTTACAAGAGCATTGGAAGTTTTTGCATGACAAGCATCTAGAAGCGTTACCTCTTCCAAGATGGCATAAAACTCCAGATATATTTGAGAAAGGTTCAAAAAAATATTTTTTCCATAACGAAAAATGGATATATGGATTACATAATCCAGATAAATTACGAAAATACACAAACTATAACTTTTACCAACACAGTTGGGAACCAATAGATGTTAATCTCGATAAGTTTTTTTGGGATTTTTTACAAGCATTCAATGATAATAGACACACAATTGTTTTACATAGTGAACTTAATAGTAAGGACATAGCTAAACTAGCAGGAAGAAACATCAAAAACGTACACTGGTTTGCACATGCATACATCTGTAGTGAATTTTATTTTAAACATTATAAAAAATTAAAAATGTTTACACACTACAAATCAAGACCTATAAAATATAGATGGTTAAGTGCAAACAGACTTTTACGTCAACATAGAACAGATTTGTTAGAGTTGTTAGATTTGAAACGAGGATGTTATAGTTTAGCAAATCCAGATCCTAATGGATTGATATATACTGGTCCTGTACAAGCACATAGTTTTGATACTCATGAAAATCAAAGTGCCGAGATAAGTATTGACGATTTAAATCCTTGGAATACAAGTTTTTTACATGTTGTAAATGAAACAGTATGGCAAGATAAAATACATTTTACAGAAAAAATATTTAAACCTGTAGTAATGCATCAACCATTTGTAGTAGTTCAAGCACCAGGCAGTTTGAAATATTTACAAAGTTATGGTTTTAAAACATTTGGTGATTGGTGGGACGAAAGTTATGATGGTATAGAAGACCCTACACAACGTTTACAGGCTATTGCAAAAATTATAAATGATATTGGCGGTAAAGATATAAGTGAGTTAGAAAAATTACGTATGGAAATGGCGGGAGTTCTCGAACATAACTTTCATCATTTTTACGAAAACATACCCGCCATTGTCCTAGGGGAATTAGAAAATAATATTAGGCTTTTAAGTTAAGTTTTTCTCTTTCTTTAGCATATTGTGCTTCTCTTTGTTCACTTTCAACTTGACTAACACTCATTGACCAGGTAAACCAAATAAAAACTAAACCAAGCATTCCTATTAGTCCATAATATGGATCTCCAAAGTACATAGATGTTAGTTTTATAACACCTAAAAACAATGCACCACCTATTAATGCGCCTAACATGTAACTTGAAAATTTCTTTAAAACTGCTATATTTTTCATATTTTTGGTCCTTATACTATATGTTGTTATTTATTTTTTTATTATGTTTATATAATACTATATGTTGTATGTTCTGTCAACCCTTTTATAAAAATTAATTTATATTACTTTTGTGTGCTAGTACTTCCTCAAATGTATATTTACATTGCATAGAAACACCATATTTTGTAGGTTCCATATTCTCAACCATATCAGGAGTAATACCATAAAACTCTGTCCAATCCTTTATATCGATTTGGTCACCTTTTGCAATTTTTAACATCATTACTTGCTTAGGTGTTAAACACATTATATCGTTTAAACTTAAATCGTTGAACACTACCGCATAACAACGTCTACCTTTTGGATCTTTATATTTGCTATCAAAGTGGACATATCTATTACCATCAAAATGAACTTTTGTAGTAACTTTATAATTTACTGAAGACATATACACCCTCCCATTTTTCTCTTCCTTCTTTACGATCATTGCCCACACCAGGTCTTGTAGTAAGCATCATCTTAATTGTTTGTATGTGTTTGAATCCTAGTTTTTCTGCAGTGTTGATCCATCTTTGTGTAACCTCGTAGGGTTCTTTTCTGTCGTAACTTTTGTAGTCAGCGATGTTAGTTGCGAAAAGTCCTTCTCTATTGAGTCCTCTATGTATGTGTTCCATGGTCGGTACAACGTATCCGTCAAACCATTCATCTTCTGTTTTAAATTGTACCATACACTGTGTCTCTTCATCTGAATATTTCTCCAAGTTAAAATAAGGAGGACTACTAAATGCTAAATCTATGTCCTCAGGTTGATATTCTTCGCTTACACTTTGTACGATAGTACCTCTTACACCTGTTGCTTCATCGACGATATCATTTAAATAATTAAGATATTTTACAGTTTCAGTATTAGGTTCTACGCCTATATAATCATATTTGAAATTACTTGAACCTATACCTAACAATCTTCCACCATAGCCACAACTGTAATCATACACTCTGCCCCAAAGCACAGGACACAAGTGTTCCGCTATTGCTTTAGCATTCTGTGCTTTAAAATTGGTAACATTTTCACCAGTCACTAGTTCAAGTGCAGTTCTTAATTGTGTAGGTCTTAATAACTTATCACCAGTTCTAAATTCAAAACAAATACGAATTGCACGTTTTAGTTTAGCATCGTTCCAAAACCTATCACGTAAACTGTTACTACCTCTACCTTTAGGCTCTGCAGTCATCATATTAGGAAATAAGAACCTGTTTATAGTTTGTCCTCGATTATTTCCTAATCCTATTACACTATTGTTCACACCATTGTAAGACTGTTGTGAAAATGTTTTTACTGCTTGTACTAGCCCTGCTTGAGTATAATATACAATAGGTACTAAACCTATACTTCTATACAGTTCGAAAACTTCATCTATTACTGCTTGTGGATCTTTATCGTACTGCTCTTTTGTGTAACTGTCAAGTTTATTATAGATACTTTCATATCCAGTAAACTGATCTGCTACAACGTATTGATCTTTTATATTCCAAATTTTATATAAGTGATCTATCAACCTCGACGCATCCTCGCAATTTCTTTTGCATCATTACTGTCTTTACGTACAGGAACCATATTGCTCTTATGTAGCATGCCAATACCTGCAAGTTGATCACCAGTATACTGTTGTTCAGGTTTCTTAGCAGTACTGCCCACAACGTTATTACTACATTGTGCAGTACCTTGATGTTCTCTATAGTTGGGAATTTTATTGCCAGCATTAGTATTTGCTTTTGTTCTCTGGCTAGGATGGGCACCCATCTTTTTAAGCCACTTGTCATGCTCTGAACGAGATTGTAATTCTCGTTCACCGGGTGTACGTTTATTCTTTTTACGATTATATTTTGTAGTGGTCATCCAAGGACCAAGTAAATGCATACTCATGTCAACTCCTTAACTATATAAAGAGTATATACTAATTTATAGATTTGTCAACTATCTATATGAGTAAAAAGGTCCATTGTAGCCTCTAATTTTTTCTACAATTGTTTGTGCAGTATAAGCACTCAAAGTCCAACCCAAATGACCATGTCCTGTATTATACCATACATTTGATCTTGTTTTACTTTGTTTGACTATAGGCATCATACTAGGTGTCATAGGTCTTAGCCCTGCCCAGGGTTTTATATCTTCTGTGTTTATATCTTGAAACATACGTTCTGACCAACGTATTAATGGTCTTATTCTTGCTTGTACTATATCTGTATTATACCCATTAAATTCTGCAGTACCTGCTACTCGTAATCTATTCTTGCCCAGTCTCGCAGTAACTATTTTGGCTTCATCGTCTAATAAACTTACCCACGGAGCATTACCTGGATTGTTTATTGTAATTGAATAACCTTTTACAGGATAAATTGGTAAATCCTCTTCTATAGTGTTTGCAAGTTTCCTACTACCAACGCCTGCACATACAACTACTGGCCCATTATAATCTAATCTATTAACAGGTTTACTTGTAAATACTACACTGTATTTGTTTTTTAAAACTTTTGTCAGTTCAACACAGAACTTGTGTATATCACCTGTAAAATCACTAGTGTTATAATATCCACCAATTATATCAGGATTACTTAGTGCAGGTTCTATCTTGTTGATTTCTTGTGGACTTACTTCCCATCTGTCTAACCCTGCACGTCTGTATAAGTCATTTGTTTTTTTAGCAAGGTTAAATTCTTCATCTTTAGTATATACATGAAGTATACCTTTTTCTACTTTATCAAATTTAATACCTTCTTCGTCTGCAATATCCTTATAAAGTTTGTGTGCTTCTAAAGCCATCCGACAAGTTTCAATAGAGTTAACTTCTCGATTTTTTATTTCAAGCATAAACTTTACAAACCAACTATATTTGTCTAACTCAGGAGTTAAGTTTATTTTTAAAGGAGCATCAGGTTGTGTTAACCACTTTATGCCTTTTTTAATATTACGCCAGCTATTCCATGTTTCAGCATTGCTTGCACTTAGTTGTCCACCATTAGCATAACTGGTAGCCATAGCTGGATATTTTCTTTCATCACATATAGTGACATCATAGTCTGCTCGTGCTAGATAGTAAGCGGTAGTAACTCCGGTTATACCTGCACCAATGACTAATGCTTTCATTTGCTATCCATTATTTTTTGCATTTGTAGTTCTTTGCCAACTATTTCACGCAGTTGTAATCCGTTGCCTATTGGATCCATGTTTTCGTAACGTGTTAAACAATCACGTGCATTGATATCTTTCCAGATTTCCTTTTTGCCACTAGGCCAGGTAACCTCATAAACACGTAAACTTTTATCCCAACTTTTAGGTGAACCTTCTTTCATATATGTTACTGTCATTGTTTTATCCTAGTATTGTACAAATTTTTCCTGCTAAGTTAATAAAGAAATCTTCTTTATGACCTTTTGTAGTTTCAGCGGCAGTGCCTATTCTTATACCACTTGTTTCTACAAAACTACGTGGATCATTTGGTACACCATTTTTATTAACAGTAATACCATTTTCTTCCAGTAAGTCTGCAGCTTGTCTACCACTATGCTTACTTTTGCTTAAATCCATTAATATAATATGACTATCTGTGCCACCTGTTTGTACAGGAAAACCACGTGCTTCAAATACCTCGCACATTACTTTTGCATTTTTGATCACTTGGTGTGCATACTGTTCAAAACTAGGAAGTAATGCTTCACTGTAACATTGTGCTTTTGCAGCAATTATGTTCATAAGTGGTCCACCTTGTGTGCCTGGAAATATTGCACTATTAATACGTTTGCACCATTTAGGATCATCCCATAAGATCATGCCACCTCTAGGTCCACGAAGTGTTTTATGTGTAGTGCTTGTCACTACATCTGCATAACCAAATGGACTATCATATACTTGACCAGCGACTAGTCCACTATAGTGTGCCATATCAACTAATAATATTGCACCTACACTGTCAGCAATTTGTCTAAATGCACTCCAATCTATCTGTCTTGGATATGCACTTGCTCCTGCAACAATTAACTTAGGCATATTAAGTTTTGCAATACCTTCTATTTTATCGTAGTCAAGTAAACCATTATCATCAACACCATAAGTGACTGCATTGTAAAACTTACCACTTAGAGTAGGAGGTGCACCGTGTGATAAGTGTCCGCCACTTGCTAGATCCATACCCATAAGTACATCACCAGGTTTCATAAATGCTTGATAAACTGCAGTGTTTGCATTTACACCTGAATGTGGTTGCACGTTTGCATACTCACAACCATAAAGTTCGCAAACTAAATCTATTGCAAGTTGCTCAACCTCATCCATATACTCGCAACCATTATAGTAACGTTTACGTGGATAACCTTCTGCATACTTGTTAGTAAAAATACTACCACACAAGTCCATTACTGCTTGACTTGCATAGTTCTCACTAGCAATTAATTCTATAGTTGTATCTTGTCTTAGTTGTTCTTTGTCTAGTATTAACTTTATGTCTTCATACATTTTGTACTATATCCAATCCATATTTCATTTTAAGCATGAATAAATCTTTTTCATTTCCTAGTCTAACTCTCAAACCTGCTTGTAATACATCCTCATGTCCGCTAGTCCAAGGACCTTTACATACTCTATTTACATAATCACGTATTTCATTTGCATACTGAAATATATTATGTTCATCACCCATTTCAGGATACGTCATTCCGTTTGGATATGGTAAAAGTACAACCATTTACTTAATTGCTTGTTTTGCACGTAATTCTTTAATGGTTTTCTTAGCGACTCTGTATGCTATTCTAGCGGCACGTCTTAGTTCTGGTCTGTAATGAGCAGTAGGACGTGGACCACTATCTGTTGGAGCTCTATAGTATCTTTCCATAAAGTCTGATACCTTGTTAAATTGGTTATTCCAAATATGTCCTTTACCTTGATACATTTATATTATTTCCTTTTCTTTTTTTGTTATAAATTTATATATATGATCTGCAAAAATAATGTGTTGTTTAGGACCAGGATGACAGTTGTCAGTACCATAATCTACAAAGTCCCAATTGTTTTGATAATTATTATAACTATATGAGATATCTAAAAAATTATTATAGTCCTTAAATATAATAGGGGTAAGGCCATCTTCTAAAAAATTTATAAGGTACAACTTAGCACCTAACTTACTGCAGAAGTTTATAACATTCAAAATATCTCTGTAGTAAAGTATTTTGTTTGTTGTTGAATCAAAATAGTCTGGATTCCAGTTGTACTCTTTCACTAAATTGATTGCCATATACGGCTTTAATTCCCAATCTTTTGAATACTCGCCTCTGTACATACTAGTAAGTCCCCAAACAACTATGTCACCTTTTTTTATATCAGATCTTAATATTTGACTTGCTGCCCAACTATTACAAGAAGCACTTCTAGATAAATTTATCTCATGAATGTTAAGATATTCCGATAATAGGTGTCCATACCTTTGATTGTTTTCTATACCTTCACCTGCAGTAAAACTACAACCAACTGTCCATAAAACTTTTTCTGTAGTATTTCTTATATTCTGTAAACTATTAAATTTTTGTAGATTTACATCTTGTACACAATCATCTAATCCACTTACTTTGTGTTTTACTTTATATAAACAATTTATAAGAGTACTTAAATTGTAATTAAAATTTGAATCTGTATAATCATGGTTACACATTTCATATAAGTTTAAATCTTTTATTATAATTTTTTCAGCAGCATTACAAACTTTTTTAATATTTTTTTCTTTAACATCTACTATGCTTGTAAAATAATCTTTGTATTCTTTACCGGATATTGCTTTATCTAAATTTTTGTAGTTTAACAGATTACTGCCATTATTCCAATTATAATCTTCATGACTAATGTATAGGTTGTTAATCATTTTGTAATAATATAATCCCAGGGATCACTTTTAGGTTGTTTCATCCTTGCAAATAGTTCAGTATAGAAACTGTCAACATTTCCACCAAACTTACCTTGTAAATGTTCAATCATTTGCTCTACAAAATCAAGATTGCCTATTTTATAGTTTTTAATTAAGTTTTCATGTTGAGTTTTAAAGTGATCAAGTTGTGTCATTTCTGCTAATGGAATATCACCAGCATCTATTATACACCAACTGGGTACTATTTGATCTTCGATACGAAAAGTATCTAATTCTAAAACTAAGTATCTATCCTTAACAGGCTTGATATCCTGTTCCGTTGCTAAAACAATTTTCATAAACTAATAATACTATGTGTTGAATTATCTGTCAAGTTATTTATTGAAATAAAAAAGAGGGCCTAAGCCCTCTTTAATTAAATTGCTACGTCACCCGTTGCATTTCGCATTTCTTCTAGCAATCGTTTCAGTGCTTTTTCCTCTGCACAGTATATATTATCTACAGGTCTGCCTTGATATGCCTCTGAAGCACCTAGTACTAATCCATTGGCCTCTGCTTGAACAAATGCTATACAAGCACTTGCACTACCAAAAGTTGGCTCTTCGTAAATATATAAATCTTCTGTAGGGTATTGTTGACTCATTAACATAACGACTACTATAAAAAATGTCTTCAATTATAAAATTCTCTTTCCTCTTCCGTATAAGGCCACATAATATTTACCTTATGCTATAATCGGAAAAGTACTTACAATACCAACTGCGCCTACTACTACGAGCAGTGCTAATACGCCTGTAGTTGCTTGTAAAAAATCTTTCATTTTTATTTTCCTTCTCTTAATGTCTTTGCTATATCATAGTGACCATAGCACTCTAATGTTTGAGCTGCTCTTACTCTACCTATTCTTTCGCAAGTTTTATTAATTTTTCCTGTGGCTAAACTCCAGCCTACTAAAAAATCTTGTAAAAAAGTTCTTGTTCCTAATACTAATGCAGTCATTTTATATACCAAACCTTCCGTATGTTGTGTGTAATTTTTTCATTCTATTTTCTAAGTCACAAATATCTGTGCTTTGTGATAAGTATTTCTCTTGAGCACTTTTCGTTTCAAACATGTTACGAAACATTGTCACAAGAGTATTGGATAGCTTCTTAGCCATTTTTGGTCTCCTATTAATGTTATATGCTTGAGGGAAGCAATACCGCGGTCTTTTCCGCCGTCAGTAATCTTTGATTACCGTCATTCGCTTGATAAGGCTGTCTGCGCCAGCCCTAGTCT